AATGACGGATCCCAAACTCCTTCTATATAAATCTCTGGAAAACTCAAACTGCCATCACGAAGAGTGGTAACCTTCAAACTGGGAATGTTAAAAACAGTGCTAACATCACTAAACTCACCATTCAACTTAATAGCATTTCCACTATTATCAGCTTCATAATAATAATAACAATAATTTTCATTAAGACTCGGATCATATTCGTACCAATATGTTAGATCTTGCATATGGTCTTCTATATTACCAATTTTATTTCCACCTAATATAAAAATACCATTATTGCTATGATGATAAACCGTAGATTCATAATTACCATAATTCCAGTCACTATTAAACACTATATCACTGACATCGGAATCATGATCTTTTAATACAGGCCCTATATGTATATGAATTTTATTAAACTGACATACATAAGGTCTTTTTCCTCCAAGCCTTTTTATATCTTCATTGGATAACTTATTATAACATCCTCCCACAAAATTATCCGCAGCATTAAAAAATCTCCTTCTCATACTTAACACTCTTTATTTAACTCATTTATCGAATCCGAATTATCAGAACCTTCTACGAGATTCTTATTCCTGTCTATCTCTTCCTGGCTCATATTACTCATCATATTTTGTATTTTTCTACCAGATTGAGATAAAGAGCGGATGAATGCACTGGAACTTATCTTAACTCCAAGATTCGGTTTTGCCCTAAACGCTTCACCGGTACTGATATTATACAAATCATACACACCTGAGTTCATATAGAATTTATATATCCAGTTTCCACCAGCTTTTTTGTACCCTAATTTGGTTAGCTCGACTACACTCATACCAAATTTAATACCATTACGACCCATTATCTTCTCCGGTATAGGTTCTACTTTAGCCGGAACAGATGTATATGCTTCGTCACCGCCGTACAGGAAATAAGGGGTTGTCACCCTTGATATGTGAGTAAGCGACTCTTCGGATATACGAGGTTCGTCTTTCGCAGCCTTAGATCCTTTCCTTAGATTGGATATTCTAATAAAAGGATCGTATGTCAAAAAGGTTAAGCCGTATTCTACTTTATAACCTGATACGCCGTTAAGGTCCCTTATAGCCTTAGTCGTATGCGAGTGATTGATGGTGTCTATACCATACCTTGATTCCATATCGGTCATAATACTATTAACCTCATCTCCCTCTACATAAACCTCTTCTCCTTCCGGGATAGAGGTTATGCCGGCAGCCCTTCTAAGTAGCCATAAAGTAACTTCAGCAATGTCAGAGAACTTATCTCCGTTCTTCCTATAGTTATCTACTCTTCCTTCTTCAGATCCAGGTAATTCGACATTTCTTTCAACTTCGACATTTGTTCTGGATTGTCCTTTGCCTTCTCCATCTCCCTTTTTATCGCCATCTTCCTCAGTGCGTACTGCACCGCCTTCTGCACTTCCTTCTTTTCCATCATTTAAAATATTATCTGATTCTGACTCTATAGACTCCACGACAGCATCATACTCTGGTATGCCGCTAAGGAAATCTGCTACGTTATTCAAAAACTCTATTTTTTCCTCGTTTGTCATATCAAGGCTTTCCACGGGCTCCCATATGGCAGGCAAGTTGTTTGATTTTATTGCAGTAGAAACATCTTCTACAGTTTTATTATCCACCGTAGGCAAAACTTTAGAAACCAAACTATTGATATCAGATTCCATTTTTTCTACTTCCTCTTTTGTGCCATATTCTTTTAGGGTATCCATGCCATTGACTCTAAGAGAATAATTCAAAGCCTTGCTTGGAACAAAATTAATATATTTCAAAAAGTTTTTCAACTCTGATATAATTTGTTCGTCAGATCTTGGCCCAACATAATCAACCACCACCTGATCTGTTTGAGAACGAAGCCAAGAAACATATTCTTCTAAAGTCTTACCACCTTTACTGGAAGGAGTGGATATTTTATCACCTACTGTTCCTTTAGGTTCTAATCCCATTTCTTCCTTAAGGCTTTTAGGATTACCTCTCTCACGAAGAAACCTCAAATCACCTCCTACAATCTTCCTTGCTATAAAATCAAAAATATTAGCATAAGACGGCAATCCTTCTTTTTCTATATGAGATTCTATTTCGTTTAACATAAGAGAGAAGTTTTTCCTGGAGGTACGCTTCTTGCCAGGTAAAGACTGCGCAGCTTGTGCCGCAGGAGCCGGCTGAGCTAATGGCGCCGTCTGAGTCTCCCGGGCAGCCCCTTCCTCTGGCATTTCCTCTTCATAAACATCCACGTATTCTTTAGAAGTAACGGTCTTACCCTCATCAGAGAAAGGAAGATCATCCTCTATAAGTGATTTAGGTCTGGAAGATGATTTACCAAACTGAATCCTGATCTTAGGAGCGACAAACATCTCACCTTCGAAATCTATTCCAGATTCTACTTCAGACGTCACAATGTCTTTCACATTCCTGCTTTCATCTTCTACCCATTTAACAACATCAGGAACCGTAGATAATTTTTCTATAGCCTCACGAGCTTTTCTAAGCCCTGAAATAGGATTCAAATACGATACTTGATACGAAGCCGGATCAAGGCCTAACTTGGTTAGATACGCATTAAGATCTTGTATATCATCTTGACCCATCTGTAGCAATTCAGAATCACCGGATTCAAGCAGCATATCTATAAAAGACATCCATTTCCGCCCTTCCTCTGATTCCACAGAACGCAGGCTAACTGGGAAAAGATAATTAAGACCGTTTTTACCTTTGATGACAACTACCGGAACTCTTACATTTTTGTAATTATTCCCCTTGTCATTTAATATAGAATAAGCAAATGGGAAGCCTGTGTATTTAGATCCGTTCTTAAGCACGACTTTGCCATTTAATACATATCCGACATCAGATACTTTTTCAGCACCTTTTTCGGTAATAGGGAGATTTTCTACCTGGCCATATCCTTGACCGTTCACCTTCATGTTAAACACCGGTCTTCCGGGAAGGGTCTGGGCAACAACATGCGTGCCGACGCCGATGGTAGCCGACCGGCCGGCGTCCTTCTTCCACTTGTTAAAAGCCGTTCTTCTTATCTTACTTATACCATCTATGCCTCCTGTGTCAGCTTTTACAACAGAAACGAATCTGTTTCCACTCATGACCTTGATAACCATATTGGACACCAGTTTATTCTCAGCAGATTCTATTCTTTTTTTATCGCCGGACTGAACAGCATCATTGTATTCGGCAAAAAGAGACTGATTATAGGTATCATTTACATCTATTTCGAGATTAACCTTATCTCCTTTTTTCAAAGAAGATAATGCTTCCTGATCTATTTTATCTACCTCATTATCTCCGAATCCGACACCCGTTCTGTACGGAACCAACTCATCTGAATCAAGACGCTTATAAACCAAAGAATAGGAATTACCCACGTCCTGAATAGACACATCTGTGTAGCGATTAAGAACACGAGCCGATTCTTTGTCTATAGACCATCTCGCATGATAAGGAAGTTCAATTATAGTAGCCGTTTCCCCACCTATGTTAAGAGAATACCTTTTAGTGCCATTAGCGTTCGTTTCAGAGCTTATTTGAATAGGAACCAATGATTTTATAGAAGATATAAATTTATCGGCTCTAAGACCGGCAATTTCATACCTTTCATTGCCGTCGTTGGAGATTCTTCTTACCATCAACGTCTCTGGATTCTGGGCGCTATCTATATTGGCTCCCGGCGTATTATCAGATTCGTCTAATTCATTTACAAGAGAATCTATATTAGCATCATCCTCCCCAAAATTACTTAACGTAGATTCGGAAATACGACCTTTATCAATAATCCTGTTCTGTTCGATATAAGGAAGGAGATCCGTGATGTTTCCAACCTGGCCAAGATCTTCTATGGTAAATACCGAATCGGCAAGCTTATCTTCGTCAACTTTCTCCCCTTTATCTCGTCTGTTCATTATATCAACATACAAAGAAATAGCATCATCAAGTTCCTTCCTTTGATCTGGTTCCAAATTGGATTTAGCCATATCAATAATAGCTTTATTATCCTCATACACAGATCGAGGCTCAGTAAGTCTCCTAACTTTATCTGATAAATCTTTTATCATCTTAGCCGGACTGTCTCCAAGAAATGATATGTAATCATCAATATCCTGCTTGTATTTATCATATATCTCCTTCTCTCTTGGAGATAAAAGATCTTGATTACCTGTATATATCTTGTCTACTATACGTTCTCTAACCTCTATAGGTGCAGACAAAAGATCTTCCATAGCCAACTCATAATCAAAATCAGACAATATATCCTCTTTCGGTTTCTGAGTTATACCATCATTTAAATGACCAAATACTTTCATTGTAAATGCCTCATCTGAATCTATTTCACCATTGTTCAGGAGTTCATTTATTTTTTCATCCAAACTGACATTATTACCCTCTGTCTGATAAAAACGATCACTTTCTATAGATTCAGTATTAGAAGATACCATATCATTTAAGAACTTAGAGAATAAAGAAAAATCGTGTCTCATAAATTTCTTATCCTGCATGGAGTTCATGAATGACCGTAGAACCTTATATTGGGTAATAGCTTGCTGGTATTTTACCACCATCTTTCTTAAATCCTCTGCTTCTTTCTTCCCCTTATTGTTCTCGATATAAGTGCTTAAAGAAGCAACAGAATCATAAGCTTTTAATATATCTTCAGCAGTTATCGTTTCGGATTTAAACAACTCAAGAGCTGATACTCCAGGATCAAAAGAATAAAATACTTCTTTATAACTACTAAGAAGATCTTCTGACAACCTTCTATATTCCTTATTAAGATTATCGTATTTAATAGTTTTTTGTTTTATAGCCTCTGCTTCGGTATCATTACCGTCCTCTACTCTTCTCGGAGTTGTAGCCAACCTCTCTATTTCAGCATTCAGATCATTGATCTCATTACGCAATTCCCTTAACTGATTAGCTGTATCAAAAGCTTGACTTGATAATGAATAAAACGTATTTATATCATCAAACAAATTATTGTCATTTACATAATCAGCAATATCATTTGATGCTTCCATTGCTATATCCTCTGCATCCAACCCCTTAAACACAGCATTAGCAACATTAGATCGATAAAGATCGGATGAAGTCTCAGCAGTAATAGCCTCAGCAAAAGAAGAAGCTTTTTTATAATTGGCTAACTTCTTATCAAAATCTTTTATAATATCTTCCTTGTATTTTTTAACAGTTTCTTCATCTACTTTCATTTCAGAAGCCAACTCACTTTCGTCAAGGCTTTTAACCATTGACCTGAAATTGTTAGCCGTATCCTCTAACATTCCCATTCTGTCAGATAATTCAAATTTAGAATAATAATCTGATTCAGGATCATTCATTTGAGCATTAAATTCGGCTAAATTTCGCATAGAGTCTTTTACAGATTGAGAAGTAAAAGCATTATTACTATTAAATTTCTCAACATCAGTATTAATAGTACGCTCTTTATTTCTCCTTTCATATAAACCAAAAGCACCATTTCTGGCTCCAAATAAACCACCAATCAGGGCTCCTATGCCAATCTCTTTCAATCCTTCTTTGGTTGTAAATTGTTCAGCTATGGCCTTAGAAAAAGAATCAACTATAGAAGACGTAGCATCAAGATACGTCTTATCATATCTTGATCTAATAAAATCTTCCCCCATGCGCTGAGCAACACCTTGCATGCCTTCCTCCCATACGCCTTCAGATATGGGCCTTTTAGACACATTCCAGACAGTAGCTAAGGATTTCTGGAATAAATTTGCTTTTATCGTCTGTAACCTTCCAGCATCACCCGCTACCTTCTTAGTTCCTAATCCAAACAAATAACGATCTATAAAACTCTTTGATCCTCCATATGTATCTGATACACCCTTTAATCCAGGTATGTATTTAGAAGCAAAACCAGTGTCTACTCCAAGATATTTTCCCAGAAGGAGATAATTGGATAATCCAACTATACCCATATTGGCTAAAAATATGCTGTTTGCTGTATCGGAAATAGAACTCTTAAATTCAGCCATCTCGGACTGATTAGGATTCCGACCATACATGTTTTTAAAATATTCTTTGTATTTACTTTCAGAGTCTTTCATGAAGGACTGAGCTTCCACAGCAGACTCCCAGCCGGCTCCCACGAACGTATTTACTCCTACCTTGGCCATATTGCCGATAGCTCTGCCGTACATCGCTCCTGCTCTATACGCTCCAAAAGCGGATTTTACAGCACTTGCTGCAATCTTAGATGCTGCCATCTTGCCGGCCACTTTCATCCCTACTTTAGCGCCAACAGCTCCAAGACTTGACACGCCCATCCCACCTGTAAGGTAGGCAGACAGAATAGCTCCTGTCGTAAACGATAGACCATTTCCAATAACATCATTAAAAATAAAATTTGCAGTTCCAAGACTCTGCAAAAATCCCATATCACGCTCTTCTCTTGTATAATAATGAGGAAGAGAGTGGTTTATTCTTTCATCTATATCATTTATGGTCCGTGTAAAATCATTGTCAAATGCAGAAGATAACGTACCAGTCTTTATAAGATTATACGCAGCCGGGATAATACCTACTACTCCTGATACACCATATAATGCTGTTTTTGTTACAAGCTTTCCTATGCCATTAACAGCCTTATTCCAAGTAGTTTGCCTTCTTCCGTAATAATCTTCATTATCCCTTCCTGGCATATAACTTTTAAACTTTGCAAGACCGATGTTTCCATCGGATAAAAAGTCATATGCTTCATCTAACTTAATAGTTCTTCCTTTACCAAATACACCAAAATCAGCAGCAGATGACTGTTGATTACCAGCTATAACCTCACCATAAGACGTTTGTTTACCAGAATAAGTATTCCTTGATTTATCTTGAATAGATTTTATCATGGAATTTAACTTATTATAAGATTCCTCTTTCTTCTTTCTTGGGTCATCTCCACCATTCAGAGCCGATTTTAATCCAGAAAAAGATGTGTCTACATCAAAAGAAGTATCTATTCCGCTAATATCAGATCCTTTTTCTGAATCATCATCAGGATTTATGGCTGATACTGGGGGAGTGTATGATCCTACTTTCATCCTCTCCATCTCTCTTTTTGCTCCCTCAATAAGAGAAGATTCTTCTTCATATCGCGTAGGAACTCCGGCATTATACCCTCTTAATCCAGTAGATGGTAAGGACCCTGATTTCTCCACCAATGTCTGTTCCTTATTTTCCATATATTATTCCCTATTTACACTATTCAACAACTTCATCAACTTGCCGTTTTTATTCAAAGACGTAGGTAAATCACCCCTTTCTTTTGCCGCCACCATATCCTTAATCTCTTCTGTTATGGCTGCCACAACAAAATCAACTATTTTTTTCTGAGGCGCAACAGCAAGTTCTTTAGACACATTATCCGCAAACCATACATTAGGAGTATCAAACGAATCTATTAACTCAGGTTTACCATTCTCCATAAGATAAAGCCTTGTCTCATATCCATAACCGTAACTTGTCTTAGGATCATAACCTTCAACCTTTACACCAAGCTTTCCACTGTTATCCAATATATCTTTAGCTGCATTAAGAAGCCAAACCTTTTGTTCTGGCATATCATCTAAATTATTACCAGATTCATTTATCATATCTGATAACACTTTCATCATTGAAGATACAGAAGCATAAGCGGGTGATATATCTGAATTTTCAAGCATCTTCGGATACCACATATTGGTATCACTTCCAAATGTAGGTCTTATAATACCACTTTCATATCCACCTATATCGACGGAAGGAGTATTAATACCAGGATCTATGCCATTATTTATCAACTCTGTTTCAGATACCTCAACAATATCTATTTCCTCTCTTTCACCAGTATGATTAGCAACCAAACTGTAAGTCTTCTCTCCATTGTCGGCTATTCCCGATTCTGTCAAAGAAAATGATTCAATAGTTGCCGATGATGATTTAGATTTACCAACAGGATGCTCTGCCATTTTTTTAGTAAATAGATCCCTGAGAACACCCATCTCTCTATAACCAGCCTCCTTGGAGGTTAATTTGGTTGAATACGTTACTGTGTTAGGTGAATACAGTTCGAGATATTCTTTACGTATCTCATTTATACCATCATCTTGAACCTTAGTTATTTGATTGGCTATATTAATATCGCTTACTACATCACCTCCAACGCTCTCCATTCCGCTAATAGAATACAGTGTATTAAAAAACACCTTTTCTTCACCATCCGAGAAACTATTTTTTACATCATCGTATTTTTTTAAGAAATACCTGCCACTTTTGCTATCCCTCTCAAATACTTTAGATAAATCAATGCCATCATTTTTCACCCTCTTTCTTATAGTAGCTATATCAGCAGGCGAGAATCCTTTTTCATAATATCTTACTCCAGATTCTACATCGCCGACTGTACCTCTATTTTTTCTTAAAATATCATTAAGGGATAACGCTGTAGCATAGGCTATATATTCTTCGGGTTTACCTCCTTCCTTCTGCGCGATCGCATTTGCTATTTCAGATACAATATTATCATAAATCTTATTCTCCTTCTTAATTCTATCATTCTCTATATCCATCTTGTCTACAGCGCTATTAAGCTGCATATAAGCATCTGTGGCAGCTTTTCTCTCTGCCACAGGTAGCTTGTCAAACATATCATTAGAGAGACCTCCATTGTCCTTTATATACTTAAGAAGTTTTTCTTCATCCATAAGATACTTGTATCCTGATGTTTCATCCGTCATATTTCTTGATATGGCAGCTTGAATATTTTTCATGTTTTCAGCACCAAGGGCTGTAGATAGTCTACTTCCGGATGTTACAAGATCTGTATATGCCTTATTAAACTTCTTATGAGTTTCTTCTGATATGCTAATATTTTTAGTTTCGATAGGATTAGCTGAAATAGTTCCACCAGAGTTTGTGCCAACGCCCACCTGCATGGCTCGGCTTCCAGCTCTGCCGCCTGCCGCTCCTGCACCAGAGGACATAAGTTTTGCTATTCTGGCTTCATTAAGCCTATTCTGCATCTTCAGACGTTCTTCGTCTAATCCAAATCTGGCTTCATCCTTATTCTTACCATATTCAAACTCTGCAATATCCCTATTTCTTTCATATTCAAATTCTATCTTCCATTTTTCGAAATTCAAATTAGCTAATCTTTCCCTCTGATTATATTCTTTGGTTTTCCAGTAAAGCTCGTCGGCTTTGATTATGAAAGACGAATTATCATAAGCATATGAAGCAGCAGCATTATTAATAAAATTATTTTCAATAACCTTCATCGCTCCAAGATACGGATCGTAAGCCCTTTCATCCATTCTGCTAAATTCAGATTTCATGGAAGCTATTTCAGATTTGGCTCTCTTTATTTCATTTTCAACCATTTCTTTCTTTGCAGGATCAGAACCCAAACCGGAAAGATCGGCAGTAAGAGCATCAACATACCTCTGCTTATCACTTATCTGCTTATTCATAAAACCAAGAACAGAATCATACGAATATAAAGAGGGATTAGAGTCTACCATGTAAATAGCCTCCACCTGCATCTGCTGCCTTGCTTTATCTGATAACCCTGACAATGCAAAAGAAGCTATCTGTTCAGGAGTAAGCATATCCTTAGTTACTTCTTGTACTGCCCCGGTAGGATGACCATCCTTGTCAAGAATAGGAATCTGAACTTTAGCTCCTTTATGAAGCTTGCTTATAAAATCTATCCTATCTTTTAATTCCTTATTATAATCAGTATAAGGAGTATATTGAAGAGGAGCAAGACGGGAACCAGCCTTTCCATCATTCACCCATTCATTATACGGCTTTAAAGCCGCATAAGCATTCGCAGCAGAATAAAGTTCTGGATTATTTATTTGTAAATCAGATAGCATTTTATGCATTCTCCTGCCTTCTTTTGTGCCGGCAATCGCGTTAATGACCGTATCATCCAACACCGAACTGATCTCTCCTTGTATGGCTCTCGTAACACCATCAGAAGAAAGATCCACGCCTTTGAATTTTTGATTGATGTTAGCAATCACACCTGACATCTTATCTTCCATATAAGCGCGGGCTTCAGGCTTATCTATCTCTTGACCCATAAGATAATCTACCTGGGTATAGATCTTTTCACGAGCAGCATCAACCTTCTGCTGTTTGTACATCATGACGTCCTTAACAAGATCTATGTTGTAAGGACTAACATACGGGGCATATTGCCTTAAAATACTATATTGTGAAGCCATCAGCTATTTCTCCTTCTCTTTTTATATTTATCTTCTTCATCATCCTCCAAGCTCTTCAAATAAGGTGTAGAATAATCACCCATATTCATCACATCCTGATTGCCTTGAACGTAAATAATTTGACCACTTGGAAGCATTCTCATATTCGGGGCTATGGAAGCTATGGTATTCAACGATGTACGAACATTAAACTTATTCTGTATCTCGCTGTTTATACTATCATAATAACGAGCAAGATTTTCATCCCTTATAGCCATAGCTTTCAACAACCCAGATTCATAACGTTGCCTTTCTGCTATGTTCTTATCATCTGTCTGAACATAAGCCATTTCATTAAACCTATCAGCTTCGTTTATTTGCCTTGCGTTATTGAAATTTACTTCATTAACATACTTGGCTATATTGCTTCCAGCTATGGCGTTCATATTAGCCAGAATAGCAGCCCGCTGGGAGTCGGGCACGTCACCTGCTGCGTCTAACTGAGCCGATGTCGCACGGTTGAGCTCGTTGATATACTGATCAGCAGATTGAAGAACCGGGTCTATTCTCGGAGCCTGATGTCTTTCCAGGCCTTCTATCTCCAAGCCAGTGTCAAGGGTTCTTAGCATTTCCGGGAAGATAGGACCGAACGCCGCCGGTCTGCCCTGTCCTTTAGGTCCGTTGTCTTCAACCACCTCCTCTGTATCGGTGTCGGTTGCAGTCGCAGGCGTACTTGCTTTCGGTTTTACCTCTATCCTTCCAGGAGATCCAATCTTAGGCGGTGTAAGGTCTGGTGCTATGGGACCGGCCTCAATAGGCTTCATTTCTGGTTTAACAGACTCAAGAACGAAGTCTATTTCCGGCATTAACCCACTATCTCTTAAAGCAACAAACTTATTATAATCGGAGCCCAGAATCTTCTTAGCGGCATCAGATTTATCACCAAATAAGTCAACATAATTCTTTATCCCTTTTTCGTTTAACAATCTTTTTTGCTCTGCCGAAACAACGTCCAATCCATAATAAGAACGGGTGGCTGTTGTCTGACCAAACTTATCATCTACGGCAAATGAATTATAAGCCTGATTACCTCCGTAGCTTCCGGCATCCTGGCCCCAGAATCCGTACTCATCTCTGAATTTCTTGGCTGCATCAGCATTCGTGATAGCACCTACATCAGCTAACGCCCACAATGCATTTAATTGCCTGTTGTATCCTTTCTGGAAACCTTCTGTATCAAAATCACCATCCGTATTGTACTTGTTAGCCCATCGGTTTATGTCGAGCAAATTAGATACCGCCTTATCATTTACCCTGCCGTATCCTAAATTGCTTCTATGTTGGAGATTCTGGTTGGCATTGACACTGGAATCAGGATTAAGAATCTGCTCACGACCACTAACATCAGATACAGTCATATTAAGAGTTCGTCCAAATAACTGATTGATAAGCTTATTGTAGCCGATAGCATTCTTTCTAAGTTCCTCCAGCTCCTTCTGAGTAGGTCCACCTTCAGCCATTTTCCTGGTTTGCTTAACATACTCGTCATATATCCAGTTCTTAGCATCTGATTCTGCAATATTAAAAGCCTTAGCTTGTTTCTTTACCTGATTCAGATCAACAACCCCGCCATCCCTGAAAAAAGCATCCATCTTCTCGTTACGCTTAGATTCTTCCTGTTTGCCATAAACGATTTCAGCGAAAGAACGAAATTGTGCTTCAAGCTCGTCTATCTCTTTCTGGTTTTCATTGACGTACTTGGAAAGAATAGAAGCATTAAGATTAGATGTGTTTTTGTCTTTTACATCTTCATTTTTCTCTAATCTCTTATATACACGCTCCTGATCTTCGTACTTATCAGACAAACCAATCTTCTTCTTATATCGATCAAGGAGTGTAGCATACGTATCTTTTGACGTTGCCTTAATACCATAATTTTCTCTAACGTAAGAGGCAAACTCATCATCTATCTTACGATAATCGGAAACAATATAAGCCTCTGGCAAATCAACCGGAGTGCCACCATTTTCATGTCTGTTCCCTTTGGCTTCCATAGGCCCTACGGAGTCAGGAGTCAGCACGTACTCGCCTTTCTCTATCTCTACATTCGCAGCATCTTCCATAGACTTGGGAAGAGGATAAATATATTCGCCGGTCATATCAGACGTATCCATCTTCTGACCGTTACCTAAATTCACGCCACCACCTTCACGTTCCCACTTGATGAATTGCTGACGACGCTCCTTGGCAAGTTTTTCCCTCGCTGCCTGCTCGTCTCTGCTGGCTGCATACGCAGCAGATGAAGCTCCCATGATATTACGGGTAAGACCTAATCCTAAACTAACACCAGACAAGGCAGCTTGAGCCACATTAGCACCGACCTTATTACCGGCTCTTATCCGGCCAAGACTTGTACCGAACATTTGAGCTCTGCCGGTTAGATCGGGTGAATAATATGGGGTAGTCATAGGATCAAGAGGATTACCATCTTGGGAACGTTTTTCTTTAGAGGAATCAGCATCAACACCACCTACATTCATTGTATTATCAACGACTGATTTCTCTACGTTTTTAACCATACCCCTATTATCAGCGAGATATCCTGCATATCCTGCATCATTGTTTTCAAAAAACGGATCGGATGTAGGCATACTACTAAATGGATTTATCTCCCCCTCCTCTGTTTCTAAAATCACATCAGAAGGCATATATATATTCTGAATATCAGATTCACCCCATTTATTAACAGGCGTTCCATAATCAAGAATAGACTGAGTAGAGGATACATTAATATCCTGTTTCTTATCCTGAACACTACCGCCAGGAGCGAATATCGGACGATTTTTTATGATTCGTAATTTCATACTATCTTTTTTCACAAAGATAAGAGAAACGAACGAGAAAATCCAACGTTATGGGATACGTTTAAAAATCAATCATGTACGGCAGACAAACCGCCCGAATCAGGGTCGTACTTAAGACCGCATGCCCGGCGATAGTTCTTAAGCGCTCTCTTGTACAAAAACAGCACTGTCTTGGAAACTATTTTCTTCATAGATTTGGTTAAAACCTCTTCTGTTGAAACAGACATCAGACAGCTATTCAAAAACGACCTGACATTGGAACCGAACAAGATCTTCACCATTTTTCTAAACGTTCTAAAAAGATATGATGCAGAAAGAGACTTTAACCCATTGCGAACCAGTCTCTTATTCAAATACGAAACAGCCTTTTCAGATAGACAGAGCCTATTCTTTCCTTCGCTATCTACCTCTGACGAGAACCACGAATATAAAGTGGTAGGATGTTTCTTAAGGTGATTGATGAAGGAAGTCATTATCCCTTCTTTTAAAGCCCTTTTGTGGGCTACGCATGCAGCAATCTTCTCTTCTCTTTTCAAAGAGCTGTCAAGGCATCTAAACACCGTCCTATCGTCTCCGATGAAATACTGAGGACGTTCTTCCTTAAACTTAGCCCGATATGCAGCATATCCTTCCTTACGGAGCATATCTATCTGAGACCGGATATAGAACCTTACGCACTTTTCTTCAGCCTCTTGCACGCTTTTAAGATAAGGAACTGACTTTCTCCCATATCGGAGATAGTCGTAAACCATAGCCTCAATAAAGTCATTGTACGGAAAGAATCTTCCAAAGCCAAAGTTCCAAACTATGAAACATCGCACTCTATCTTTCCAGTAATCAGATATGAGAAAGTTGCTACAATATCTCAACTTCCTGTCTTTCTGATAGAAATGATGAGTATGCTTGTCATAAAATAGATTAAAATATCTCAAATTGCCTAAACACTGACCGGATGGACGGCGTACTACATTGTACCCTAAGTTGCTGAAGCTATTGTATATAACTTCTATCGGAGAGACCTGCTCTTTCTTGAAGAGCTTGTCGTGTAACTTGTGAGGATTCATTATTTCAGTTATTTTTGTCTCCATATTGTTTTTGTTGTTTAGTGCAAATATATGATTTTACATAAAAAGAAGAAAATGCACTGCCTTGTATCCGGTTTGAGAGAAATAGGATACAAGGTTTTTTATTTTATGACGGTTTGGATAAGAGACAGGAAAACGGTTCTGAACGTAACCTCCTGACCTTCAGGGGTGGGACAACAAATCTTGAATTAAAACTACGCCTATAAATAGTCTCCGTTTCCCTTAATATTAAGACCATTTTCAATGATCTTACTCATTATATTATTTATATTATTTTATATACTTTACCATTTATTCATATAATTGTTTACAGTGAATGAACTTAACGACCGAAGGGAGTTAAGTGAGTGAACGGATTGACAAATTACTTTTTCCGTCATTGTATTGTTCGCCTAATTGTGTTAAAAGATTGAGTATCGTGACCGAAGGGAACGATGCGAAAGAACTTATAATATTTAAAAACGACTGAACCTATCGACTGAAGGGAGATAGGTGATGGAGTGACGTTAATAGTTATATTAGGTAGCCAGTGGAGAATTAGGCAGGCTGGTAGGCGAGACGGGCTCCCATGCCCGTCAGGACAGTGGAGGTACATAGGTCTGTTCTGTTAAACCAAGGCGATGATAGTTCCATCCTTCACGAAATCGCACAAAAAAAGCCGGATTATCTTGATATCGTTCTTCAACCTTCGGTATCCGCATAACGAGTCTCAAATCCGGCTTCGCTTTATTAATATGAGGAAAAAACACAATCTTGTTCTAATTATCGGTGACGCCTTTAATGCGAAGTTGTATATTGGGAAGCACGGCATTAATCAAAGCCATTTTCTTATCCTCTTCGCTTTCTTTTTGATGCTGTTTATACATCATGCTGTAATCACTGTCATCACCATCCTTTTTCCCGTCTAACGTCAGTAAATGATTTACGATGTCCTTACCATACGTTTCAGTCCATGTACGGAATCTCTCTTCCTCGGACTGTCTCTCCTGGGACGGGACTTCCGGGTTAGGGAGGGCGGCTGCCACTTCTACCTCTGGAAGTGTTACCGATGCTGCTGTTTCAGCAGTATCTCCGAATCCCATTTGACCATACGAAGATACGGAATTTTCTTCAATTTCCAAACCAAGATTTTTTGCAACTTCCATAGCATAGTTATAACGGTCATCATTTCTTATAACACTCTTATGAGGGCGTCCTGCTCCCTGGTTCCAAGCTACTACAGCATCTTTAAGGTTATCGGCGTTCATGAAGTCCTGCCGGCTGTAGTTGTAATACCCTGGTCCTTCTTTTCCTTTTCTTGTGTATAAGAAATTAGAATATCCGGTCTTTCCTTCGTATTCGTCAGCTAAGAACTCAAGTTGGTCTTTGAATGTTGGTGTAGAATGACCTTTCTTTTTGGCGTGCTTGAACAATTTATCCATGCGCTCATTATGCCATTGCTGTATGCCGTATGATGTTCTGTTGTCTCCGTATATGTCATCTTTAAGACCGGATTCAGCCATTAGGTTACCTATGATGGCAAGCGCCTGTATCTTGGACATGCCGCGCTTATTAGTAAAGTATTCATATGCTTCACGCTGCTTGCCAACTACGCCACCTTCTTTTTTGATGTTGGTATTGTATCTCTTTCCATTCCATGTAAATTCCTTAAGACCTCTTTTCCTGGCTTCTTTAAAGGCTTCGCCTCTTGTAGTGGAAATCGGGTCTTGTAATTCAAGATCGTTTTTTATACCAAGAATGGCATTAATAATATTATCATCCTTTTTATCATCATCATCTAATTTATCAACATTATTCGAAACGTAAGATTGGCTTATTAAATTTGATACGCTTTTTCTATTTTTATAAGTTCCTTCTTTATCTGATGGAGCTTCAAAAGCATACACAAGTGGATACGAATAATCCGTATCTGGATCTTCTGACATAAATTCGCTTACTGCATGAATGGCTTTATTGTATTTAGTATCCTTTATACTATACATCCCATCATCTTGAACATGATCATAAAATCTGTCTATCATGTAATTGATATATCCACGCTTATCCCCCTTAAATCGCTCTTTATCTTTCTCAAACTCTTTGGGTGGATATCTTTTATCGGATTCTTGGAAAAGTCCCTTAAACCCTCCATAATCAGATACGGCATAGGGATTACCACCAGATTCTTCAATAATATTTCCAAGTACGGCTTCTATCTGGCGTTGATTGAAACCTTTATCATATAAAGCATCATAGATCATATTCATTCCATCTACGTCCATAGTGCGGTGCGTACCCTTACCCACGCGCTTCATATTTTCATATTTGGATTTGAATAAATCCCAATCTATTTCCGGCTTAGAAGAATCCCCTCCTTGTTTTTTAGATCTTATCTTCATTTTTTTATCCAGATCATTCTTGGAATCAATGGCGGATTTCAACAAAACCTTGTTTGGATCATTCTCTTCATATGGATTCTTATCTTCTACATAATCCAGAATATCAAACGGGTATCCTATTGTATCAAGAATCTTAGTAACAATCCCGACACCAAGAGGTTGATCGCTTCTATAAAAATCATACTTATCTTTTACGACCATCCTACCTCTATCATCACGGTACATAGTGAAACTTGATAAGCCTGATAAATCATTTAAATCGCCGTAAGCATCTGGTATAAAATTGTATTCGTTAAATACCTGATGTTCTCCAGTTCTGGCTTTTTTTAATAGATCTATTCCCTCTTCCACCATTCCAAGTTTCCTACTTGTTACATCCCTTAACTCCTCCAAATCAGATACGTCCTTGCCTGCAACTTTTCCATCAATTATCTTATTATCTAAGGAATCAAGCTCCCTTCCATATTTTTTAGCCATTTTCTCCCACCCACCATTTATCCTGTCAGATATAATGGATTTGATATTGTCTGGTATTCTGACAATCCCATTTTCTTCTTTCAGATTATTTGGTTGGTTTAAGAATCTAAACCAAAGATTCTGACTAAAATCATCTACATTGGCTTTCGGAACATCTTGACCAAAAAATTCCATTATTTTGGTTTTTAATCCTCTTTCATTAGCATACACGTCAGGTGTTATATTAGATGCCAGATATTCTCTAAGTTTTACAAACGGACCAATTTTACTCCATAATGTTTTTGGTTGTTTGTCTCTTACATAATTTTTAGTCTTCTTTGCCATTTTTTTCTTCCTCCTTCTTAAATTTGTGGTAAGCACCACAAACCTTATCAACTAACCATCCCATCAGACAGGCGGCATGCTCATCTCCTCCGACTTCAAAACCGTAATCCATATTAAGATACTTACAATAAATAGAAAGACCGTGCAGGCATTCGTGTCCTATGGTTCTAACATCCATATCAGATAGTGAATGAAATAAGAAACATATTTCTTTCCTGTGATTGGTTCGGTTTCCTACGAAAATAGTTCTGCCACCATAATCATCAGTCCACCCCTCCCAGCTCTGATCTTCTACTTCCAGGTTGGCGAACGTCTTTGCTATATACTCTTCATCTGCTCCAAGCAATACCCTTACATTATAGGGGTATATATCATTTTTATATAATACTTGTTTCATAACAAACTGTTTTTCAACAAAGGTAAATAAAAAAGCCGAAGATATACTCACGTACTTCTTCGGCTATACCTTTAAAGCTAAAACTTGTTTACTATGGAAATTACAATTGAAGCAAAATCAATGATTATATTTTTATTTTCTTAATTTCTTCAATCATATTCTTATATCCGCAGAACTTGCTGTTAATAACATCGAAAATAGATTCTGACCAGCCAGCTATGTTCAAGATATTAGATCCTCTGTAAAACATCTCACTTCCATATCCTTGAATAGAAATAGAAACGATCTTGCAATTTGGATTTACTTTCTTGAACTCTTTCAAAAGTTCGGCGAATTTGCCATATCCATAACTGGAGCTTTTCTCCCATACAACAGATTCACCGTCTCCTATCTGCATATCTGAAATAATGTACAAATTATCTACCTTGATCTTATCTTTAACGCACTTTTCCAAGAATGCAAAAATACCGTTTTCGGTGGAACCACCGCAGTCTCCTCCGGCAGTAAAAGATTTTTTGTTATTCCATAAAACACCTTTACTTCTATCATATTCGTAATTGATAAGTTTGTCACCAAACATGCCAATAAATACGTCAGGAAGCACAGATGCGATCATACAGCCAAATAAGTTACCAATGACAGCCGTATTTGTTTTGCTAAAGGCAGACACTTCAGAAGATCCTCCCATATCTCCACGTACAGAGCCAGAGTGGTCAATCAGGATAGCCGACCGCCCCTCCAATACCGGCAGGTTCTTGCAGGAGATGGTTATGGCTTTCTCCAACGCATCTAAAATCTTATATTTATTACGCGCTGTTAATTTAGCACGTTTTTTATCCGACTCAAATACAATATCATTTTCGGAACCATCAGTGCCTATATTTTCAACCTCTTTGAAAGCTGAAGCAAAACGGAAAGGAAGCATCTTAGAATTAAGTACCTTCTCTTCTATTGTAAGCTGCCTACAAACTTCATCTATTTGATCAGGCGCGTATTTGATTATGTTTACAAGGTTACGAACCATATTAAAAATAGGCATACCTTTTACATTGGAAACCACGTCCCGAATAGCGTCACCTAAAGCTTCTTTCTTTTCCTTATTGTCTTTCTTATCCTGACCGGCCTTAGACATCTCTTTTTCAAGAATCTTGCTTTCGTATAATCCAGACAAAGATCGACCTTCTATAAGGTACTGGAAAGCTGTTTTGTTAACCTGATTGCCTTTAGGGTGAAATAAGTTTACGAGGTCAACCATAGTAATGACCCTACTGTCCATCTTGTACTTGTCAATCCGATACGGATCAAGACCTTCCAAAGCCGTCTTAAATCCTTTCTTAATAGCGCTGGATATTCCTCTTAACTTCTTTGGATTTTTGTCGTTAAGAGCCGCATAACAGCCAAGGATTTCGCTCATATCATCAGGACGCATAACGATCTTATTATAGAACCTTGAAGCCCATTCTTTACCAGATGCTTTGCTGGCAAGGACAGAAGCCATAAGATGCGTTACCGACCTAAGCTTTCCTTCTTTCCTGACATACAATGCTGTTTGTGCTCCGAAATACGGATCTACCTGATCCATAAGGTTCTTAATTCTTTCTACTTTATCTTTTTCTTTCTCATAATAAGAATCGGATAACATAGTAGTCATTACCGTAGCTACCAACTCTTCTTCTGCGTTAGGCTTATACGCCTTCTCTCCCATGTGATTCACGATCGTAGGTTTAACACCTTCATCCTTTTTGTTAAACTTTCCCATTTGTTGTTGTTTTCTTTAAAGTGTTATACAAAAAAAGCAGTGATATTACTACCACTGCTTGAAAAAAAAAATATATCAAAATGAATACTCAATGAGGGAAAAGCTGAAGTTAGTGTAAACAATGAAATAATGGATTTGAACCAATGAAAAGTATTATTACAGAATACCGCGTTATCCACTACGCTAATTTTCGAAGTAACCGAACTCCTCACCATCTATATATTTTATTAAAACAGGGAGAACCTGGAATGTGTTTTAATATGAAAGGAGGTTTTGATCTACCAACTGATCTAATTTTTCTTACATGAAAAATATAGGACTCGAACCTATGATACAAACCGAAGTATCACCTTCCATCACCACTGTCTTACATTATAATCTCTCTTGATTACGATGCAAATATAGACACTAAAACATGATTTACAAATTAAAATGATTTAAAATATATTAATTTGGATAAATAAATGTAGTGAATAATATAAAGTGGTTATACACAGCCTTGCACTTAAAAGTATTACCCTCTACTTGCTAATAGGCAGAGGGTAATACGATATTATCTATTCTTAATCTTATCTTCGGAAATCAACCACTGGAATATAATTTTCCGGCTGCTAATTACTTTATTTATCCTCATCAGCATCCAACTTCCTCTTAACCTATCCAGCCATGACCGTCTGAAATTAAGAGCATCAGGATTAACTGACTTATTTATATCGTTATCGTCCTTGATCCAAATAGGGGTATCTGACCGGTCATCGTCAACCCTGTTGAAGAAGTCATTTAACTTATGTCTTCTATATACCTCAGTATCCAGGACCTCAGTATAGTCGCCTACGATTTTCGGATACGATATACGTTGCGCTAAATTATTCTTTTCTTCTGGAACAAGATGAATTTCACCTGAGCTGTTTGTGTCGTTGTAGATAGTTATCGTATCTAAACCTACTTTCCTGTCAAGAGTGTAATTCACATCATCGACGTATTTCCTTGCATCAAGCTCGTATTCTACAGAAGCCAGCGTAGAGCCATTATATTTCTCTTTTATCGGCACTTCTAATATAAATGGATATGTTGCTCCGTAGAATGTCTGGAAGCTCTTATTCGTCAGCAAATGACTCCATAAGCCGCCTTCTTCGTCTGATGTCGGGAAGTTTATTCCTGTCTGAAAATATTGTTGCTGTTCTATATAATAGTCAGGACAGAACGAATAATAAGAAATCCATTCTTGCTTCAGACACGAATATCCGATAGTGAACGACACGTCTTTAAAATACTGTTCGTCTTTTAAAGATATTTCCTTATCGTTTGATAACACCTCTGTTTCATTGTACAAGAACCTTCCACCATCATATTTGTAATATGCCGGGTTCTTAACAGGTATATAATCTTTTTTCGTGATAAGTACTCTCTTATACCTGTTATCCCATCCAAGAGACAGACCAAGACCGATAAATTTATTGTCTGTATCTTCTTCTGTCATCTCTGTGCCGGTTAAGATGTTGGTTATTCCGTATCTAAGAATCTTAAACGGAAGATGACGCTTGAGCCAATGTCTGATACCTACACTAAGTTCCTTGAGATTACGTCCGTTCGGATCGGTCATAAACACCTGTGCTCTTTTAGTATCTACCCAGAAGTGACCAAATTCTGAACTAATTATTTCAGTGCTCTGTGTTCCAGAATAACCGAGGTCGGTCGTGTTGTACTCCAGAGGCCTGGACGCGAACAGACCGCCGGTGCCCATCTCAGCCTGCCCTGGGGAGGTGCGCTCCTTGATTACGTCTATGGCGTTATGGAGTGAAACCTGGTCCTCGAACCTGACAAGAATCTGATTAGACTCGATACGCTTCATGTGAATAAGCTTCCCGTTGCTGGTTGGGAACTCATGATAGTCCATAGGCTTGTACGTTAGCCACGGATCTGTTTGACTGTTTTCAGATACGTCAGCCCTACTCCATATAACACCATTAGGTCGCTGGTAAGCACAATCATAAAAACGACGTTCGTATGTTGCCGGCAATACATTAGGTGTCAATGTCATTCTTGATGAATAGATAGGACTTATCTTGTAATCATTGTCCCTATGGATAGATACGTTCTTTTCTTGTGTCCACCAGGCAAAATCACCATGAGCCGGATAAAACCATTCATGAGGCTCTACTCCTTCTAATCGGAAATTGCAGTTTATTTCCGATTCTACGAGGAATTGAGGAATACCATAAGACCACAGATAGAATCTACCATCCACGTATTTCTTAGCCTCGTTCTCGCCATTTAAATTATACAAACTTTTTCTGTTTGGATAAAAAGAATACGTTCCTTTGCTTGATGATGTCCAGCTATTAAAACGTTCGTTGTCAGTATGCTCAAGCATATCTTCTCCAGTATCGTAATTAACGAAATACTTGGGAAATCCGACATTTCGGTAATCATTGTAAGCAAATGGTATCATATCCCCTATACCAAAAGCAGTATTATAAAAAAATGGGAATTTCCGTTTCATGGAAAACCTCGATATGTAGGTGTCACCGCCAAACAGCGGTTGTTTCCCTCCTTGGAAGAATCCATATCCTCCGACTGATATCCATTTGATGTCTTCTATAGCTCCATACTGATCGGGCCTGTACCGCATAAGCTTCATATATGGAGAACAGATATAAGACAACATCTTCGTTCTTTCAAAAGATTCTTTAGATCCAGCATCAGAAGCCATGATAACAGGGTCATGGATACGACTTGTATCATATACCTGGGCCTGCATAGGATACGATACAAGATACTTTGAATTTAAGATGCTTGTATCAGGATCCTTTTCTCCCGGATCTCCAAAAGACAAGAACATGGAGGATTCTCTATCTATGTTATTTATAAACAAGAAATCTTTTGAAGCGTTTTGGTTATCATCACCCACATCTTCTCCAGTAACCCAAGATGATGTCGTAGACGGGTCGGATATGGGGTACATACCTGATTTAAGACTCTTGGTGTTAGCCAATCCCCTTAATCTGTTTTGCTCGTATGGAGCCGTATCATCGAAGCCCATCATGCTATTGTAGTAACCTACAGACGTGTAATAAAAAGCATGGTTTCTTCTTGGGCCATTGTTTATGAATGTCGTGAGCCAATCATATCTATACTTACCATACAATACCGGTCTTTTAGCAAGCGTATCAGATATGGTGGCAATCATTGAAGCGAATATCATTGCCATATTGATATTACCTATCACACCTACATACGCAGACGTAGAACGGTTCATAAGCTCTTCCGCTATCTGATAAGCTATGGTGGCCGTAGATTCGATGTTAGCCAACGTAGCCGCCATCTTATATGATTGTTTCCCTAAGATAGTCCATTTGGGATGATCTTCAACCTCATCAAAGTTTCCTACAGACATTCCCCTTATAAAACCTTCTATAGCCACCTCCGTAGGGGTTTCAGGCTTATTGAAATAAATATCAGGAGAACTAAATGCATACCACACGTTTCCTCTTCTGAAAAATGGGTGGGTTATAAACGATACCCTTTTTTCAGTTGCGTAATTAAAAGAGTCATCCGATAAATCATTATACGGATAATTAGGATACAGATTAAGATTCGAGTTTTGACCGGAATACCTGTACATGTCGTAAGCTATTCCGGTGGCTATAACAGAACGGTTAAGGCGTCTGTCACCTCTATATATTTCATATCCTGTAACCATATCTCGCTGCTCTTTGGTTATCAATCCGGAATCTACAGCAAAATCAAGGAAGACGTTAATCATATCCTCGTCTACTAATATTCCTATAGGATAAATATCGGAAGGAACATCATAAGACCTAACATCCCGGTTCATGAAAAGCATGTGATCGTTGTCCGGGAACTTATAATGCCGAATAGGTTGTTGGCAAAAGACGGTACTGGTATCTACCGTACCATATTTATGACCTTTAAAAGACATCATCCCCTTATCATCCGTAGAGGGGGAACCGTAGTATTCAGTAAGCTTGGATACGATATTGTCGTATGCTTTTTTGGAATTGCCTTCATAACCATGATCACTTATCTTAACCTTACTACTGTCGTACAGTTCAAAATTAGCAGGATACTTCTCAGACGATTCCCAGTAAGCGAAATCACCGTACTTATATTTCCTTGGAGCACAGTTTATGGGGCGATCCCCGCATATCGTACACTGGCTGGCGTATTCTACAGTAGCCCTTAACGATATTTCTTTGGCTCGTACATTTATCCGGTCTATTTCCTTTTCTCTGATACCAAAAATATATGGGTATATAGTTTTACCAAGGACGTAAGATGTGCCTACCAAACCTCTTGACGGATTCTTGCTATGTTCTTCTTCTCCATCGTCTTTAACCTTACAGAAATCAATCTGTCGGACGGTAAAAATCCAAGGGCATGATACTATAGGGCAGTCTATGGCTACATACAATCCATCAGGGTACTTATCGAAGAAAGATTCGCCTATGTGCCCAAAGTAAGGACGGGATGCTCCAACAATAACATAATTATCGCCTTCATCCATGACCTTCTCCCAATCAAAGTTGAGATCATCCTTATCTATCTTCCTATTGCTTCCTTTGTATCTTGGATCTAATGATTTCCAAAAAGAAAGACGGACATATTGTGTGGACACAGCATCCATAAGACCATCTATCTTCCCCAAAGATTCCAGATAAAGAACTTTGTCCTTGGCCGGGAAATCAGGATCATCCCATTCTTCAGGTCTTGTAATATGAAGGAAACGGGCGTTACGAAGCACGCATTTCGTAAACCTCCATACCAATAACTCTGATGTAAACATCGTAGAACCTTTAACATCTTCAGGAATAAGAGCACCTACGTTATTGTCAGCCAAATTAGCATAAGAATCCCATGTCCATCCATCTCCGTAATCTCCTTCTGGTACGTAACCGGTATCAAGGAAATTATATGAATAATCATCTATCTTTTTCTCTATCTCAGGCCAGGTGTCCCTTATCAGGGCTCCAGGCGCTATCCTTGACCTGTAGGCGTCGTTGTGGATAGCACTCGAAGAACGTCCGGCCCTCCAGTCCGGAAGACAGTGGTTGCTATCTGGGAAACAAACCTTACTTTCTCCTTTATCATCATTCCACACATCATTCATAAGAAGGTATGCTCCAAGAAGTGTAGAAGATGACTGGAATGAGTTATAATCGCTTCTGGCAACAGTAGGATTAAGACAAGGCTCTTCTATAAAACATCCGCAAGTACACGGCATAGAATCCAGAACATAAATAGCTTCGGCTATAGACTGTAATATAACAGACGGTTGTAACAGAGAATCGTACACAGCGCACGCCTTGGTCCCGTCATCACCCGACCAGTATCCAGCCCAATGACCGCCATCTTCGTCATCGGCAAAGAAATACTTGTCCATGAACTCTATCATTTGTTCCTGTAGTTCCCAGTTAAATAGCACAGAATACTTGTCTTGCTTTTCACCGCCGGTAGTATATAGGTAGTCGGTGGATACGTGCTCCATATCCTCAAGATCCTTATACGTATATTCTTCACGGAAACCCACAATACGATCTACCGGAGCTGTAATAAGCGAATACTGGCGGTGCGCATCAGTACACTCGGCTCCAAACTCAGGAGCCTCGATACCATCTATAGCTTCTTTTTGTTCCTCCGTATTAGGATCGTCAGGGTCTCCGTAGCTGTTGAATATATCGCATATTTCGTTGGCAGCAGCATTATTAGGTTCTTCTGTAGCGGTATTACATGCGATGTCTTTTATATTAGATGAAAAATAATTAATCACCTCATCTATTATAATCTGACTTCTGAATGTAAAACTAACGTTTGTATAAGTTTTAAAATCATTTTGCAATGTTATAGTTTGACCGATAGTAGCCGGATTCTTACATTCTTCTTGTCCTGTTTCTTCATCATCGAAATCCTTCGGGTCTCCTGCCGTATTATAATACTGCCACTTGAATTTACGCTCTTGCCCTGAGCAAGGAGGAGCATATTGGTTTATGGACTTATATACTCTATCAGTATCCTTATTTTCTATTTCTGCCGCAGCATCTTTATAAGGGGGAGGTATTAACACAAATGCCGGAGTTTTGTAACCGTTGGAGCACTTAAAAGAAATAGCAAACGGATACACTTCATTTCTCATATACCCCACATACAACGAACAGGCATTACCGTCCTTATACAGATCTTCGTGAGCTACCGATGCCTGCCATTGAAGGAAGTGTCCCATGAGGGAAACTACAGGCTGTAAATTCCATTCTTTTTCCGCCGTAAGACCATATTGAAGAAGACGATTCCCGACAGCCACAATCCCCCTTGATGTGTTATACACAGGTTTTTTTAAGGATATGTGTTCGAATGTAGTACGTTTGTTATTAAGATCCGAATAATACAATATAGTCTTTTCTGATACAGGATGAATACCTTCTACAAAATAGTCGACAACCGGTTGGGTTTCTCCGTTGTATCCTACTGTGTTTTGAATGATAACAACCTTAAAATACTCAACTTGACGATCTATGTTAGATACGACAAACCTAATACCTAAATTAGTACGTTCTCCCCATTTGCCATCTTTTTGAGTAATATACTGTTCATCGAATATAGGGACAGGATTAGTAGGATTAGAATAACTTCCAAGCTCGTTTCCAAACTCGTCACAAGGAGCCACAGTAGCCTGGTAGACGCCTGAGCGCAGACTGCCCCCGTACTCTATCTGAGCCGGCTCTATGCACATGGGTTTGAGTAGCGGAAACACCCTAAGTTTCTCACATGCCAGAAAACAGCCATTCTCCTGCATGAACTTTTTCCTATCGTATTCTTTATCACATATCTTATACCCATGATAATGATACCATATATCACCTTCATCATCAGGAGTCAGGGCCTTATCTACAATAACATACCTGGGAGGATTATAATCGTCAGTCCAGTAAATGCATTTCCCACATTTCTCTGTCTTTATTTCTATGGTTTTTATAGGATGATAGATAGAGAATTTAAGGCACGGATCTTGCTCGTTGTCTTCCAGCAAAGTTTTCATGCCAGAACACAACGACTCCGATCCTTCTACCATAGATTCTATATCGGAGTCGGATAAGATACTTGTATCGGATTCAGGCTTGAAATAAGTTATTTTAGATACGCCTGTTTCAGGATTTGTTATAAAAAAATAGATATTGCCTGAAGTAAGATCATTCTTGTAACCAATAACTTTAAACCCATCGAAATCAATGCATTTAAGGTTACTGTGCTCATTAGATCTCATCCCAACATTACCGTCCTCGGATTCGATGTTGGCATTCAAGGCAAACGTATAATGCTGATCCGTAAGACTCGACGGATGCAGATCGCGATTCATACCTGTTTGAGGAACCGCTATGTTTCTATTATCTTCTGCTGCCATTTTATAACTGTTTGTCACAAAGATAGCAAAAGAAGAACTAACTCACACAACAGAAGCTACTGGAATAACAAAACCTTGCGCCATAGCTTTATGGTAGTCTCCTGTTAAATAATTATTGTTAAATTCGAATCTCCTCATCATACCATAAACTTTTTGGTGATTATATACAACTTTACACCACAAATATACCGAATTGTTTTTATTTATAAATAATAATTCCTACATTTGTGCCATGAGATTAGTCGAACAACATACAATCAAGCCAAGTTCTGTTTATTACAATGAACTTTATGATCTATTGCATAAGTGTAAAAACTTATACAATAAAGGATTGTATGTTGTTAGACAACACTATTTTCAATACAAGGATGATAATACTGTAAAGTACAAATATCTCAACTATTATTCTCTCGAAAGAGTGTTGAAAACAGAAAATGATGTTGACTATCGTGCTTTACCAGCACCAGTTGCTCAACAGGTGTTGATGATGGTTGATAGAAACTTTAAATCTTTCTTCAATCTCTTTAATAAAAAGAATAGAGGTGAGTATTCCGAATTTGTTAGAATACCTAAGTATCTTAACAAAGATGGTTTGTTCCCTGCTGTTTTTACAACAAATGCTTTTTCTCAAAAATGGATAAAGCAAGGCGTTGTTAAGTTACCAAAACAATTTTCCTTTACAACAAGGACTAACAAACAAAATATCCAACAACTTAGATTCATTCCTAAGAGTGGGTATATTGTTCTTGAAATAGTTTACAACAAGAAGGAAAAGGATCTTATGTCAGATAATGGAAACTATCTTGGTATCGACATAGGATTAGATAATTTAGCATCTTGTGTTTCTAACAACGGTTCTTGTTTTATCATCAATGGTAGACCTCTGAAGTCTATTAACCAATATTATAACAAAAGGTTAGCATTCTTAAAATCTAAGTTAAAAGATAATAAACATACTTCAAAACAAATAAGGTCATTAACAAACAAAAGGAATAACAAGATCAAAGATTATCTTCACAAGGCAAGTAGGATATTGATTAATCACGTAGTTTCCAATGGTATTAATACGATCATAATCGGTCATAACAAATGCTGGAAACAAGAGATCAATATCGGAAAACGAAATAATCAGAACTTTGTATCTATTCCTTTTAATATGTTTATTTCAATGATATCTTATAAAGCTACATTAGAAGGAATCAATGTTAAGATCGTTGAAGAATCTTATACTTCAAAATGCAGCTTTTTAGATAATGAACAGATTTGCAAACATGAATCTTACAAAGGAATAAGGACCAAACGAGGATTGTTCAAAACTTCTTCTGGTAAGACAATTAATGCTGATATCAATGGTGCTTTTAACATCATTAGAAAATCAGCAAAAGAATCCTTTGATGTAACGATGTTACCAGAAGGTAGAGGGTTTTGGTAGAACCCAGTACGGATTTCCGTATAAATGTATATTATTTTACGCTTTTGGTGTAAAGTGCTATATAGTCACATATCTTTTACCCCTAATCAAAACAGTTCCATCACCGCCGGTTCCTTCCGAGCCGCATCCGCCTCCTCCGTAACCACCACTTTTTCTGTTTCCTCTTCCGATTCCACATCCTTCATCATAATCGGATTCACCCCCCATACCACCATCCCTATTTCTATCAGCTCCACCACCTCCGGCATTTCTTTTACCCGTCGGTTCTCCAAAATCTCTGGTTGTATATCCTTGACCTTTTCCTCCTCCATATTTCGTTCCAGGTGGGTGATATATCCCATTACCGTCTGTTATTCCAGGGGCATCAGATCCATCCGATCCAGCGTAAAACTCATCACCTGATTGATCTACAGATCCTCCACTTCCACCATTTCCTCCAGTATAAGGACCACCTGTTGAGTTTTCTCCGTTAAGAAGACCATTACCAGAAGGATTTCCACCATCTGCTCTGTAAGATGAGTTCATAAATTGAGAGAATCCTCCCTTCTCAGGATAGCCATAATACAGACCTGCTCCACCTTTTCCTACTATGATATTAATTTCTTGACCTGGTGTTACAGATATTTGAGAACCTTGTTTTATTCCTATATTGTTTCTTTTGTAAGTCTTGGTATATCCACTTCCGGCGCCAGAACCGTTTCCACTTCCACCACCTCCACCAACAAGAAAAACATCTACTTCCGTGCATCCTGCCGGCACTACCCATGTGTAATTACCGGCCGGATAAAACCTTATAAGAAAGTCCTCAAGCTCCCTATTTTTATCAAAAAAACGACGCCTCATAATATATCAGGAATTACCCCCCCCCTATATATAATAACTTATTGTAAATCATATAATTATATTTAATATAGATAATCAAACAAATACAAAGAAAGAATCATTGCGATACATACTACTCTTCTCTGTTGCAGAAGTAATACAATCAACATCTTCATCTGCATTATTAATAAGATCTCTCATTCCATCGTATCTATTAGAAAACATAAAAACGTACCTCTGGTCATTTATCTGAAACTTGTATATAATACCCTGTTGTTCACTTGTAGGATACGGGTCAAATGTAATCCGTATTGACATTGGTTCATAACCGGTAGAGGTGCTTGAAAACGAAAAAGAAACTGGACTCTGGGTATGAATATTAAAAGCCGTACCTTCTCTAAGTTGATTCAGTACACTATTTATCTTATCCTGGCTAATTGTATCGGATTTGACTTTATTCATTAAATTAAATAATCTGATTTTATCTCCAGGTTCTATTTCTGTTTTTACACAATGATAAATAGCTCCATTACCAGATCTTTGTTCTTCAAAATATCTTCTCCTACTCACGATAATACTCCTTTCTGTAATATTTCAAGAAACTAAACCCTTCAGACTCTCTTCTAAATATACCAGGTTTGTTCCAGTCATTTTCAAGATCGAAGGCCTCTCTTTCAAATACGATATTGTGATATGCTTTCTTGTGATTCCGGTATATACACAATCTTATTAGGTATTCAACCAGATACCATACATAGTACAAAAATACCGGGATAGTAAGCAGCCACAACATCCACCATCCTGCATGGCCGTTAAGACCAGATACTAATGCTATGATTGAGATGATTATAAAGCCCGTAGCAAACAACGCCTGATATTGATTACAATGCGTCCTTTCATGATATTCTGCCTTTAATGATATGGCATCACGTTCGGTAAATACGGCTCCAAACAGCATAATTGTTTTATAGCCGTCAATGAACGTAAACAACTTAGCTATCTTAGAATTGTAATAGATTTTCATTTTCCGAATTTAATTTTGTACCAGTTACACAATATCAAAAATTCAATAGGTGAATTAACACCATCCCATTCCCATTTATCTAAATAGGCCCTGAGTTTATCTCCTTCAACGCATTCGGCTTCTTGCAAGAAGACAAGATGAGGCATAAATAACTCCGATCCTTCCAAAGACTTATTAAAGAACTTAACCAGCCTCTTATTAAATCCAAGACCGTACCATGATTTTTCATTTGTGGATCCAAGACAATAGTAAGAATTGTTCTTAACTTTAATACCAAACCATTTACATACGTATGGATGATATACTCTATCTGCTAAGAATATAAATGGCTTATACCATAGGCAATGCCAGAATGTACTGCACTCGCCTCCGAACTTCTTAAAAGCCCATCTGAATCCTCCTGAAAAATACCAGTTGTTGGCTCCTCTCTTAACCTTAACTTTGTATTTAAGATTCTTGTTACGGTTGCTAACCCTATCCCACGGCTTGACCTTATCGGTATCCATATCAGGAAGGAATGTCCAATGATGAAGCAAGGCACTGTAATAAGGATTGTATATCTTGTGTCTGTTCCTAATAACGTACTCAAAAATATCGTATCCTACTTGCCTGGCTTCTTCAAATCCTTTTTCTGATAAGAAAGCTAATATCGGAGCCAGATTCCAGATCTGATCTTGTGAAGTAAATGGGGAGAAACATGGATCTTCGTCTTTTAACTCTATACCATTAGTATATCCAGAACTTATCTTAGTAAGACCGAACTTATCGGCATCTTCGCTATGGATATCGTCTCTTAAGAAAAATCCTTTTTCGAATTTGAAATAAATACCTTTATTGTTATTAAAAAAATAGATCATAAGTAGTATCGGCAAGACGGGTAAGTACCAATATGGAATTACGCACATCATCTTCTGTCTTGCTGCCAAGAACCATTTCCGTGTATATAAACTGGAGATAATGAGCCAGGTTGATAGTTCCGTCGCCGACCCAGCCTGCCCCGTTCTTCACCGACGACAGTGGGATGCACGAGGCCTGCTCTGTGTAGCTGGAATCATAAACAAAATCCCGGTAAAACACCTCCTTAATCCTATTGTATTTATCCCAAAGACCTTCCATCACCTTAACCTATAACAATAACACAATCACGCTTTTCCTTATTATAAACCATCGTACCCATCTTAGTGTACAAACCTTTTATATTTTGGTAATTGGTTTCACCATGAGCCGAAACGTTAGTAGTGATGCTGTCGGAGTAAACTTCCGTACCTCCTTCATTAATGAAATTAAATCCTTGTTTAACCATCTCTCCTCCAAGGTAGGCTGTAAAAGACACAACAACATTTCCTCGCCCTCTATTTCCATACCAATTACCATAGATATCAGCATTGATATTAGGTTCCGACTCGTCCATTCCAGGCGCTGATAGCAAGGTCTTCATCTTAATAAGCGCACCTTCAAGACCGGACTGCATGTTATCACCACCATAAACAAGGTAATCACCTACCTGTTGTTGGGTAGTAGCCCACTGCTTACTCCATCCAACGTATTTATTATCTACATCTGAGATGCCTGTATTGGTGAAACCGGTTGCAGTATCAAAATCGGAACCGTCTTCCGATTCCCATCCGTACCTAAGAACAAGATAATCGAACTCAGGAATTACAACAACCTGCTCGCCGGCAGCTTGTGTGATTGTAACGTTCTTACTCTCTCCACCAGCCGTTACCTTAGCTACGCCTCTACGATCTTCAGCTACCGGATTAGGGCCGGCTGTGAAGATGATGTTTGCCGGTCCTATGCCTCTCATTTTGTCGGCGGTTACTATTTCGCTTGCTTTAACCTCTAACATCTTATTTCATTTTAAATATTTCAAATACATATATCCAGCTCAACAAAAATACTACCGGGCAGTACATTGTCTCTACCAAACTCGCATCTCCTTTAAATTGCCTGATTGACCAAACAATCATAGATGCAATAACGCCAGACAAGTATATAAATAAAACTACCTCAATCATACCAATTTAAGTATATTATCAATTACAGGATATGCCTTAGAATAAATCTCAAACTCGGCATGACGCCGCCTAAGAGGTTCGTACATGCCTTTTAATGTCATACCCATCATCTTAAGTTCGGTCTTAGCATTTTTCAGCTTAACCAAATCTTGCTGTGCATACAACTTAAACAAATCGGCTGCTCCTTGCGCTTCTCCATTATACATCAGTTCCTCAAAGAATCTCATCTTTACAAAATTATCCACATAATCCAATACCAGACCTTGAGGCGTGTCTGGTATAATTATATTAGATTCTCCGTCAAATGGAAGAGACCGGTACTGCATGTAAATAGGACCATCGAAATTAGCATACAAGAATCCGTTTACGATATTTATCTCATACGGACTATCCTTGATTACCTTATTCCGGCATTTACTCAAACAAGAATCACGAAGCATAGGCTTAGCAAGACCTAACATTACCGGCCGGTCATAATAGCAACGAACTTCATGATCGCGATCATGAACATTGATATAAAATTTTTCAACTATCACCTTCTCGCATTCTTCTTTACAACATTCGTTGCACGAACACCATCTATAGCTTCTTTCGGTACGTTCTTTCCAAGCTATTGTATTTTGAAGCTCTGGTATCACCTTATCACCTTCAGGCACCTCATATCCTTTAAAATCGCATTTGAAAGCCAGAATAAGATCAAAGTAATCACCAGGCATACGGGCCTGCCCTCGCTTGACATCCACTACCGCTTCTTTGCGCATAGTAATATCACCTCCAAACTTCTTCAGGGCAATTTCTACCCATTTGTAGATGGACACCTCATCTATCAGATCACGCTTGTCAAATGATCTTAAAGACGATTTTAACTCTATGATATAATCTTCGACTGTCATAACAAAAAATATGGAGGACAGGAAACGAACCTGACCTCCACAAAGATATAAATAATCTGTCTAATGCCCTATTTTGTATTTTCAAAAGTTAGGATCTTCAAACTTACCATACTTCAAGAAAAGGCTCCTACACTTTTCCTTTATCCCCTTAAGTGTAGCCTCATAACCGGCTCCTGTCATGTAGATGGTTTGCTGATTAACTCTTTCCCCGGAATATTTGTCAACAAAATATGATCTATACACACCAAACTTATTTTTGACAATATCACTGTATAACTCCCATCTACCCTGCCCATTTCTGAACATGAACTTGACTTCCTCAAGAAACAAACGAAGATTCTTTTCTGCGATGATGATTCCATTCTGCTCAAGCTTCTTCGCCACATCTCTAATCAACCACATGTTTTCATGATCAACCTTCTTAAATGACTCTGCAAACTCCACATCAGGACGCTGCTCTTCTATGGTCTTAATCGCCTGTTGTCTCTCCGCCTCTGCTTGTGCTCTCTCGGCTATGGCTCTATTTTTGGCATCAATCTCGTCAGCTAATGCTCTTAATGCAGATGGATAGTCTTTCGGTGTTATAGAATAGGAGCCGGTTTTTCTTATAGAGGGAAGAACTTCAGATGTTACCCATTTCTTGAATTTTTTAGCAAAATCCATCTTTGATCCAAAAATCAAGCTGTATAATCCAGACTCATTGATTATCAGTATTTTAGTGTTTGGAGTGTAAGGGCGGAACGTTTCGTTCCACCCCTGTGTATCAGGCACTTTCATTATTAGCCTATCGTCTTCATCTACATGATCCCTTATCGCTTTTCTTGGATTAGTGTACCCTAAAAATGAAGCTATAGGAGATCCTATAAAATACGGTTCTTCGTCAATAATAATAATTTTTAGCTCTCCAAAATCTGAATTTTTGAAAGATGATACGGTTTTAACCTCTTTGCTAAATTCCATTTCGTTGGATTCCGACGTCAAAATAATGTTACTGTTCTTCGCATTGTTTTGAAAATTGCTTACATTTGTTCCCATAATAGGAATTTTACTTTTTATATCCGCCAGCCTGAGAAGGTAGACGGATATGCAAATATAGCGATTAACCTATATCAATAAAGGGTAATCGCTATATTTTTTTTACATGTTCCTATGATTGAGTTCTCGATCTTCGAAAACTCTCTTAATCTGGAAATCTTTAAACACTCTTCTTTTAGCAAGTATTTCATTATACATAAATCGGTATCTTCGTCCTTTATTCATTTTAACCCTTAGCTTCTTTTTCAAGCTATCTTGTATTACAAAATGGTAATATCTTTTGGAGTCTGCGAAATCCATAGCCAGGTGGTTGTAGAGGTAGCCGTTGGTGCCGAGCCTGCTCACGATGTCCAGGTCCCGCCTGACAGCAAAGCGCTGCCCCGGTATAAGCACATGGCATAAGTATCCTACGTTATCTACGTAAACACCGGCATCAGCTTCCACATAATGTTCTGATACGGTTTTCCATATAATAGATAACAGCCTTAAAACCTCTCCTCTGTCTCTTATCATACCTTTCTTAAAACCATTCTTTCTCTTCATAAGACGATGGTAGTAGGCTACAAAATACGGTGATTGTATCGATGTTCTTTTCATGTCACTAAGTTTATATAAAAATGGGTCTTGGTTTCACAACTAAGACCCAAATAAAGATAAATAATATTTTGTTATTGAACAATTTGACTTTTCTGATTGGAATCAAGATTCGGATTTTCATCGATAGGAATCTGTAGCCTGAATGCTACTTCCTTTATCGTCTCTGCCACTACGTACTCAATTAACTTAACAGGGCAGATAAATTCGTATTCCCATTCAGACTCACACCCTTTAGGTGTAGGATCGCAGGCCATTAACTCCAGCGCCTTCTTTCTTCTTGTTGTAAAAAACTCTACGTTAATAAGCTCTATATGAAAATCCGGTATATAAATATAGTCGTTTTCTACATAATAAAAAGGACGACGTTCTTTAACGTATTTAACATACGGTCTTTTTTGTTCATTACGATACGACTTTATTTCAGCGAACTTAAAAAATATGGTGTTATCTACGTTAGTCACCTTAGTAATAGCCGGTCTAAGGGCAGAATAAAGAAGCCCTGGAAGTTTATGCTTTGATCGCATAAGTGTATTGCACAATGCAAATTCGGCATCACAACAAACTATTTTGTCAACTTCAATCATTTCCAGACAAGTAACGTAAGTTAGGAGCCGGTGATCACCAAGCAACGTCCCATCATCCCATCTTTGGGCTGTATAAGATTCGGCTTTAGTTCTACCGATATTCAATATCCATCTCCGACTAACATGGGAGTCTTTATCAAGGGCATGGATGCCGTTTACGACTCTTGATACAAATTCACCATTCGTAATCATGCTCCCCTCCTTTCTTTCGCTCTTGATTCTCTTGATTTGGCATTCAAGATCCTCATATAAATCTCTCTTTCACTCATGCCAGATATGGTTTTTATAGCCTCATCCAACATAACTTTCGTATATAAAGGTTTAGGGAATCCCTTTATCTTAACCGGATCAGGAACTAACTTAGCCTTCCGATATTCATAAAATTTCTTAGAAGTTACATTAAGATAAGAAACAGCCTCTTCTCCGGTATAGTACTTAGCCGGATTAGCAAGCTGCGTCCATGTCTCAAGATCGTTGGCTGTAAGATGATCACATTCCCCGCTTAAAAACATCTCCTTTATCTTATCGCATACCGCTGCACCACTTTTACGCAGCGTCTCTGTCAGAATTTCTTTCATTTTCAAAACACCCTGTTCTAAATCTAAAAACAATAGAGGCAATGATTATCAACAGAGTAACAGCCATAACAGACCACACTACTATATTGTGCTCAATAGGCATCTCTATATTAACCGTAACCCATTCTACACAGATATTAAAAATCATGCTATAGATCAATAACCTATGCCATATACAAAACCTGAACATTCTTGAAAAAGCCAAGAGAAATAGGTCTCATGATAGAGAATGACCTAATATCGGATACAGCCAATTAGTGATACTAAAAGGATAAAACTCATCAAAAATGCTGGCTAACATAATAACCTGCATCAATACAGGATAGTACTTTACAAACGTCACACAGACATTCCTTTGTCCTTTGCTAATAAACTTGTTGCTCATAATAAATTGTTGTTATGTTATTAAAATGGGGAAGGCGATCAGCACCTTCCCCTGGTTTTCAATCACTTTTTAGTGCTCGTCTTCTTTCTTTTCATCTTGCCTCCAACACTACCGCCTTGGCGCATTTTAGGTTTGTCTTTCTTATCGACTTCACCACCCTGACGAGCTTTCTTTTTACAAGCCATGATACTAAAAATTTAAAATTGAATGATGTGCAATATTAATCATTTTTATCCTAATAGACAATACTTAAAACAAAATATTATAATCCAAAAAACATTCAAGGGAGAGAACTAAATCCCCTCCCTTGTTAATTATGCTGGATTAAGATTCATCTGAGAATAAGAGTATTTTAAAGTTCCTCTATCATCACCGCACTCAGCTCCATCTACGATAAAGTTGTAAGAAGCAGGTGACTCATTATAGACATTAAATATACCACCATTCTTGGAAATACCTGTTTTTTCAAATTGTCTAACAGTAGCACTCTTATACAATTTGCCATCATAGGATACGTTTATAGTTCGTATATACCATGTAGTATCCTTATTCTCATCTTCAACATGAACATATCCTGCCAATATACCTCCCGCTACAGCTCCGAAATACGAACAAGAGCTTCCGGGCTGTTTTCTCCGGGTTGTAGTTCCAATGCTTATAGTAGCTCCAGGTATCTCACGGTAACTAGAATCTACAACCTTGATGTCGCAAGTATAAATTCGTATATCTCCATTTTCATCTCCAGTCCACTCGAATCCAGCAATACACTTGCCGGCTCCAGGGTTATAAGAAACATTATTCTTCTTATAAGTAGCCCAAGAACCGTTTTTCAATGTGATATGAGCGGGTACAAGCTTGACCTCAGCCGCAGCTTGTGTAACATTTATTTTCAATGTTTTACCACTGTCATTTTGAGTAAGCACAACGGATCCAGTACGAGAAGAAGATGTACTTGTGTTGGCAGTTATCTTAAGAACACAAACCATACTATCAGAAGCCTGATTTTTATACTCAGTCGTAATCCAAGAAGGTTTAGACGTAGTGGCAAAACCATGATAAGAACCATTCAATGTACTTTTGATTGTATATTGAGCATCATTAGATGCAGCTTGAACAGATAAAGATTTATCTGAAGTAGTATTATCATCGAATGTGAACTTATACAACATTTGTCTTGCCTGCGAAATACTAAGAGTAATTGTCTTTCCAGATTCATTTTGAACAAAAACAATGTCACCAGATCTGGAAGAAGATGTTGTATTAGCAGATAACGTCACCACAGCCTTCATACTTTCAGATGTCTGATCTATGTAATCGACAGAACACCAAGAAGGTTTCGATTTAACAGAAAAACCTATATATGAATTACTCTTGGTACTTATGATAACTTCTTCAATATTCTGAGATTCTCCAGTTACAGACCTCGACTTGCTCGTTCTTCCATCATGGAACTGAAATTCGTATGGAGCATATCCACATTTTCCAACTTCATATTCGTATTTGTATTCGGCATGACCACAATCATCATAACGAACGTATTTCACTTGATCATTCTTACATCCATTTTCTTGCCAAGAACCGTAAGATCCACAATTACAGCAATTCCTACAACTTACAGAATATTGACGATTTATGCTACCAGAACAGCTATCACGATAAGCATCATACTGAGTATGGCCCACACAATCTCCTGTTCCGTAATAAGACCAGGCTGTACAAGTTTCTCCACCTCCATTAACCCATCTTGTGTTGTTGTAAGAAGAAGAGCATGGATTGGTGTCACGTTGTTGCTTCTGAGACGTACAACCGTCGCAACGGGTACTTCCGGTATCCGACCAAGAAGGAGTTGTGCTATCAGCTACGCAATCACCGCTTTTGTTAGCTACTGCCTGACCTTGGGAATTTACAGCATCTTGAGCCTTCTTATTAGCATCAGCTTGACTGATATTGGACGTAAATGGACCACCTACTTGATCTTGGGTTACGGTAACAGACGAACCATGCTGACAGCTTCCGCAATTGTTTCTGGTGAAGACCTTACTTGCCTTACCGGTCCAGGTACAAGTTCCCTGCGCGTCAGCAAGAGCCTGTCCCTGCTGTTCGACGGCAGCCTGAGCCTTGCTATTTGCGTCTTCCTGACTTACGGTAGACGTAAAAGGACCGCCAGTTACATCATCTTGGTCTATAGTAACCTTAGATCCGACACCTCCGTCAGCACATTGCTTTGTAAATTGTTTGCTATATGTTCCAGTCCAGGCACATACTTTGTCTCCGCCTTCTACCCATCGTTCATTTTCTCCACCATAGCATTCGTTGGTATTAACCTGTTTTTTATAAGATTTACCACCTTCACATTTGGTTTCGAGCGGCTCGGAATCTTCCCATACAGGGTCGGTGTTATCTGTTTCACACGTTCCGTTCTTATTAACATAAGCCTGACCTTGGGCTTCTACGGCTTCCTGAGCCAGCCTATTTGCCTCTTCCTGACTTTCATTGGAATAGAACGGTCCACCTACCATGTCTTGTGTTACGCTCATCGGAACGCCATGCTGACATGATCCACAATTGTCTTTCGTAAATTCCTTGCTATATACGCCTACGAACCTACATTTACCTTTTTGGTTGGCAATATTCTGTCCTTGAGCCTTAACAGCTTCCTTGGCCTTATTATCAGCATCTTCTTGACTTACGAAAGAAATAAAAGGATTGCCTTCAACATCAGCTTCACTTACTTCTACCTCCGTTCCCGAATCCGGTATCTCACAATCGTTTTTCTGGAACGTTTCTGTATAATGACCGGTCCAACTACAAACCTTATTTCCGCCATCTACCCAACGTTCTTGATTGTGAGTTTCAGAACATTCGTTGGTATCACGTTGCTTTTTCTGAGACTTACCTTCATTACATCTAAGTTCTTCCGGAACAACGTCTTCCCATACAGGATCGGTGCTTAATGGTGTACAGTTACCATTTTTATTAGCATAAGCCTGACCGCCTTCTTCTACGATCCTACGAGCTTCTGCGTCTGCTGCATCCTGGCTTTCTGTTGATGTAACAGGGCTTCCGTTTACCATCTCAGCCGTAACCTCCATCTCTACACCTTTATGACAAGCCTCGCATTCGGGAACGAATCTCTTGCTGTAATGACCGGTATATACAGTCATATCTTCACAATTACCTTTATTGTTGGCAATAGCCTGACCTTGCTCTTTAACAGCAGCCTGAGCCTTGTTATTAGCATCAGCTTGACTTACGGTAGATGTGAAAGGAGCACCAACAACATCTTGTTCGGTTACGGTAATCTTAGATCCTACCTGACCTTCAGTACAATCATTTTTGGTAAATTCCTCACTGTATTTACCAGTCCACGTGCAATGGCCGTCCCGGTTAGCTATGGCCTGGCCCTGTTGCTCGACAGCAGCCTGAGCGAGCGCGTTAGCCGTCTCCTGGCTTTCGTATGAAGTAAAAGGACCACCGGTTACATCGTCTTGGTCTACTGTTACCTGAGAGCCTACGCCTTCTCCTTCACAATTGTCTTTTGTGAATACCTTGCTATATACACCAACAAACTGATCTTTATCGATGCAAGTACCTTTCTTATTTGCAAGATCTTGTTTCTGTTCTTCCATAGCAGCTTCAGCCAGCGCATTAGCTGCCTCCTGGCTTTCCCTTGATACAAAAGCATCTGGATATCCGGCAAGATCCTTTTCAGTCAAATCAACGAAGCTTCCGGTCTGAGATTCGGCATCGCAATCATTTTTCTGAACACGAGCCGAAGCCTTTCCTATAAAATAATTAGGATCCTCAATGCATTCACCATTAAGGTTGGCTTGTTCTTGGCCGTTTCTCTCTATATCATCAAGAGCTTTCTTATCAGCATCTTCTTGACTTACGTCTGATGTGTATTTACCGGCTTCTACTGTGTAAGTGTAAGGCGCTCCGATAAATCCATCTTCACAGTTATTTTTATAAAATACTTTTGACTTCTCTACGTTATACCATAAATTTGTTTCACATGTACCATGCTCATTAGCATAACCTGGACCTTCAGCTTCCAAGGCATCCAAAGCCTTCTGATTAGCATCCTCCTTAGAAACAGAAGAAGAAAAGCGGCCGGCTTCTACAACGTACTCTACCATAGATCCAACTTCAGTCACCTCACAATCTGTCTTTTGGAACATCTTGGATTTCCTGTCGTTGTACCATTTTATGGTATTGCAAGTACCATGAGAATTAGCATAGTCTTGACCTTTGGCATTCAACTCAGCTTCAGCCTTACGGTCGGCATCTTCTTGGCTTATGGTAGAAGAAAATTGCCCGGCTTCGATAGTCATAGTAACCAAACTTCCTTCTTCAGTATCAGGATCGCAATCGTTCTTTCTAAACGACTTTGATTTCTTAACATTATACCACAATATGGTTATACAACGACCATGCTCATTAACCCAGTTCTGACCATTTTGCTCAATGTCTTTCATAGCCTTGTCATCAGCATCAGACTGAGATATGATAGACGTGTATTTTCCGGCCTCAACAACATACTCAAGCTCTTCCCCTTTCTCTGTTTCAGGATTACATCCTTCTTTTGTGAAAAGAGCTGACTGTCTTTTATTTCTATAAACTACCTGTTCTTTTTTTTTATGAACTAACGTATATTCCTCAGATACGCTACCGTCCCTGGAAGACACCCTTATCTTGACACTTCTGTTGACACCAGTATCATTTTCATCAAAGTAAATATTAACCTTACTGTTAAGACCGCCTTCTTTCTTATCTATGTTCGCCCAACAATTATCTACTTTCATTCACTAACCCTCCATCTTAAATTTTTGGGAGTTGTACTTACGTTGATTACCTCAGAAGATCCATCGGAATCAAGATCAACAACATCCTTGTCCAGGTGAATTTCCTCCTTATCCACAGACTCGCATTCAACTATTTCAATAACATAATCTTTTATATTACTTTCTATACTTAACTGCGTGCTTGTTTCATCACCCTCAACCTGTTCAAATTCCTTATCCAATTTGATGTAAGGAACAACCTTTCCGGGTTGATAGATAGGAATCAGTACACCATTTATAGTTATATTCTCATTAACTTCATCCCCATCCTCATTACCAGGCATGGAAACAATCATCGAAACCTGGAACGTGTCTTCAAGACCCGGATCACCAGGGAAACCATAATCAAGCCTAATATCATTGACGTCAATATTTAGACCGGAAGCAGTAGTAAATACCTTTATGACGCTCTTTATCTCTCTTTCCCCTGTAATAAGGGAATTAATAGAAGCAGCGTTGGTGGTAATAAGGATCTGCTTATCTCCACCAGATATAGGGAACTCCAGCCTACTAACCGACACTTCTGTAATCTTAATACCTTTTTGCTTGAAAGTAATGGCTTTCATGCTTTCAGTATCGGATTTCTTTACAATTCGGATAGTGATCCTGTCTTCCCTTCCTTTCCAAGATGGAGCATCGAAATTCATTTTATCACGACCGACACCCTCCTTCTTGTCCGAGGTAAGCCAAGAACCATCATCCATCTTATATATTTTCTCTCTCGACATAATTATCCTCCCTAATTTAAAGTGTCAACTCCCATTCAACTCCATCATCGACAACCACCTGAACCGTAGCCGTACCTCCTGTAGCTTCAAATGTTATGTCAGTAGGAATAACGTCGAATATCTCTTGTACACCTACACATCCTAAGCCACAGATAATGTCCTTAAACCATTCCTCTTTAGCATATTTTTTAAGAACCTCTTTAAAGAACTCACGAAGCCAATCCGAATCAATGGATTCCTTAAGTATGGTTTCTATTATTTCCTTAAGCCAAGATTCGTGCATTTCCTCTTTCAGAATCTCTTTAATAAGCTCGATAATAGTTTCTTTATCTAACTTATCAGAAGGCACAGAGCCATCAACGAGATTACCCCCACATATAAATCCTTTGCATTTTTCTGCCATTTCTCATCCTCCTAAATTAACAATGGAACCCATAAGAACTATTTGCCTCTTCTCGGTAAACAACCCTCACTTCAGCAAATTCGTCTTGTTGACACATATCCCGGCAGAACCTAACAGTACGACCTTGGACTTTATACATATCAGAAGGCACGACACCCCCGCAATAAGATACGAGCAAAATCTCTGCCGGATCTTTCTTTAGAACCACATGAGAAGTACCGTCAAATACCTCCATATTAACAGATCCACTTACGTTAATAGCCCTTGAAACGTATTTAGCTAAATTAGCCAAAGCTCTGTCTAAAGGCATACCATGATACAAACCAGCTTCTTCTATAGTTTCTCCATCATAGAATATGTTAGAAGAAGGAATATTGCAATGATGTGGGCGTTCGCACCCACCATGACTGCCAAAACAACCGTTGTTACCTGTTATTGCCATTATTCAAAATATTTATTTTTTGTTTTAAAAATTCTATTTCCCTATCCTGGTATTCCATACGGCATATCATTGCATTGATTAAAGCCGTAAGATCAGATTTCTGAGCCAGACTGAAGTAGCCAGCGTTGATGCCGTCAGCGCAGTACACGCAGTTCGTGCAGGTGTATCCGTCCGGGCATGGCACCGGCGTCTCGTCCACATGTGGAACATATACGTGTTTGCCACTTAAGTCCTTACCAATTTGTGCACTCTTTTCCATTTTGTAACTGTTTTTCAAGTTGTTCAACCCTTTGTTTTAGAAGCGTATTTTCTTCAACCATCCTATCCAAAAACTTATCTATGTTTTCAAAAACCAGCTCTATATTATGCATAACCTCATTATAAGGCATACCTGGAGTTAATTTGGATATGAATGTCTTGCATCCTGTATAATGAATGCAATGATCGCTTAAATGACCATACGGGCAATCGCATTCTTTTGGAAGAATTTCGCAATTGTCCGTACAGTCATTACATGGATCAGACCCGATACAAATATTAGATCTCAGAATATCAGGTCTGTCATCTTTACAAGTGTTACATGAGTTCATGACTTTCTTTTTTTTGGTGCAAGATAACAATTTTCATTCACACCATCACAATAAGAAGTCAATCAATGTATTCCAAGCGGTTAGTGCTGCCTTTAAAAACGTATCCGCATCTGTTTTCTATCTCTACATCGGTAATAGGGAGAATAGCATCTTTGCCATAAGTAGGTTCACATTTTGAAATGAAATGCCCATCAAACCTGCGGTTGACCGACGTCTAACAACAGTTGGGCAAGGCCGCAATAGTAGCGAAGCGAATTATGGACAGCGGTATTCGCAATCAGAGCACGAGGCGAGCAAAGACCGTTGAGCGCATTACCGCCAAAACGAGCAGCCACTCTGGACTTTATACCGACAGATGAAGCCCAGTAGCAATTGTCCCATGTGTAAAAAAATTCCCCTGTTCTGAAACCTCCCCCTTTTTTATCCCTCCATCCGGTATAAGGGATACGGTGTAAAGCATAACTATCTCCTAAATTTTGGGTAGTTGCTATCTTTTTATATTTAGATTCAAAATTAAAAACCTCACCATTATTTATAGTAGACCTTTTCTCATATGTCCATTTCTTTTGATCTGGCTCTATATAGATATCAATAGTATTACCTATTCGAGTGACATTAGGATCATTTAAACAAGTCCCTACCTGTTCGTATCCCCCTCCACAATATCTAAAGATGTCTCCACACAAATTCATACCATCGAATAAAGACATCCTTAAAATAACTTCCAAATCAAATTCTGCTGGTTCGTCATTTTCGTCTAAGGCCGATATGGTACCAGTCATTTCCTTAAACACAATAACATTCATATGACCTTCGATCATACTCTTGGCTCCCTGGACGTTCTTATACCAGTATTTTCCTCCGTAAAAATCAAACTCTAATCCTTCCTCTACTCCTGTCTCAAATGCAAAAGAAGCCGCCATCTGGCTTTCCATGCACTGTTCTTTAGGATACTCTGAATTTATGAGGTTAGAAAAACGAGTTGTTTTAGTAGGTTCATAATGGATAATAGAAGCATCTGTAGCCCATGCTCCATACAGCCACGACTCTTCTCCCTTTTTACGGTATTTCACTCCTCCGTATTTGCGATAATTGACATCATTACCTATTCCGTTATTACTTGATATTCCGGAACCGAAAGTGTCTGGATTAACTAAGTATTTAGTACCGTACAACATTCCAAGGTATATGATATACGCATTCAAAGTCAAAAATCCACCTTCTGAAAAAGGATAAGAAGATTCAGTATCTACGTTATTAGCCCTCGAATACTTAGCTATATTGATTTGATTTACATCATTGCTTCTCGGATAAGTTCTTCCATTTAGAAACATCGTGCAAGCGTTACCAACTCCGGCTCCGGATTTACAATTTGTTTCTCCCTCATACAAGAAAAAGAAAGATCTTGCCTTGGAGTCTACTGTACATACCGGTCCAGGAGATAAGGCCGTGGGTGGCAGCACAGGGCACGTCTGGCGCAGGTCAAGTCCGTCCAGCATAGGAACCGTGTCTGCGTCGTACACCCCAGACCATATTTTCCCACTTTTTCCAACTACCTTATCAACTACATACAGACTCTTGCTACATCCTAAGAATATGCTATAATTCTTTGAAGTAGTCTCCCAAGGTCTTAAAATCCTTACCTCTGATCCTGATACATTATAAAGTTTTTGACCAATACCATACTCTTCGTAAAAAGCCTTAGCGTCAAATGCTCCGGCATCACAATACTTATTTTTATGACCGTTATCCAAATACAGTTCCACATCGCATTCGGCTCTCATTTCCTCGGTTATACCTACCGTAGGAGCAAAATCTCCGTTTTCAAATCTAAGGAGATTATTCTTACGAAGCTTTCCTACCGGACGCACTTTGTCTCCGGTATTTTGAGTCATGTCTATAAGATAAAAATCCCAAGAAGGGAGAAGGCTTTTGTCGCCAACTGATTCTGTGGCTTCTGGAGGAAGCTGATCCTCAGCCCAAGCGGATGCCGATCCTGAAGCACCTTCTTTAAGAACGTTGAAAGTATTACCATCAGACAAAACAAAAGGCTCAGATTCCTCCCCTTTCTTCGATAAAAACTTTTCCCTTTTACCAACTTGATTAACGACGATGTTCTTCTTAGCCTTATTCCCTTCATCGGAAATAGTGTAATTCAAAGTCGTATCAAGACCTTCATTTATTTCAGAAAACACCGACACCAGTTTATCATTCTCACCTTCTGTCGGATTAAATTTTACGTTGCTCATTTTCAAAAATCAAATTTGCATTCATCAACAACAGGCTCGCATTTGGTATTTTCATTAACCCATTTCATGCCCTCTTCTTCCAGTATCTTCTTAGCCTTTTCATTGGCATCATCAACGCTAATGAAAGACGTTACGGTACCAGCGTATATCCTCCTGTATTTCTCAGGAGCCTTCCATCCTTCCTTACAACGTTTACTAAACCAACCATGTTGATCTTCGTTGTAATAAACGGTTTTACATACTCCAGATTCGTTAGCGGCAGCCTGCCCTTCTTGCTCAAGAATCTTCGCAGCTTCGTAGTTGGCTATTTCGGTACTAAACTTAGACCATACACGCCCGGCCTCTACCACGTGATGTGTGGGTTGTTCTTGTTTTTGACCATCAGGACAATCATTTTTAAAGAAATCCCCTTCCTGTCTTGTGTTATAATATACCTCGCAACAGCCACCTACTTTATTAGCATACAACGGACCTTCTTTATCCGCAAACTCTTCCGCTTTCCTATCTGCATCATCCTGGCTTATATCCGAACAAAATTCAGCCTCATGAACGATAAACGTTTCTTCAGAACCAAGATCTTCCGGACAGTCAGATTTCTTGAAAGCTTTTCTGTATTCCTTGTTGTAATACATCTTTTTCATGACAAGATCTTATTAAGTTCTTCTTTAAATTTCTGAATCTCGTCCGGGCACAACCCGCATTCCCCTTCACATACGATTCTTCTCATACGATCTATTTTAAGAACCGTATCCATATCAGGCTTGATACCTACCTTATACTTATGATATTGTAGATACTGATCAGCCTTACATGCTATAAAACGATCAGCACACTCACATAAGTAAGATGAAGGGAAAAGAATTTGCTGTGTACTTCCGGTAGCTGACATATCATTTCACAGTAAAATACCTGGCATATTCTTTGTTTATGTATTCGGAATAAGTAGCAAGATCATCCGGATCCGGGCACTCGTTCTTCAAATTAACAATCCAGCCTCTTACCAGCTTTTGAATATCAGCATACCTTTTACTTACACCTCCTACAAACCTGAACTTGCGATGAAGGTCTATAATTTTCTTGTCCAATACAGCAAGTTCATCATATTTCTGAATACAAGCCGCATTAGAATCAGCTTTAGGTGTCGTATTCGACTGAGGCTTTATAGCCCGACTTTTATTAACAGAAGCAATGTTGCTTCTTCCACATCCACATCCCATAACTTATTTATATTTAATTGATTATATTTTACAACCACAATTTTCACAATTATTGAGAACGTAAATCAATTTAGATGCTTTTTCGTATAATTGTTTTACGTTTTCAAAATTCCCTAATCTCATATTGGCTTCAGCCGCAGCCAGCAGAAACTCTATTTCTTTTATTTTGTCAATAACGTCATCATCCTCATGATCACATAACACAGTTGACCTGGCCCATATCTTATCTATGTTAAGACGGATCAGATCTGTTTTTAAATACTTTCTGTTAAATGAATAAGAGGAAGGACTTCCTTTTATGGTAATATCGTATATACCATCTTTTAGGTTTTCAAAATCATTTCCGCGACCCGGATTTATGCCAAGAGTCTTACTGTTGAATACATTCAACTGATTCTTACCAAGATAATAAACATACTTATTCTCGTCTTCAGGTGGCACGATCTCTATAATAGCCGGTCTGTCTGCCAGTATCCCCCATTCCGACTGATCGGCTATACGAAGCGTTTTAGGGTTGTTGGTGCTTATAACCTCAAAATCAAGATGAATGTTGTTCATACTCTCTTCCCATCCCATTCTGGTAAGGGAATCATCGTATCTGGCTGTTATATCAGCTCCCTCTACTTCAGTGCTATTAACACGTACCTCGGTACCATTTATCTTGACTCCTACTATTTGGGCCACCAATGACTTAGCCATACCAAACATAGGAACAATGATTTCTCCGTTGTAATCAGTTCCTTCATTTGGATACTGTACTACTTCCGTCTTGTACAAACCGTCATTTCTTCTGGCTACTATTCTAATAACCATCTGATTTTCCACATCGTAGTCGGTCATTACTATCCTGACATAGAAAATGTTATTTCTTATCTGTGGTAAAATATCGATATAATTCATAACTTACCTTTTTCCACAAAGATAAGTAAATGGGGTGATAAAAGTTTAAAATGTTGTGTATTAAATAAAATAGGACGTGATTATTACCATATCCGATAATAGATTCCAGCGCCTAAGTAGGGGGAGAAGCCCTCGCGCCCAACCCCATACCCTGCCGTCAGTCCTATGCCCCAGCGCCGGCTCTTTTCGTATATTATTTCTTTTTTGTGGTAGATGATCATCGTGTCCAAATTAGGTCTGTATCCGCTTATAACAGCCCGATAATCATCTGTGTTGTATGTTTTTCTTTGTATAGGAATATTGATATAGACAGTGTCTTTTATCGTATCTTTTTCAACTATAGCATCCATAGGGAAAGGTATTTCTACCTCCCCTACGTCAACTATATACTGAGGAACAGGAATAGGTTGGATAATGGTGTCTATTACCGTATCTATTTCTATATCGTGTATTATTTCTTTCTTCTTGCATGTTTTACCAAATAAGAAAGACATAAAACACAGTAGAAGAACTCCTAACACATGACTGACCCTCATTTTTTGCAAACACATTTCTTACCCTCCTTATCTTCAGCTAAAAGTTCTTGTATATCACCGTTGTTAATACCTTCTTTAAGCTCTTCTCCGAATGGAACTTTTTGCCACCAACTTACTTTGCTAAAGAAATACTTAACGCCTTTTACTATCATCAAATCAGGTGCAAGGTCACCGAGGCGTTTGAATGCCATCCCACCGTATAATATTAAGGCAAATATTGTAATCCACTGAAGAAGCATATCTATAAACTCTGGAGATTTATGTCCTCCCATAGACATAATAAGATCCATTCCGGATATGGTAAATAACCCGAAAGAACAGGCCGCAAACTCAAGAAGAATTTTCAAAACTCCCATTTCGCTTATGCATGTCAATATCTTAAAAGGCCTCTTTCTCTTTCTTCGGATATAACAGTGTTTAATACTTTTTATAGTAGCTAACAAAAGATTTATAGCTAATATAAACAATATAGAATATATAAGGTGGTGAATCTCCTGGAAATTCATCCATAATGCTGATAATCCGGAAATGAGAAAAGCCCAGAAACTTTCTAAATTCATCCTTCCTACAAATCTGTAAGCCATATTAGAACATAGTTACTTTCTCGCTACTTCCAAGAGAGTCATATACGTCAATATGGACCCAATTGGTACCTGATTCTAATCTAATAGGACAAGGAAGTAAATCCTGCGACTGAATTATTTTATTCCTTGCCTCCTCTGCCGTCATGCCCTTAGCATCGAAATCTATGGCTGCCCCAAGCATATGAGGACTGATATACAACGACCCTGATACGGTCTTTGATTTTACTATATCCGAGATATTGTTCCTAAACCCACGCTCATCAAACCTTCCACCCGACTTCCAGGTATTAATCGTCATCGGAGTTTTCAAAATGTCTTTCCTTAAAACCAGTATCGTGTGAAGCAATTCAGTTCTTAAATACCTCCAGCAAAGATCTTTGTCTCTACCGTATTCTTTAGGACCAACTAATTCAACAATACTAAAATACTGACTCAATTCTTTTATAATATCACTTCTTTCCATAACTTAACCTTTTTCACAAAGATAATCAGAACCTTACCAAATATTAAAATAAGCGGAGTTTGGATTAAAGAAAAACCCCTGCATAAATAAATATACAGGGGCCATCCATAACATTAACAACAAATTACGACCTAAACAACCCTTACGTATCCGGCTGATACAAGATCAGAAAGATTCTCGTAAGCCAAAGGGATGCCTGAATCTCTTATGCAAAGATACTTAATTTCTTTGTCTATGTAATACTTTCCGTTCTCTAAAATAGAATTATATACCCAAGGAATAGGATCGTCTACGGTACCTGAATGCTTTTCTTGAACAACCATATACAGACTTTCGGCTCCACCTCCCTGGCCAGGAACCCAATCAGCTTGTAGATTGTGATTTTGCCTTACTTCAAACAAAGTCCAATCCAAATCTGAAGGCTGGTTTTTACTACGAAAACGCTGCCCCTTTACAACAGCAGTTCCCATAGGAAGACCTTTGTCGCCATAAACTCCATCCTTGTCCCAGATAGGGTACAATCCTTTTATCTTAAGAGCCAGACTCTGGTCAGTATTCTCCAACATAGCCGGCGTATTGATCATCGCCCTCATGTACATGGCTGTAGCCTTCTCCGGATCGTTAGCTTCAAGGATCTTATTTTTTTCTATGATCTGATCCTTTGTCCTTACCAACTTCTCAGGATATCCTTCATCCACTTTCATAGATTCAACTTCACTCCTGTCAATTTTAGAAGCTATTTCCTTTTCTATGGCAGCAGTACGATCATCGCATTCAGATTCATATACATGCATTTCATTCATTGCCGTATTAGCAATATCAAGCTCGTATTCTGAATCTGCTACGGATACGGTGTATATCCCGCTTCCTTTTGCTACATCAATATCGTTTTTAACCTTCTGCCTCATGCTGCTGTTATACCATATCTGTTTACCATCCAGACTATAAGAACGGACAGCATCAGAATAAGCATATTCCCTGGCTTCAGAAACTTTCTTGTCCTTAGCCTTGGCAAGCAACTCCTCTTCAGTTGGTCCAGGAGGCTCCGGGTCAAGCTGCATGGCAATAACTTCTTTCACACTCGCATCAGGATTGTTTTGATGGAATTTTTCTTGATCGGAATCAAGTTGAACCCATTTACCATCTAAGAAATCTCGGTAAGAATACCCTACTTCGTAAGAAGAGGAGTCCAACTCGTATCCTTCCCAATAAAAACCTTTTATATTCTTATTTACATAAAGCATATTCTATCCTTTCTATTAAGCTTGTTCACCTACTCTAATAACCAACTTATCATTGATATACCAGATACTTAATTCTATAAAACTATTTTTAGGTATCACTATGCTATCGCCTGACATACTCTGGAACTGTCCAGAGGTAGGAAGCGGCTGTGTGATGTCCGTGCCGGTGGTGTTGTTGACCCGCACCTGCCACTCCCTCCCAACATACTCAGAAGATACGGTCATAGACAGATTCGTAGCAGAAGCGACGTTGGCTATGATATTATGAGCACCTTTTGGTAAATTTGCCAATGTTGTAACAACCCTAGGGGGCATAGCCATAAAATTCAAATAAGACAATATCGTATTAGACAACGTAACCAGATTGTTCATAGCCTCATATGTCTTATCTTGAATAACAACAAAAGTCCCCACCTGAATTTCTATATCATATTCAGATGCGCCTACCGCTGAGTCGGTATTAGCAAATGAGGCAAATACTATTTTTAATTTAAAATTATTTTCAAAATCATTACCTTCTAAAAAATAATTCAAATAATAATAATCACCATCTAACTTACCTAATGTGATATTGTTATTGTATGCATCCAAAACTTTTGCAAACGAACTTTCATCAAGAGATCCGGAATCACCAGAAAATATGGATAAATCAAGATAGCCAGAATCTACTCCGGTACTTACCATACCAAGCGATTCAAGCACCTTGCCACCACCTTCTTCAGTAACCAAAATATATTCGTTATACACGTTTTTGGTTTCTGTAGACGCCACATCATCTTTTACAAGATACATGACATTATCCTTCGCCTCTTCAACAGTAGGAAGTTTGCTAACAATTTGCTTCTTCCACCCTGCCGCCGAAACAGCATCATCTATGTACTGTTTTGTTACATGATCTCCCCATGTCATATTACTAAGGAGAGTCTTGCTACCGTCTTGACTTCCGGCAGGGGGAGCCGGGATAAGGCCTCCTTTGCCCGACTCTGAGCCCGTCCCAGGAGCGGCCTGCACCACATTCTCAAGTCTGGAATCAACCTCCTGACCTTCGAATTTACTGTTATAACCTACTTCTGCCATTTTTTTTATTTCTTGTTAATTTTATCCAACAACTTCTTGATCTGGTCTACGATGTCCATCACCGCGCCAACCTTGTTTTTTACGTCCTCAACCTTCTGATCAATCTTAGAATCCAAAGCCTTTAAACGGTCTTCGTTTTTACGATACACTAAATACAGGGCTAAACCGATGATTGCTATCGTAAGGATATTAGCCAAAACGCATCCGATTATTATCTGAAACATGATGATTATATGGTAGATAACGCTACCACACGCTTTAATTATTCAACTTTTTACAAATATAGCAATTGTCCCAACCATAACAAGATCAAAGATGTTCGTTATTAACATCGGACACCCATTCTTTAGATGAAAGAACAGATTCAAACTCAGAAGAAAAGCTGTCATATACCGGATATGGGTATTGAGGTTCGTCATCAGCCTGCATGTCTAAAGACTTAAATAGAAGGTCATAATGTTCTACGTGTAAAATAACTTTAGAACCGTCTACGCTCGCTCTTGGGCTGTCTATTCCTAATTCACGTCTCTTTTCTTCAGATACGGAATCATATAGTTACATATTTCAATGAAATTCAAAGAAATATGCTTTTCTTTAAGAAAGTCCTATTCGGAGTTTCTTTGGTGAACTACAAACCTCTATCGGATTATAATTAAATTCTCCGACTTCTTTTCTTAGAATATTGAGAGCTCCGTTTAAATCAGCATTTATGAATGTTCCATTTTCTGATCTAAACAACCCTCTTTTAACTCTTCTACCTGCGTAGGAATCATGCTTTTTGATCGGTTCGTTGTCAATAAAGCTACATTTTGAAGTGTAACTTTCTTCTCTTAAAACAACTTCAATCCCATTTAGCTTACATTTATAACAAACCATTTCAATGAAAACAGCATGAGGGATGTTTACAAAGTTCTGATTATTTCGTTTTCCTATGTTAATTTCTTTCTTCCACCCATCGTTTTTGCCTATTACTACTTTGCAAACATTGTTGGAAATTAATTGATTAACTAACATCGTACTCGCTTTATGAAGATAATCCTTCACTTTGTTATTTCTCTTTGTTGTGAGTCTGTTAAGTCTTTTGCTATTTTTGCTTTTATTCCTCCTTTCAAGTTCTGAAGAAAGTTCGCTTTTCTTCTTATTGTAATATTGATTGATTGATTTCAAAGGTCTTCCGTTTATAATCAATCCTTTTCCGTTATTAAATCCGATTGTTGCAAGATTGTTCAATCCTATGTCAATTCCTGCATAAATCCCATTGTCTTCTTTCGCTTTGCATTCATTTGCTTTGTAAACGATTTCGACTACGATATGATCACCTTTCGGAATCACTCTAACTTGGATGGCTTTCCTATCCGTTTTTATGTAAACGCTGGTACCGGATAACTTTAAGTATCTTTCTCTGCTTTTATAAGAAACAGCTTGATATGTAAAATAAACCGGAAATCTACCGTTCTTTTTCAAGTACTTTGGGATTTCTGCGTCTTTTTCACCTTTCTTTTTGAGAGCAAAGAACGACTTGTAGTTATTCTCGACTATTTTCATCGTAGCTTGTGAAACCTTTGAAGGAAGTGCCCTATAGTCAGGATTATCGGATAAGACAAACTCTTTATTTAAAGAAAGATATCCCAAGAACTCTTCCGTATTGAAATAATGTTGTCTGAAAGCATATAAAGTAGCATTGTACAAGTTTTTAGATAAAAAGCATATATTATCCAATTCCTTGTATCTCGTGTCGCTCTTCTTAATTATATGTCTTTCAACAAGATTCATTTTTCAACACTATCCTTTTTAGAAAGTTCTTCTATTATTTTCCCTGTTCTCCTTTTCGACCTACGAAGTCCGTACACTTTACTGCAAAACGAGGTTATGATAGAGATAAGATCGGACATTATATCTTCTTTATCATCTTCCGCTTGGTTGATAACCTCTATTGATCTTCCGTTTATGTTAAGAAGAGTTTGTATGAAATTAAATCCAAATCTCGAAAACCTGTCTTTATGCTCAACAACTATGATGTCTATCTAATTGTCCTTCAAAAGGTTTTCTAATTTAGGACGTTTGTCATTCAATCCGCTTCCTACTTCCATTACAACCTTACTTATCTTGTATCCTTTCGCCATGCAGTAGGAGACAACTCTGTCTTTTTGAGCTATCAAATTGGACTTATTTTCAGAAGATGAAACTCTTGCATATACAGCGATTGTCTTTTCTTTATTTTCATCAACTACGATGCGTATTCTTCCTGTAGAAGTTCTTTCAATTTCAAGTTCTCCTTTATTTATCCAATTCCATACGGTACGCATTGTAACCCCATGAATCTTTGCATATGTACTCACTTTGTATTTCATATCTCAAATATAAAATAAAAATAAATGCAATGAACAAATTCGTTGAATATTCATTGCATTTATTTATTTTTAACTATCTGTTACAATACTTCTTTTGGTATGATAATAAATTTCATATTACTTTGATTTTAGGGTTTGTAAATAGTTATATGCTTTGATACAATCGTCTTTGGAGAGGACTTGGTTACTATAAATACTCATATTTTTGAAAGCTATTTGGGTAAATAAATTACTCAGATATCCTAATAATAGCTTATTACTGTATTCTTCTAAAGAACCCACTTTAACACTTATTGGATTCCAATTTTCATCATACACAATCCCATTAGAACAAATAGCTTTAAGAGATTTAATATTTTGCAATTCAGTAAAGTTTCCTCCAACTTCATGAATGTATATACGGATGCCTGTTGGAATATTATATACGAATAACACTCTTTCTACTACAATTCCACAATTAGATCTTATCTCTGTTTCTTTAAATCTCCATTCTCCAACAACAGTAAAATCTTTATTTAATGTAACAGCATTGACTGATGTGACTTTATCATCCACCCCATCAGTAATGAGGTATCCTTCGTATTCGGGGATTTGCTCGATGGTGACAACATGATCAGGATCAAAATCTTCTGCAAATTCTACAATCAATTGTCTAATTTGAGATGCGGGTTTATTTAACATGTGTATCCCATCTGTTGTTATATCTATGTATCCTGTTGTACCAATCCACCCCCATTTAAATTTTACACCATCCTTTAATCCTGTTACTTTGACTTTTATATCATAGCTTAAATCATTTTGTTTTGGTGCAATTATTAAATTGTGATCCCCTAATGCAAACTTTGAAAAAGACAAACTATATTTAGACGAATGCTGAACTGATGGATATAATTCAAATGGAGTTTTATACAACCCATACCCACTCCCTTCTGCAAACCCAAAATTCGACAGTACAAGATCATTACCATTGCCCGTAATGTTGGCAATAGTAGCACGATCTTCGTCCTCGTTGGTTTTGCCGGTGACAGTCCATGCCTGGTCGGGGAAGAGCCAAGGATAGGTTTTAACAAAGTAGTCTTTGATCTTGGTCAGTTCTTCTTCGGTGGCATCATGATCGAGAATGACTATTTCCCAAATGGCAGCATTTGCACAATAAATTCCAGAACGACACACTTGTAATATGTTACTTCCTTCTTCTGTAGCACCAGCATAAATAGTTTTACTATTATATGAAGTAGATGTTTGGTAGGTATAAAGTAAAGGTATTTTATAATCTGAAAGCCCAACACTTCTTCCCCAATTCCATGTTGATTTAGTTTTGCTTCTAAAATCTTCAAAACTAAAAGCAGCCAACCTATCGGTTGAATTAACTACTAAAGTGGGATATCCAATATCTTGAAAAGATAACCACTGTCTCAACGCCACAACCGTATATCCCTTTTCTTTAGTCAGAATAGGGAAGTTATTACAGGTACCGTAATCGTCTACTCCGTCAAAAACGAGTGCGCCGGGGTAGAGGGGAAGTTGTTCGATGGTGATGTTGCATGATTCCTGTAATTTTAAGAACCTGAATCCGTAATAAGCATTTTTAGCTCCAAAATCAAAACTTGGTAGATGATATATACCATCATTTTCAATTCTCATTATAACAGTTGGTCGTGTCCCATTCGAAATATATTCAATTCCTTGTCCGTCTGTTAAACCAGAAACTTTGATAGTACATGATAAAACCCTAAATCCAGTATCACTTGATTGTGATTGATAAAATAATTGAGCGAAATTATTGTCCTTTATTGATTTTACATTAAAAGACTTATAAGTCCAAGTAGCATCAATTCTTGATGCTACCTTATACCATTTATTGCTATCATAGTTCTCGGTATATCCACCTACCCCGGACATTCCCTTCCAAGCGAAATTCTTCATCTGTAAATCATGCCCATTACCTGTAAGGTCTTTCCATATAGGGTTCTCTGCCATTTGTTCATTAGTGAGACCTAATGCTGAATAACGAGCTACAATTCCTTCTATATCAGGAAAAGAATCCACTCTACATGGTAAATCTAATATCATTTTCGCATACTCTTTAAAAGGTATGGAAGTAGGTACATCATACCCTTTGGATATAAGGGCTTGCCTTATGTCCTCTTTGGTATTTATGATCCTCATTAACTTATCTGATATGGTTCCCATTACACTTCCTCCCCATTTATGTAATCTAATACCTGACCTATGTCTCCGATGTCCGATTTTATTGACTCTCCTTGAGAATGTATTTCAATAAGTTTCTGATATAAAGTGTTATCTCCTATACGATTCTTATCTGTAGCTTGTTCTTCGATTTTGGCTATCGTATCAGGATCTTCGTACTTAACGCCATCAGGGCCATACCATTCGTCTGTTAAATTCGTGTATTTATGACGAACTGGAGTCGATTTAGACTCCAGTGTTACTAAAAAATATTCGTTACAGCTCATGACAATAAGATTTAGTGGTTGCAACAATTACATCTACAAACTGTTCTCACGTATCCAGAGGGAATGGCAGCCAGCTCCGTCCCTACGGCGATCGCCGGGTCAGTGCTTTCCATGACCGTCAGCGCCATCTTATCTACGTCAAGGTCATTGTCGTAAACGATTTCTCCCTCAATGTAAATGCTCCCTGCATCAGAAACGTAGCAGTTTTTCACCTGCCTTATATGACGCTGTGTAGCAGACGCAAAATCGCACTCTATACTTAACCAACCTACCGGTATCTGATCGATATTGGATCCGATATTGTAATCAGGATCGGTTGTTTTAAGCACCATATGTCTCAATTCCCTTGTATTTCCGTATCCGTCCATTGTTATATATGTCCGGATCTGAACCTTGCCTTTTTCCGTCTTATAACAGTTTTCTACTATTTCTGTGTCAGATGTAGTAGCATCAGGGAAATCACAAACAATACGCTGCCATCCTTCTTGTATTTTGCTGAATGTGGCGCCTCTTTGTATATCAGGGTCGGTAGTTTCTAAAACAATAAGATACTCGTCCCGGACACCTATTATGCTATCTACCGACCTGTATCCACCAAGATGTATTTTGCCACCAGGAGTAGTGTAACATTCATCTACGGACATAATATGTCTTTCCGTAAGATCAGGGAAGTCGCATTCGGTTTTCGTCCATTCGTTAGGTATCTTATCTATTCTCGTCCACTGAGGATAAGCATCATCTGTTGTCTTAACAATATAATAATACTGTTCCCTTACACCAAGAACGGCATCAATAGCTTGATAACCTTTTATATTGACCTTACCACCATCCGTCTTGTAGCATTCGTCTACTTCAACAATTTCCCGGTCCGTCATGTCAGGAAAATCACATACCATCCTCACCCAATCTTCGGGAATGGAATCCAGCACGGCCCCTACCTTAATATCAGGATCAGTAGACTGAAGGACGGTATAAACCTCTTCCCTGGTCCCAAGAATATTATCTATGGCTACCAAACCTTCTACTTGCACTTTTCCTTTTTTAGTAGTGTAACATTCAAGAACGTAAGTTACGTCTCGTTCTGTCATGTCAGGAAAGTCACAAACCATTCGAACCCAATTCTCTGGAATTAGTTTAAAAACATGGCCGGCAGGGAAATTATCGTCCGTCGATTGAATAACGGTATAAATAGATTCCCTGATATTTATCTTATCATCTATGGCCTCCAATCCTTCTATTTCAACCTTACCATCCGGAGTCTTATAACATCTGTTGACGAACGTAATGTCGCGTTCTGTCATATCAGGAAGATCGCAGTCGATCATAACCCACTCGTCCGGTATTTTAGTAAGAACTTTACCTACCGGATTATCCATGTCGGTACTGTCGGTAATTCTATGGGTTTCTTTAAGAACATCCATCTGATCGTTAAGAAGATACCAACTCCATACTTCGACCTTTCCACCAGGTGTACGGTAACAGGTTTTGAAATCTTTGATAACTTTCTCAGCTATGTTAATCCACTCCCATTCGGTTGTGGCCGGAATACCAGAAACAGGATGCTTCTTACCTTCTTCGTCAAGATACCAATAACAGCCATTTAAGGACACAACCACTTGGTAGATTTTGTCCCCTATTTTTATACCGGATTTGCTGTCATCTACCGGTTGGGAGGAACCCCATTTTCCAACTATGTTGGTTATTTTGTCAATGCCCCTACCTAAGGCACCGACTAAAGAATCCACGCCATTCATATGAAATCGATCTATTTCAAATTGTTTTATTACAAAAAAGGGGGGTGGAGGACCAGCCTCCTCCCCCTTGGGATATATAGAAAAAAGGAAAATCAAATCTTGCAGGGCTTGATATTTGCCGAAGCAGCTAACAAGTCCATAAGGTCTTGAATACCTTCGTGAGCGCCATACGGTACATGGAAGTGTACTGTAATATGATCATCAATTACCCTACCGAAGCCGTTAGAGTAACGTGCCGGCTTCAACGTTACTGAATAATCAGCATACGGAGCCAACAGGTCTAAGCGGGTTTCTTCGTTGGTAAACATCCGTTCCATAAGTTCTTGGTGAGTCTTACGGAAGTCGAAGAACATACGTTGTTCGCGTTCCTTATCCAGCAATTCAGCGCCGAGGTGAGTACGCGGAGCCCAGTGCTGTTTGTATTCGGTATGGATCGGGTTGAAGTACGTGCTGATAGCCTCGCGCTGTTCATCCGGATAACCGCCATTTACAGCAATACGAACAGATCCTTCTTGGAATGTCAGACGGTCAATCAAACAGTCGGACGGAGAAATCATGTAGTCAATACCACGGAACAAGATACCGCATTTGCAGTTCTTAGGAATCGGATCGGCGATAATGGACTGATCTCCTGCTACGGCACCCAAACGTTTCCAGTTACGTCCACGATAAGATTCGGGAGCTTTAGATACGAAGAAGTCTTTGAAAATTTTATCGCATTCGTCGCAAACCATGTTAGTAACGACCGTTGTTTTGAATTTGTGTTGACATCCACCAGGTGTACCGTAATCTTCGATTGTCAGATACGGGAATGCTGCCTGCAATTCTTCTTTAGCACTGTTACCACATTCATCATCCGGCAACGTGATTTCATAAGCTTCTTTCGAAATCTTACAAGAACCACATGCTTCCCAGCTAACGGTAGTAACAGTAGGATTGCTACACATATCTGCTGTTTTAGCAACGAACGTTACTGTGGCAGTCGGATTAGTTTCTACAAATGCATCGATATCAGCCTTCGTCAGTTTCTTGCTTACGGCCACAGTGTACATACCTACGCCGCCATCTTGGGCTGCTGTTTTCTCGGCAGTGCTACTAACGGCATTCTTAATGCTTTCTACTACAGTAGACTGATCAACCCCATCATCCTCTAACGTTACGGCATAAATCAAACCGCCGTCTACCTTAGTATATCCATCAGGGCACTCTTCGCAGCCTTTCATGATAGAAGACAGCTTTTGAGTATAATCAGAAGGCTTACCACCTTCTTTCATCACCTGATATTTAGATGTAGAAAGATGACGTCCTACTCTCTTAATATCCAAACCAGGATAAGCAGCCTTAAGCTGAGCCAGGGCATAAGCATCACCGGTATCACACATTTCCATGCAATAGAAATTCATGTCGGTTTCCACCGGAGCTTTTTTCAACTCATCACAAGAATGGATAGGATGGATTTCTACAAAATCACCTACCTTTCCACCACCTGCAATCGGCTGATTCTTGATACGTTCGATTGTTTTCAAGATAGCAGCCAAAATATCAACATCTTCACAAGGATCACATTCTGAACACATATCCTCACGACCTGGACAGTTTTCGAAAATGATGTAATCATCGATATTCACCTCGCCCATAGGATAACCCCGAAGCTCGAACAAACGTCCTGTCAGCTTAATATGGATAGGAATACGATCGCCTTTTCTTGCTGTAATAGCGGTATTGTCGTCAATTCCGTTATAACCGAAAATAACCTCATCTACTTTAATTTCTTTGCTCTTCGGAGCAGAAGCATACACTTCTATGATTTCGTCAATAGCAAACGTAGGTGTAGAGAATGATTTATCATCAGATACACGGTCGTTCACCATCTCATTACGTCCGATTCTGATCTGGAAACGTTGTTCGTCCTTACGATATCCTTTCAAATCTTTCAGCGCTTTCAAACCATCTTTAGTCTGCTCACCATCCAAATCATAGATAGCGATCTGACCTTCTTGAAGCAACAAAGAATCTACGTCCGCCAACTTAGCGTGCGGAGGACAGATAATGTGTCTGTCATACGGTTTATGGATAGCCATAGCCTTATAATATTTTAAAAATTAGTATTCTGTTATCTGTCTCAAAAATAGCGATAGTCATATAAGCAACAAAAAGCATTAGGAATTAATTAATTCTTAATGCTTTTTGATAATGTTTAATTTAGGATGTGCCTTTATTCTGCTATAAAGGAGATTGGACGTTGTTTGAGTCTATTTGATAACGCCCGTATTCGCTTTCATTCAAAGCAAATTGTTTTTCAATCATGTTAAGGATAATACCAATTAATTTGTCATCTAATTCAGGATCTATATCGGTTGAATTAGAACCGTCAGATTTAATATATCCTTCAATGTCAACTTCCTTCGGATAGCGGTAATACGTAAGATAAACGGTGTCTACATCAAAACCAGACTTATACACTCTTACCGAATCTTCGCCTATGGTGTAGAACGTTTCCCTAAAATCAAAATCAGGTTTGTTAAAAAAGTCAGCAAGAAGCTCATGCGGATTTTCGTTCTTAGCCTCCCACATAGTAAAATCAGTAACCGTGCATTCACCTTCGGTAAATACGCCTGATATGTTTGAAAAAGAAAAGAAATCAGAAGGCAATGAAAACAAAGTGCTTTCAGGATTATCTTTATCTTCTTTTTTGTCAAGTTCTTTTGAGTACACGACCAACTTTTGGATATAACGTATATCCTCTTCGTTTTTCTTATCAAGGATATAACGAACAAGGCGGTTTTGTTCATCATTAAAAAGCTGAACAAAACGCGCCTTATCAAGTTTTATACCACCGTTGGTCATGTTTTCTTCAGCCTTCTGTAAGGCCCGGAGATAACAATCAACGATTTTCATAAATTATTCCTTTTTATCAGCGTATTGATCAACATCAAAACCTTTCTCATCTTCCTTTTTCTTCTTATCAGACTTAGCTCCTTCTATTTTTTTATGCTTGTTCTTTAAAGCATTATACGCTTCCAGAACACGTGACTTGGTTTCTAACATCGACTTATTGGAAGCAAGAGCCATAGATGCAGAGATGGCGTCGGCACCCAGAAGCTCGCCATTCAGATACAGTCCGTCGGTGTTGACGGTGACAGCCAGTCCCTCGATCATCTCCCTGATCATTCTATGGAATTTGATCACCTGCATTCCCTCAGAAGATTCGTCGTCAGATAAGAATCTTGAGCTTGCTTCTTTATACATATCAACGTTCGTATTCTTGGCATCAATCCAATTAGTGAATATGTATTGAACCATGCTCTGATCAAGCTCTACGCTATATATGATGTCAAGATACAAAAGCAGATCGTAGATGCTTTTCCTTTCAGCCTCGGATCCTTTCAGTTTGTTCATGAACTCGTATAAAATATCGGCCTTGTCAATCTGACGTTGTTTCCTGATATCTACGGCCGTAGTCTTATCTTCTACACAATAATAAGATTCGACATACATCGGATTACCATCTTCCTCTTTAGGAGTAAGAGACTTGGATAAAATAGCTATATACAGCTCAAATAAATCACGAACGTCATTAGTATAGAACAAACGACCATCATACAAGTCAATTCTGTAAGAATCCCAGAAATCGAAATTCTTTTGGTCCAGGTCCTCATTGATAGTTTCTTCAAACGGATACCGAATATTCTTAATACGCATATTCATTTCAGCTTTCTTGTCTTCAAGTGAGTAACCTTTATAACATGCTGAATTGATGAAGAAACCGGTATCATATACCCTAAGATCCTTATCCCATCCACAACAAGATACTGTCTTATTACCAGGGAAAGGAGTCTTGGAAATACCTCTTTCCTGATATCCGGAAGGAGCTTCTTCATCCATCTTACCTGTTATAACATAAATAGAGTCGGAATATATCTTCATTCCTCCTACGGTAGCCAGCAGTTTCTTAGACTCATGGCTTTCTTCAAAAATCTTTTTTCCCATCTTTTATATATCCTATGAAAACAAAATTTGCGGCCGGTTTTAAAGCCGACCGCAAGTTAATATTAAAAGTTATGATTACAAAGAACTTGGTAACAATTCAATTGTTACGAACCGGCTGGTATCTTTTACCCAACAAGCCGATACAGAATGGCACCAGAATTGTTCTGACATACGAGGATGGCTGGATACAATTTCTTGAGCCGATACTCTGGATGACCATCTACCTTGTTCGTAACCCCACCACATAGAACCGATATCAGGCTTAACGTAGAATACGTTGCTGTTGATATTACCAATACGAGCTTCAGCTGAAGCAGGAATGCCGGCGAATGCGTTAGAGTATTCAGGAGCGGTCAAATCTTCCATAATACATGAATATGATGTGATAGGGGTCATACCGTCTACCAACTGGCTTCTATCTACCATATCAACGTAATCCAAAGAAGGTTCGTGTTCTACAATAACCTTACCAATACCCGGAATAGTAACACCCTTGATCTTTACAGTTCCTAATTCAAGAGCATCGTTTGAACCTGTTACCGGGTTATTGATGATACGTTCTGTACCCATAAGCGGAGCCAAAGCACCTAATTGAGAGAAGAACTCATCACGGAAGATCTCAACGATATTCTTGTAAGCCATAGCACCTACCTTGAATTTCATTACACGATTTTCAATCGGCATATCGCTACGGCCACGGAAAATATAGTCAGCAGCAGCCAGGAAGTGTTCACGCTTGATACCACCCGGACGAGCGTAAGAAATAACGAAACCACGACGCAGTTGGTGATACAGGCCTTCGTTTTTCATCAAAACACCATTATGGCCCTTGACTCTACCACCGCGCATGAACATAAGTTCGTATGCTTCCATCTTAGCCAACTCAGCCAAGCAGAACAAAGACACTGTATTGGCTACACGTGCTGTACGCATATCAATGCTTCCGTCACCAAGACGAGAACCGATGATAGCATAACTTGCATCACCTCCTCTGATTTCAGAAAGCTGACGAACTTTCTGGTAAGCCTTGTCGATGAAATTCTGTGTACGTTCGTCCGCATAAGCCAAAGACTTAATACCAGCGTACATAGTCGTTTCACCTTCAACACCACGGTGTCCACCAAGCGTAAATTCACAAGTCATAGAACCGGCCTTAGAAGCACCTCCTACACCAGAGAACTGAGTAGAGAACTCACCAAGAACGTTTGTTACCTTCCAGTATTTAATACCGGCACGAAGCATGTCTTTCGGGAAGTATTTAGCACGAGAACGACCCCACAGCTTACACCAGTATCTCCAGTTTTCACCTTCTTGTTTAGGAGGACGCTCTGTAGAGATAAGAGCCTGGCAACCGTTAATCACATCGTAAGTAATAACATCTCCTTGTTTAAATTGTGCATTCAACACAATTTCGAAGAAGCTTTCATCAATACCAGGTTTTGCATATTTCAAAGACGTGTCTTCTACTGTAACCACCTCATACGTTTCTGATACCGGAAGATCATAACGGAATGAACCATTGATACCATTTACGGTAATAGTAGCATCCTGTTTGATCATACCCATATACATAGGCAGAGGATAGTTTGTAATGTTAGAAAACAACTCAAGCATACCCAGATGGTTCTTATCCGGATCTTCGTAGTACCAATCTTCTAAAGAGCTAAGATCGTGTTCTACGATACTTTGCTTAACGACTTTAGCGTCGGTATATCCAATCACCGTGTCACCATTCATGGTGGCCGGGAAATTTTTTGTTAAAAGTACATTAGCCATGAACGAAAAAATGTTTTAATTTTTAATCTATACTGATTTCATCGAACTTCACACCTTGAACTTGATCACCTTTATCATCTACCGGAGCCACCCTCTTGTCTTTATTTGTATGGCTGATGAGCTTATAAATTTTCTTTTTCTCATCAACTACAGCTTGATTCGACTTCTGTTTTATGAACTCTCCTGGGTTCATAAGAAACATAATCAAATCTGGTGCTTCTTCCGGATTCATCATCATCTCCCTTACCCTATTAAATGCTTTGGTAATTCCGGGATTCGATTCAGAAGGTTTTAGGGCAAAATCAAGAGCTTTAGATACCATAGTGTCATTTAGCTGATACTTTGCCTGGATAGAAGACTTAAGGTCTTTCTTATACCTTCTAAAATCTTCTGCATCCTTCGCCTTCTTTTCGGCAGCCTCTTTAGTACGTTGCTGGATAATATCATCCATTCTCTTATCAAGCTCAGCCTTGTACTTTATAGCCTTTGCTTCAACATACTCTTCTCCTTTATTGATAATGCCTTTGAAAAACTCATCAGCTTCATCTTTAGGCAACCCAAGAAGATCAACATAATGGCGAACGATCTTTATCTGATCTGCTTTGTTTTCAATGTCAAGCTTTTCTATAGGAGCGACATTCGTATCATATTGCTTAAGAATATCAACGATATTAGCGCCGGCCTTATCAGCCTGGATAAGCTTCTTAGTAATATCAGAAACAGAAGTAACATCTATCTTATCCTTAACAATGTCCTCTTTCTGGCTTTCAAGGACTGTAGATAGTATGTCACACAACGAATCTTCTTTACTAAAATCAAGATCATTGATAGTAATCTCTTCACCATTTTCACCGCTAAACACCACATCTTTCAAATCGGGAATGATTCCCCTTGAAGAAAGGGCATCCAATACTTTTCTGTAATTGACAACCGGGGTCTCTACCTGATCCTGATTAACATCAACTACATTCTCTCCTCCTTTTTTATCCTCTTTAGGATCAGGAGTAGGATCAACAACCAGCTCTTCTTTAATTTGAGAACCTTCTTCTACAGGCTTCTCATCTTTTTTAGCCGGTTCATTACCATTAATAGGCAGAATATCTTCTTCCCTATTATAAACATCATCAATCGGACCGATACTAAAAATATCGTCCAATTCTACTATTCCATTTTTTTCTAATTTTCCCATACTGCAAAAATATTTAAATACCTATATTTCAGATAAAAAACTTATAAGTGTTTAATCTTCACTAAAAATTAAATATCCCCAAATTTTATTAGAGATTTTCTAATGAAATTTGGGGATATTTAATCCTTAATTCTTATTGATTCCGGCTACATACCTTTTAGTGGCGTCTTCCCTCGCTCGTTGAGCAAGCTCTTTGGATTTTAATTTTAACTCTTCCATTTTCATTCTCATTTCATCATCATGAAGTTTGGAATCGTTTTCGATCTTCTTATCCTCTATCCTTTCCTTGCTTTCTATATCAGCTTGCCTTACGGTCTGATCTGAAACAGAAGCCAGGAAGTTGAGGGAGGTGGCGTCGCTCTTGGCGTCTGCCGCCCTGCCTGCCGCCTGGATCTTCTCTTGAAGTATCCTGTATTGACCTTTCTTGTCTTCTAAAGCAAGTTCATGCTGACGTTGCTTATCCTTCTCAGCAGCTTCAGCTTGTATCTGTTGCTGGTTAAGCTGCATCTGATTCTGTTGTTGCTGCTGCATCTGACGCTCGTTGTATGCGCGAGTATTCCTTGCATTCTGTATAAGTTCCACCATAGAATCTGATGTGAAGATAGATGCAAGATCGTAAATGTCTCCTCCGGCCGTATTTAGCTGCAACATAAAGGTCTTGAACTTTTCAAGCTCATCCCTTTTCTTCGAGTTGGATAAAGCTTGAACACCAAGATGCCTTAGGCTAAGACCGTCGGTTCCTATAGATAAAAACGCTCTGGTAAGGTCACTTTTTGTGTACATTACAGAAATATCCTTTCCTTCTTCCTGGCATTGTTGAGCGACAGCCAGATGAAGATCCAAAGCGCGTTTCTTGAAGTAACCGAAGTTATCAAAGTATATCTGTGTTTGTAACATAGATGCTGTAACGCCCTGCTGGACCCCGGTGGCAGTCTCATACCTGTTGGGACCGTTAATTACTTGAGGCGTGATGCCAACCATTTCAAAACACTTCATCCTTGACCATTCAGCAAGCTCCATTCTTGTTTTAAGCTGCTCTGTCTGCGACAAATCATAGACGGCAAACTGGTTGAAAGGAACACCGCCTTTCGTGTTTTGAGATGAGGTATCTAATGTCAGAGCTCCTACAGACTTAGCCACATCAAGAAGGTTAGCCCATATATCAGCCACATCTTCACCCAAATCCTTGTATTCACTTGGAACCAGATTTATATCCCCTAAGAAGAATTTACCGATCTCCTTTTCAAGAATATTGTTTATCTGATTTATGGAGAAATTATAAAATATTTGATATGGCTGAATCCTGTTGGCCATAGAAGTACCGATATATCCGGCAACGGGTAGAACAAAGTCATAGATGTTACTATCCCCTTTTATCTGGTGATCGATAGGTTCTCCATCCAGATACAGGTTATCCTGAGCGAGAGCCCCGCCACTGATCTTAACCCCGTACCTTACCTGTGGAACGTAATCTACGAAATAGGTATTAATCTCCGGGTTCTCCATTCCCTTACTCATGGTCCTGGTAATTTTCTTAATACCATTTTCCTGTAAAAAGTCCTGAAGAAGCTCGTCGGTTACCATTTCGGTAGTTACTAATCCGGTTTCAGTTTGGTAGGTAATTACATACACCTGAGCTGGGGATACCCAATATGATTCAGTTACCTGATACAAATCACTACGAACATGCTCGTCGCTCAAACTCTGGGCACGGTTATAGTAATTACCATGCTCTAAATTTGGCATGAATCTGGTTCTGTGATATTCGTTGCCATTACTATCGTATCCGGTATATGTGCCGGCTGGAATACCGTAATAATCTTCATAAGCTTTTATAGAGGCATAATCATTATATCCTTTCCAAGGTATTACCTTATTCTGATATAACATCCCTACACTCGCCGATTTGGATAAACTTACATAGCTCCCATTATCACCATTATGATAAGTACCATTGAAATTATCAGCACCCCCTATAAGCTTCTGCTTGTCTTTCGCCGTAAGAAGATGCCCCCACCTTACTATAATATCATTGGCAGTATAATAATGAACACGACCAATATAATCCCCATATTGAGGATACTTGCTATCTAATGTCTTAGAATAAAACGTATTCAACGGAGACCACCTCTCCGGCTTATAATAGTCGTATCCTACATGATAATTTCTAAAGCAACGACCGGTAAGAAGATAGTCAATGAAATTCTCGGTGTCTATCTCATCCATGTAAAAACGCCCCCTGTCCGCCTCAAGCGTATGAGAACCCCATATAACCTCGGCGGTCTTCCATTTTGTATTCATGAAATTCTCTATCTCAGGAGGAGTCATAGATGCTTTCACCTCTTGTATCTGTTGAACATAAGCCTGCTTTTCTTCTTCGCTGGCAAAATTATTATAATCCGGATCCAATCCTCTATTTAATAACTCTTGCCTAACCCTTCTGTCCAATTCCTCTCTAATGTAATTATAAAGAAGATTTTCCTTCGTGGCAGAATACTGATTCACTTCAGATTCGTCCAATCCAACTACATTATACTTATCAGAAAGGTTGCCCAACCATCCTACAAAAGCATTTACGATCGTACCTATTATATCATAATGACGTAAGAATGATGGAATATTCACATTATCCCTTATAGACTGAACATCCTTAAGATAAGGAATTACATCTTTCAGTTCCATAAATGACAGCTTGCCTTCCATCATCCTATAAAAATCCTTGAACTTTTGGTTCTCATCAAGCTGCTTCAAACCAATCAATTCAAGAGAATCCATAGTGGCTTTAAACCACTCCCTGGTTTTTCTCTTGGTAGGTATCGCCTGCACCGGCAACCCTGAAAATACTCCTCTGGCCGGAAAAGCCTGATCTCTATTAAAATACTCCATGAGCTATATGTTTTTTCACAAAGATAGGTAAATTGTTCTACCTATCTCATTTTGTAAGGGTTATGTCTTCTTACCGTAAATCCTTTAACCTGCTCTGTCTTCCTACGTTCTCTCTTCTTTTGATTCTCCTTCTGAGTCGTACTTTCAGGCATGTAACCCATATCATCATAGTACTTAGCCAGAAGAAGAGCGTGGCCGAAGGCTATGATACGGTCGGTGTTGGTCCCGGGGCCGAAGGCTATGATCTCATCAAGAAGTTCTATATCAGGGATACGGTAAATACCTTTCTGTGTTATTTCATTACCATCATCATCATACCCAACAACAACATCCTCCCAACAATATTGAATAACGGTATTGAAAAGCATACGCTGATTGGGAACCGTAGGAGCCAAACCGAGCTTATTGTTCTGACGGGCTCCGGCACGGATAATCTTACCGGCAAGACGTTCGCCATCTTCCAGCAACATAAGCTGCTTATTTCGTCTCGTAAGATAAAATTCATACATTCGGTCGGCATTCTCCATAAGACACTTGGCCCCATACGCTTCTTGAAGTATTTCACAATTCCTACAAAAATCATCGGAAGATGGAGGACGTGATGCGTATGATGCTACTATGCAATAAGCAAATGGATCGTTGATTTTTACATATCTTTTAAGTACATAAAACGAACCAACAGAATCAGTATCAGCCTTGTCAGATTTATAGGGGTCAAGCGATGAGACATAAGTGTAATCAAAAACACCTCCTTCTTCTGGTGGATCCTCATATATAACAACAGGAGAATCTATGTTACCACCTTGAAACGGATAATCAGCAAGCTGCTTATCACTAAAATTATACCCCATTTTCATGCCGTCTATCTGATAAATATCCACTGTTTTACCAGGCCTACCTTCTTCAAGAAGACGGCTTTTGTGCTTCAACGCATCTTCTACAGGGAACCTATTTACGTTCGTATTAAGGAAACAATCATCTATAGACAAAGGGAATGCCATTCGTTCCTGGACGTATAAAGCTCTATCCTTTTTGACAAGTTCGTCAAGACGTGATTTTATTATTCCAGTATTTTTATCAAAGTCTGAAACTTTTATTTTTATCTTCTTAAGACCGGGAGCATTCTCTACTCCAAGATACTTATCAAGAGTCGTTTCTTTCTTTTCATAAGCATGAGACATCTGGGCCGGAACAAAGCATCCAGATTTACATATACGCCATGTTGGTTTAATAACTCTCTTATTTAGAATATCATAATTCATTATAATGAATCCATATTCGTCCGGAGAGTTCATGATTTTCTGGGCATCTTGAGACTTTTCTACATTACCGCCAGTTCCCGCCATCAAACAAACGCCCCTCATTCTACCATGCATCATATGAGCTGGCCTACCGGCAAGCCATGCCCCAAGCACCGGGAATTTACCTACCTCATCATATATAGACGTATATGGAGTTCCGCCTGCGGTCTTCAATGAGCCTCGCGTCTTTCCATCATCAACGTTGGTGATTCTTATTCTGGCATGAACATCACGTTGGTTGTTGATGTTTCTTGTACCTAAAACAACTTCTTTAGTCCAGTCGTTACCAGTCCTGTTTATAGTAAGATAAGGAGGAAGATTATCAAGTCCAAACTCAAGATACTCTCCCATATTGGCAAGGTCTTCTTTACTTGCTCCAATAACATTATGCGTCAAATTGTACGTCATTGTAGCATTACGAGCCAGAAGAGAACTCATTATGGCCGTATTATGAGTAACGATGTAATTGGTGGTCAAAAATAAATGAGAATCATTATCAACGGTTATACAAGTGGCATGCTCCTTTCCGTATATCGATATGGATCTTATTTTTAATTCCTTACGATTCCTTGATAGTATAAGTTTATTCCCCTCCAATTTAGCATACCAACCTGAAGCCCAAAACATACGTTGTACAAAATTTATGACATCCATGTCAATATGAGACAACGTAAGCTCTTCTTCTCCGGTTACTACGTTTCTGAAAGAACGAATGAAGTTTTCTATAAAATCTTTCTTTTGATCTATGGACGATCTTAAAAACTTCTTACAAACGTATTTATCAAAAAACATATCCCCTCCATAGCCACCGAGATAAGCCGCCAGCATCGAGGCGTAGGCCGACGGCGGAACCGGCAGCTTTGCCGTAGGGTAGTTCAGGGCCTCACCTACTGGAATAGACATACTCTTATAATCTAATCCAGCTATGGATCTAAGACTCCTAACATGCCATTTTCCGCCATGATTGACACGCCATTGGTGATTTCCGCAACAAATAACGTTACGACCGTCTTCAAATACGACTCTGTAGGTAGTTACTTTTCCTTGAGGATAGACACCTACGACTTCTACCAAATTACCTTTATCGTCATATATCTTATCCCCTACAACGATATTTCCTATCATCTTTTCCCGGTCCTCAAGATAAAGTATCTCAGAGTCAAGAAGGGCTTTTCCAAAACGACGGCACCCGAACATGAATATTCCTTTATTCTCTTCTTCAGCCTGCTTTAGAAATTCGGCAAACATCCATTCATTATCACGAAGCTGAGAATTTCCAGGAATACGATCATCTCCTACGTCAATCATCATCTTCCAGAAATTGATATGCCAGTATAGCCAAGGATGGATAAATATACCATTTATGGTAACACCGTTAAGGAGTTTCATAGCCTCATTTTCCCAGAATTGCTTGACATCATCGTCTTGCTCTTCATAAGAATAAAGGTCATTCCATAACGGAATATCGTTACCCATATTTATATAAAGTTCTTTACTGTTAAAATTCATGACAAAACTATTTATCGAGCTTGTTCTTAGCTTCATTCTTGACAAAAGACTGAATACCTGATACTGTTTGTCCTCCTTTTAGGCTTTTCTTGTTTTTGGCAGCCTCAAGCTGATTATAGACATCCATTATCCCACACATCTTAATATAAGATTCAGTCCATTGCATTAAGCTATCAGACAAGCTTTTTTGAAACCTAAATTCTTTCTCTCTCTTATCGGAATCTTCTATTTTATCCCAAGGGTTTTCAGATAGATAACGTTCAGCCTTATCTATCTGATCCCTTAGCACAAGAAGTTTCCGATCTACGTAAGAGACATCATCGTTAGTCGGCTTTCTTGCTTTCATTGTTGATAATTTTTAAAAAATCCTCATACTGAGACTTAAGCATATTAAACCTGTCTTCAAGAGAAGATGGATCAACACGATACTTGCACATGTTTTTTATTCCTTCCTCAACAGATTCGTCTTTGAATACAACAGAACCAGTATTATTATCAACGTACATAATAAAATCTGATTCTCCGTCATTTACTATCCTATCAAGAACCTTCTTACTGTCATCATCTACATTGAGATCATGACCGGCGTTAATAGATAACCTGTAAACGGCCTTTATAGAAGAAGATACTTTCAACATCTCTTGTTGATACAAGTTGGTCATAAACGACTTTTCTTCTAAATCAATAAAGTCTTCTAACTCTATGTCGTTTTCCTCATCCTTCTTCCTAATAATATCCTTAGTTATCTCTTCCATCTCCTCTCCCGCCTTGTCTTGCGCAGACAGTAGATGGTTGTAATAAGAAATAAGATGCTTTATATCTGAATCAAAATCAATCTTCTTCATTGTCAAGAACCTTTTTATCATGAATAATAACGTCCATCAACTCCATTGATAAATTATAATCAGCCACTTCAAAAAGCTCGCTGTCTGTCAACGTCCTTAAAAAAGAAACAGACAATCCTCTTTTCTTTGCAAAAGATCTAAGTACGGCATAGAGAATGTCTCCGGCAGAATAATCGGGGAGATCGTCACAAGATGCCTGCAACATAGAAAATAAGGACTTCCTTTTATCCTCGCATTGTAAATGCCTTGCTTTACCACATCCGCCCATAACTTAACTTTTTTGAATTATAGTACCTTCAAAATTAAACGGAATCTTTTCCTCTTTTTGAGACCCATTTTTTTGATAGTGAACAGTCATGTACTTTACGAATCTTCCTATTCCAAATCCTGCTGTATGTATCTCTATATTGAACTTAAAGTGACGGGAGTCTATGATATTCAAATTAGAGGACGTACAGCCACAAGATGTCTCTGATGCTGTTATCTTCATATCATGCTTAGACTCAAGAACGAATGAAAACCTTATACTGTTCCCTTTTTCTACCGGTTCGAAAATGATTTCAAATGATTTACCGTCTTTAGAGAGGTCAATATTATATTGCTTGTCATCTGTAGAAATAACATTAAATTCATCAGAATCCATTGTAATAAGTTCTAACCTGTTCCATCTTGACTTCTCATCATAAAAATCAATAGAATACTGACGATCCATCCACGAAGGACGGGGAAGCCCCTCCCCAAGCGCACATTCCTCTGTCTTGCTCCAGGCCTTCTGCTTGATGAAGCACGTACATACCGAACAACGATTTTTACCTATTTTCTTGCTTACATACAAAGAAAGAGGCAACATAGAGTTAGGAACGTTCTTGGTGTTGAATTTACATCCTTCACACTTTTCAAGACGTTCTTTGTACCAATCAGGATAATCCTCTTTTTTTCTTGGAAGTTTTTTTAATATCGTATCCATAAAAGCATCGTATATAACTTCCGCTTGCAAAATCTTTTTCATGACTTATCTATTAAATTCCTGTTCTTGAATATTTTGTATTTCACTAAAACTATGACCTTTACGAGATTTAAAGATAGATAATTTGTTGTGTTTTATCAACATATCACCACTTTTTATCTCACCTGAGTCATAAGCATCCTTTATCATCCTTATCTTAATATCAAGGCACTTAAGTTCTTTTTCCTGATACTTAGATAATTTTTCCACCTTATATTTAAGACGCTCAAGATTGTGTTTGCGCCTCTCCATCTCATGAAGGTTACAAACCATATCACCTACATACGGGAACGATACAGACACGTTATCTGTGTACATACATAAGTTATTGGCATAAGAAATACTGGCTCTAAAAACGTCACGTATTTGGTTTCGGTCGTAAACGCCCCCGGTCTTATCCATCACATCATCTATAATATGTGACTCAAATGATATAGGGAAATTATTCTTCGCCATCGGCTTCAAAAGTTTTTTTTCTGTAAAATAAAGAAACCAACACACATTGATCTCTTGAACCCTCCAATACAAAAAGACGGCGCATGTTCTCTATATCCGGGCACAAACACCTGGTCCTGTAATTCCCTTCACGGTCAATCAAAATACCACGCTTCTTCATCTCCGTATCCAAAACCGATACATATTGAAGATCGGTACTGAAACAATGAGAAAACTTCTTCTTCGTCTCATACGAATATCCAAACACAAAATAATAGGCAAGAAGATTTAAGTGCCTCGCATCTATGACATTCTTCTCATTGCCGGAAGCCATTAAGTATCCGTTATAAAACAGAAGTATCTTCTTCGCCATATCTACCGTATTGGAATAAGGTACTAAAAGCCTATAAGCTCTATTACTAACATCTTTATCATCACTTTCTTTCATGAGATTATCGTTTTGATACAAAGATAAGGATTAAGGATTTATAAATTTAAAATTAACGTATTTTATGACAATGGATTCGGGATTTGTCCCGATATTTGTACTGCTATATTTTGAAAATAAGGTCTTATTGTTTGATTCTTGAATTTTATTTATATATTTGTAGCACGTTACAGATATAAATATGAGTTCAAATCAAAAATAAGAATATAAAATATTAATTGTCTTATTGTTGATTTGAGACTCTTCTTTATCTGTAACGGGATTTTGGCGATTATCTGCAAAAAGACACAAATCGGATGGATATCCCCAAAAATCCATCCGATTTTTTTTTGTTACAGATTATGAAGCTACAATTAGGTAGAAATATTAACATAAGTCTTAGACTTTTGGAGCAGTGGTCAGATGATTCGCTGTTCATGGAATTGTATGCTTTATACTGTATGATAAAAATCTCCCGCCGGGATTCGAGAATAAGATTCAAAAACCAGAAAGATCTTCTTCATAAACTTGGAATCGGGTATTCGAAGTTCAAGAACATGACAGGACATCCGATGTTTAACGAACTGTTCCGTATGACGGATAGTACGTTCGTTGCAAGAAGGTATCGTGTTAATGGCGTACAACTTACTCTCGGATGTGGTAAAGTGAATCTTCCAAAGAATAGGATTTTAATTAAGATAAAGAAAAATGAAATAACAAACCATGAAAAAGTCCTTGACAGGATAAGAGAGGCGATGTTTGTTAATTTAGTCAGAAACAATGAGTCTGTACTGAACAGTGGAGAGACAAACTCTCAGGCGGATGTCGTAGACGGAAGCCACTCGTATTATGGATTAATTGATTCGACGATAAGTAATAAAACAATTGCCTTGTACTTGAATGTAGGACTAACAAAAGCGAAAGAGATTGTCGGTATGGCGATAAAAGACAAGCTCGTAAAAAGGTTCGAAAACGTACAATTTATAACATACGTAGATAATCCTCGTGCTTACATTGAAGCAAACGAACATAACTACCCAATAGGTAAGCTGATTCCGGTATATAGGCACGGAGCAGTTTTCTGGCAAATAGCAAATACCTGGACCTTGTATAAAAAAGGAGCAACAAACAGATGGTATTTTGGAGAGAAGGATATAGAGAAAGGAGAAAAAGAAAAAGTGAGTAAGAAAGACGATTTCAATTTCTTCTTAAAAGACAATACTCATATCCTACGTTTCCTGAATGCAGAAGAAGTTGTTTCCGAAGATGGCGAAATCCTTGGCATAGATCGTAAAAAGACAAAAGAAGAAGAAGCAAGGTCATTGGCCTCTGTTATGGCTAAAGAAGCGCACAAAGACTTCTGGGACGGATATGAGCGAAGTACACAAAACCAAATTATAAGGAAGTACTATCGCGCTATCATAGCAGAAGACAAGAAGCGAAGAATGGACATGTTCTTAAACTGTCTTAAACAATCATACGACAAGGTTAGTGGGTGGAGCAAGGAGAAGGTAGCCACGGTAAAGGCAGGCATGGCTGATGCGGAAGCCTGCTGTGCTGAGGTGGGGACGTCCGTTGCCGGGGTCTGTGGTCGGGTAAGTAGGAGAATGAAATCCTATAACAATACCGCTCCTGACAAAAAGTCAGGTTTTAATGAGGTACGGGATATGTATGCTGAGTTCGCCGGCGAGATGGCTAAAGCGGTGGGATCGGTAAGCGAAGACATCTATACGTATGTTAAGGCAGAACAGTTTAAGGAAAAGATAGGGAATATGGATATATCTACCCAATCATTACCTAATATTAGTATAACAGTAGGTAATGATAAAGAATTAGATGGTGAATCCGTATTCAAGGATATACCATTAGAAGAACTATCATTCTATAGTGATACCTATCTTTATCCTTCATCTCAGTATTCATCATTATAATGTTTGGTACTTGAGAGAGGGTCTGTTCTTAGTGGTCGCCTACAGAGCCGAAAAACGATAATCTCGTAGAACATCGACGGAAACACCCGTTAGCCACCACTATGCCATAACCATATCTATACGAAACCATATTACTGTCTGATTCAAAACTACTTATCCGAATTATTATTTCTTTTTAAACCTAATTAATTCATTTTATATTTTAGGTTTTATTTTATTTTCATACTTTTGTTTTGTAGAACAAAATCAGAAAAAAGATGGCTATAAGTTACGACAAAAAAATCATGGAGTGCGTTCTTCGTTCAGTTATGTCCGAAGGTAATGTCGCACAAGGAAAGGCTATTAAGTCTATTTGTAAGTCACCAAAACCGCTGTTTATAACCGGTAAAGGAGGAAGTGGAAAAACAACGTTCCTTAAGCGTATTATACCGGCATTAAAAAATGCGGTTGTTGTAGCTCCTACAGGTGTTGCTGCTGTTAATGCAGGTGGTCAAACCATTCATTCATTTTTTAGAATAGGAATGCAGCCGTATATACCTGAAATACGAAAAGGCGCGTTTATGGATAACTGCGAATATAAATTCAACGGAGGTTCGGAAAAGATTTTACAGAATATAAAGTATCTTATCATAGACGAGATTTCTATGGTTCGCCCTGATCTTCTTGACAACGTAGCTGATATACTTCGTCATGCAAGAGGAGACAAGGACCCGTTTGGCGGCGTGAAACTTATTATGGTAGGTGATTTATTTCAACTTCCGCCAGTAATTAAGGAGGATTTTTTTAGAGAAATATACGATACATCTTACTTCTTTAGCTCCAAGTCTCTAATGGCTTCTGGTATGGAAATGGTTTCTTTTGAAAAAATATACCGTCAGAAAGATGAGAAGTTTATTAGTGTCCTTAATAAGGTGCGTGAAGGGCAGATGGATGATGATGTATTTGATACAATAAACAGCAGATGTATTCAGTCTGATAATAATCAAGGATATGTTGAGATTGTAACTACCAACTCAAAAGCTACGGCTATTAACGAAATGAGAATATCATCGTTACCAGGCTCTTTAAGAAAATTAGAAGCTGTTATAAACGGTGATTATCCTAAAGATGCTCCGGTTGAAAAAACTCTTTTCTTGAAAGAAGGATCAAGAGTTATGATAACAAGAAACGGAGGAGAGTACTTCAATGGCTCTCTTGGTACTGTATTATCTATAAAAAAGGGTGAGATTGAAGTAGTCCTTGATAAACCGAAAGATGATGAGCATACTAAGGTTGTTATAACACCATGTTCGTTTGAGAAAGTAAAATACGTAAGAAACGGATATAAGATAGAATCTGAAGTAGTAGGAGCTATTATTCAGTATCCTATAAAAATAGGTTATTCTATCACGATCCATAAAGCCCAAGGCCTGACATTGGATGCGGCTATGATGGACGTATCTAATTCTTTTGAAACAGGACAGCTATATACGGCTCTTTCAAGAGTAAAGTCTCTTGATGGATTATATCTTCGCCAACCTATTCCTAAGACGGTAAAAACCAGCGATCAGGTGGTGATAAACTTCTATAAAAGGACTCTTGGTAATGGAGGTATTGTGAAACCGGTTCCAATGGAAGAGCTTGAAAAGTCAATGATTAATTTGTCAACCGGATCTGAAATAGATTTTGCAGAGTTTAATTTATAAAAAAAATATAGTTATGAAATTTGGAGAAGCTTTAGAGGCAGTAAAAGAAGGTAAGTTAATTGCTCGTTCAGGATGGAATGGTAAAGGGATGTTCGTATTCCAGCGACCGGAAGATTGGTCGTCTACTGATATGATAGTTAATAAAGTAAAGTCATTGCCGGATTCGTTTAAAAAATACGTAAACGATTATTATGACATAGATGAAACCAACATGATTAAATTTTGTTCTTATCTGTGCATGAAAGATGCTAACGATAATATTGTAAATGGATGGTTAGCTTCTCAATCAGATATGTTGGCTGATGATTGGATGGTAGTTGGTTAAGGTAACTTAGTTTATCACCGCTTTATTTCTTTTTATAAATCAATCAATTATTTGCTTTTAAAAATTACAGTTATGGAAACAAAAGAAGAAAAACAAAAGAAGTTTGTGACAGAATTTGAAATCAATGGAGAAAAGTATGGCGGATATATTTATGCTACAACTTTTTCCGAAGCTGAAGATTTTGTTAGACAAAGAAAAGCGACAGAGAAAGTTGTAGGTGGTCCGTGTTTAGAACAAGAAGAAATTAATCGTCTTTATAACCATTCCTCTTAGAATTTTCAATGATCCTTGTTTGTTGGCATAACCTTGAGATGGTGATACTATAGTATATAAGTACCTAATAAGAATATGGCAAGAGTAGATAAAATATTTCAAGACAATTTGGCTCTTATAATGAGCCAGCCGTGGGAAGAGGTAAGGCGACCGGTCTACGGTGACGGGACAGGCGTAAAGGTGAAGCGTATCCTGCAAGTATGCAACCAGTACGATCTTCGCCGGGAATTTCCTCTTGGTTCGCTTAGACCTACTAATCTTAAAAACTCCATAAAAGAAATTTTGTGGATTTGGCAAAAAAGATCGGTAGATATCAAAGATCTTGGTCTTCATATATGGGATCAGTGGGCTGATGATAATGGAAAGATCGAAGGATGTTATGGAGATATGGTGAACAGACATGTTTATATGGGAACCGGAAAAGCTCCAGAGGGTATGATAGACATCCATGATGGTCTTTACGGTTTTCTTAACCAAACAGACTTCATTCTTTGGTCACTCAAGAATGATCGTTCATCAAGAAGGATCGTAGCATCTATGTTTGATCCTGAAACCAATGGACTAAAACCTCTTCAAGAATGTGCGTTTCAGGTAAATTTATCTGTTAAAGGAGATGAGTTGTATATGACGCTTTATCAGCGCAGCCAGGATGCTATTGTTGCCGGCCTATGGAATGTAGCACAGTACGCTGCACTTATGATGATGTTCGCTCACGACGCAGGCCTGAAGCCGGCTATTTTTACGCACTTCATTCAAGATATGCACGTATATGACCGGCACGAAGAGCAGGCAAACGAGCTCCTTCGTCGATCCCTATTCGGCCCGGTTCCACAGGTTACTATCTCGTCTCGTATGGAAGGGAAAGGATTTTATGATTTTGTAGCTGATGATTTTGAGGTATGGAATTATGAACCGAAGGAGCAAATAAAATTCGAAGTAGCTAAATGAAAATAAGCATAGATAGAAGGGTTAAGATGGTTCCCCTAATGGAAATCAATGCCGGCGATGAAGTTAGCGTAGGAGGCTTTGATTATATTGTTGAAAACATAATTCCATGTAGGAAAGGATCTTATTCAGATTCGTATGGGATTAGGTTGGTCATGTCTTCTTACAAGCATGGCCAACTTGTAAGAAAAGTAGATAGCGTTTTTTCTATCGATTCTATTTTCGTATTTCTCCCTAAAGGAGATTCTGTTGTAGTAGAGTGCTCTTATAGAGAACTTGAAGAATGTTTTCCTAAAATATAATTACAATGACGGGCGAAGAGAAATGTAACCGATGCGAGCAGTTTGGACCGAACGGTCTCACTGACTATCCATGTAAAAGGATTCCATCAAGGAACTGTCCTTGGTTTATAAAGATCTCGGATAAAAGATACAAAAAGATTCTTGCCGATAGGGTGAAAAGAATTAAGGAGAATGAGAAACTTAAGCAAGAGATGATGAAAGATCAGGATCTTGTTGAAGAAGTAAAACAAAATACAAAAATGTTAATTCAATGAAAAAGAAAAATATAAAACCAGAAGAAGTGGAAGTCGTTATTCCGAAAGAAGTAGAAGCTATTAACATATGTGGGGATATCAATAGTTTTATAAAACATATTATATATGTTAGCTTGGATAAGGTAAGTAGTGATAGGGCGTTTGTTAATAACGATGTTCTGTATATGGTTACATACGCATCTATAAAAGGTAAAAATATACCCGTTGGTGTATTAGCAAAACAAAAAGAAGCTGAAACAGAAGATATCGCTATGCCGTTTGAGGATATTGGAAGGGACGTAAATGTAGTGTATCCTATTGAAATAGGAAAGATGTTTAAAGGCTTTTACATTCTTGGTAACGGTGCTGTGGCTATTGATTACAAACTTACAGACAATGGAGGTTTTGAAGATGATGACAGCATTGGCAAAATTGACATGAATCTAAATTAGTGCATTATGATACTATATATAGCAGCAGATCCGGGAAAAGATGGAGCCATAGCCTGCATCGATCAGGACAGTAAACTAATATCAAGAATCTCCACTCCAAGAATATCAGTTTCAGGACCAGTAGACTTGACTAAAGAATATGTTTTTTGCCGGGATACGATCGTAGAAAACAATCCTGATAGGGTAGTATTTGTCATAGAGGACGTCCACGCACTGTACGGGGTCAGCACATCCTCTACAGCCTCCCTCATGGAGAACAAAGGCCAACTGCATGGGCTGTTCCTCTCCCTCTGCATGGCATTTACGGACATAAGTTGCTCCGTTAATTTCATAGCCCCTAAAACATGGCAGAAATTGGTTTGGACGCATTCTGATAAGGTTATGGAAGCCAGTAAGGTAAATACTAAGAAAACGTCATTGGCTTGCGCTAAAAGGCTGTGGCCAAACGATACGTTCGTTAAAAACGAAAGATGTAAGACAGCCCATGACGGTATAGTTGATGCAATGCTTATAGCAGAGGCAGCAAGAAGAACCATTTAATCTATTTTAAATCATTTTAAATCAAATTAATTCGTAATTAGATTTTAAAATAATACATTTGCAGTGTTAGATAGTCATAATCGTAAGTTTTAAAAAATGAAAGTAAGAGTTCCTGGCATACTAATGAATGAGAAACTTTCAAACATTTCAAAGATGTTTGATAAGGTTCTAAAGGATTGTGTCACATCGAATATAAAAATTACTTTATATTTTGATCATATCCGGATACAAGCCATGAACGAACGTATAACATATACGGATGATATTTTCGATGTGAATACTGATATTTCTTGTGACCATAAGTTTTCTCTTTTAGTAGATGCCGGGACTCTTATTTCGTTTTTTAAAAATCATAACCAGGATATAGAGATAGAGATTAAAAACGATTACAGTATCGTTTTTAAATACGATAGAGGATCTTTTTCTTCTACTTGGATTGAGGATAAGGCTTTCCCTGATTTCTTTTATCCTGTAGGTGATGGCATTCGTGTTATGAGCTCATCTTTCATTCAGTCTATGAAAAGATCTTTTGCGTTTGTTGGATCGGATGAATTTAGACCGGCTATATGCTCTATTCTTCTTAATGTGAAGAAGGATTATATTGACATTGTTTCTACTGATATGTTCCGTCTGTTTATAAATAGGAAAGAGTATGCTAATGCATTAGAAGAAAGGTCAATTATGCTAAGCGAGGTCGCGGCTTCCATCTTATACCGCTTTCTATCTGATAAAGATACGGAGATCAGTATTTCCACAGATGGCATTAGGACGTTTTTATGTTTTGATAATGTGATTATATCGGATATGAACGTAGAACAACAGTATCCTAACTACGAATACGTATGTAACAAATTCGAGAAATCGTCGAGGGTTAAGTTTGACAGGGATTTGTTTATGTCTGTTCTTAATTCTATGACTTTAGTGGATAATGTTGTTAATGTCAAGGTAGATGAAGAAAACGGTATAACGGTAATGTCTGAGGATTTTGGAAATAGAAAAAGGATAATGGAATCAATGCCTTTAAATGCGCTTGAAGGTCCGTGTTTTAGCTTTTCTATCGGTAAGGAAAATATACTGTCTTCCGTAAAATCACTTATAAAAGGAGATACTGTCATGGATTGGTCTGATCAGTATAAGATGATAAAGATGTTCAATCCTAAATACGAATCAACATACGTCTTAAATCAAACATTGTATAATCTATAAAAAAATAAAAATATGGCTTTTAGAGAAAACAGAAGTTTTGGTACAACTTATTATCTGTATATTAATTCAGATGGTAACTTGTATGAAAAAAGTAACGAACCGAAAGAAGGTTTCGTTCAGCACATAAATCCTAATAGCGGTCAGCCGGCAGGATACTGGAAAGAGTATTATAATGGAATAGTTGGGTACATCAACTACATCGGGTTAAAGACAAGTACTTTCTCTAATGGAAATACTGCTACTAATTTCCTTATCGTATTAAAAGATTACGAGCTTAATGAAAACTATTGTATTTCCATACCTCTCGTCAATCAAAAAGGAAATATCAAGGGCTTTGTTAAGAGCTTCGTAAAATACTACGAAAACATAGATTTCAGTCGTGAAATTTATTTCAATGTCTTTAAGAAGAAGAAAGATGACGAGTTTGGATCTTCGGAATTTATTATCGCATATGCCGGAGTAGACGGAGAAAGAGATCAGCTTGTTGAACGTTATTATAAAAAAGGCGTAAATGGTTGGCCGGATCCTGTTGAAGTTACAGGATTTGATGGCAAGAAAAGCCTTGATTATTCAGCTCAAAACAACTTTACTTATCAGAAGATTACTGAATATTCAAACAGGTTCAATGCCTCTATTAAAGACATCAGAGCCGGTATAATGGCTAAATTAGGGATAGGAGGAAATACTCAGCAAGAGCCAGTAGCTCCTCAGACTTATACCCAGCAGCCGGCCGCGCCTCAACAGGTTCAACAACCTCAGTCTGTTCCGAGTGCTATTCCGTATCAGAATTATCAACAGCCTGCTCAACAGCCAGCACAGTATCAGGCACCGGCTCAGCCTGCTGCACCTGCCCAGGCACCTACTACAAGGAGCACCAAGCCTCAGCATCAGACGCAGCCACAGCCGCAAGCACAGATGCCGAACTTCCCTCCTATGGAAGAAGAAGACCTTCCATTTTAATATAAACATCAGCCCAGGAGAATAACATCTCTTGGGCTTTTAAAGATTGTGTAGAATGATAGTAGAAATAGTTACAAGATTTCCCCTTATTAAACTTCGTAGGAAAGTGACAGAAGAAAGGATTATGGCGAAGCATGGGGATAAATTATGTATGATCTACTCAGAAACCAGAGAAAAATATAAGCAAGGAGATGAGTGGGTCGATGATCCTAATGATGCAGACATAAGTACTTTTCGTGAGTGCTATGAATCAACGAAGGACATAAAAAAAGAAGGTATTGTTTATTGTACTATAAAAATATGATTATGGATAAGTTAGAAGATATTGAAAGACTTCTTTATGAAAAAGAAGATAATAAGAAGGATACTGTTTCTGAAAAGAACAACAAACATAAAAAAGAAGATAAGGTCGTTAATAAAATACCTGAATCTTATTTGACTCCAGGTTATCAGAAGACTGTGCAGGTAGGTATTAAGAAACTTTATCCTGATGTCGTGGTACCTGAATACAAATATGATGGCGATGCATGTTGTGATATTCGTGCATATAGAGTGGTGAAGATGGTGAATGATATGGGAGTGGAAATAGATGTTCCTTCCGATTTTGAATCAATTACCTTATATCAAGGTTATTCCGTTAGAATCGGAACCGGCTTCAAGTTGAATATCCCAGAAGGATGGTGTGCGAATGTAGAAGGAAGATCTGGATTCTCTTTTGACGAGGGAGTGGTAGTTACTAACGCTCCTGGCAAATGCGAATTTATCTACAAAGGAGAGTATATGGTTAATCTTACTAAAATCAATAAAAAACCGACCGTAATCCATAAAAACGATCGAATAGCTCAGATGGAAATAGTTCCACAATACAAAATGGTATTGGAAGAGGTGACAGATATTGAGGTAGAAGACGGAAATGAACGTGGAGAAAAAGGTCTTGGTAGTTCTGGAGTTAAGTAATGTTTAAATATTTTGAAAATGAGCATGTTAGGTTTTACATTCATCACAGACAGCAAGCTGTCAATGTACAGGGAGAAAGCTATTAAATCCGAAAATCTTGCAAAAGAAATTGAGGAAATGCAGGATAAGGCTGATTTTTACAAGGAAAGGCTTTCCGAACTTAAGTCAGATATAGCTTCAAAGGATAAAGAGATTTTATCTATTGGCAAAGATCTTTCTGAGTCTAAGGAAAAGATTGACGCCTTGAAGGAAAATCAGAAAAAGCTGATAAAAAGCGTCAAGAAGAAAACGGAAGAACTTGATTCGGTCAAGGCTGATCTTGACAAAGCTAAGTCTGATCTTGATGAGGCTAATTACAAAATCAGTAACTTGGAAGAAAAGAAAAACAGTATCTCATTTGAATTAAAAAAGAAATCAAATGCATTGATTGAAGCCAGGATCAGAATCGGAGATTTGGAAAATGAGGTTTCTATTGGAGCCAAGGCAATACAGGAGTTAGAATCGAAGCTGAAATCAATGCAAATAGAATTAAGAGGCTACCAGATAGGTATAATCGGTAAAGACAAAAATGATGTCGCTGAGCCGGAATTGGATAAAGATGAGGAGGCAGATAAGGATGTGGCAGAACCGGAGAAGTCTGATGTTGTTCCTGAGACGGATGTGATTCAGGAAGAAGCCGGTGATATTGTGGAGCCCGAAAACGAAGCTGAACGAGTAAAAGACACTAAAAAGAAGAAGAAAAAAAAGAAGTAGGTATTTTAATCCTTTTTATATTTTAATGTTTGCCATATTATGGGTTAGTACTTAACTTTGCGTTGAGAGAGTTTTTAGGATAATTATTGGTTAATATTTAGCTGTTATATGCAGGCGTCTGTGAAGGCTCCTGCATATTTTTAAGGTCCTGTAGCTTAGTGGTGAAAGCAGGCGGCTCATAACCGCAAGATCGTGGGTTCAAATCCCTCCGGGACCACTGTCCAATGGTGTAGTGGTAACACAACAGATTTTGGTTCTGTTATCGGAGGTTCGAATCCTCCTTGGATAACGATTAAGTTTTTGTGGAAATGTTAATTATCTGAATGTTTGCGGTGTGTGAACATAGCAAACATTAAATAGCCTGGTAGTTAAACGGATATAACAAAAGTTTCCTAAACTTTAGTTCCGGGTTCGACTCCCGGTTGGGCTACATGGCTTGTTGGATGAGTGGTTTAGTCAGGGATCTGCAAAATCTCGTAGGGCGGTTCGATTCCGCCACAAGCCTCTAAAAAAGTAAGACAATGAACTACCCAGAGCAACAAATGCTTAAGATCCTTAATAGGGATCTGTTAAGTAATCCGATGTATGTTATTAACAATCTCCATATATATGATTGGGAATCTGACTTCCTGGCCATAACAAGATCATTGTACGCTTATGAAGTAGAGGTCAAGATGTCTAAACAAGATTTCTTTAACGACTTCAAAAAGGATAAAAAACATAAGGTTCTTAAAGACGGCATTATTAAGGTAGGTGGTGTCATAAGCTATCCTCCAAACTATTTCTACTACGCCTGTCCGCCTAATATGATTGACGTAAATGAAGTTCCGTCTTATGCCGGGCTGATTTATGTCGATGTCAGTAAAAATAGGAAGAACGTCGTTAAGGTCGCACCTTTAATTCATAGACAGAAGTTTGATGTAGTGGGTAGGAAACTGGTGGATAAGTTTTACTACAATATGCTTACTTGGAAGAAAAGAGCTATTTCAAACGTGTATGCTGACCCAGCCAAGGAAAGAGAGAAAGGCGTGCGTGCCGGGGCTGAGGCTGTGAGGAAGTCGGCCTGGGATGCGTTCAGGGCGCAGTGCCCGCACATTGCTTTCCCCTATGGAAATGAATTTCCGATGTGTGACGATCACGAACAAGATCATCCCATGAGAGACTGCATTCTTCAGTGTGAAAAAGGTAGAATATTTAAAAACAAATTAAAATGAGCACCCCACGTGAATTAAGCAGGATAGCTAATAGGATAGCCGGTAAGATGACTGATGATGGATGGGTCAGCCCCGGTAGAAAGAATCTTGTCTCCGATAAGAAGGTTATGGAATTAATAGATTTGATCTTTAATGAAATATGGAGGGAATTAGATGACGGGAAAAGAGTCCATATCAGAAAACAGATGATTTTAAAAAAGATTTTTGTCAGTAGGCAAAAAGATAAATACTACATACAATGCATAGAAAAAAGGGACGCCAAATAGACGCCCCTTTTCTTTTTCTGTAAGTAATTGTTATTTCATTACTTTCCTTACCAACTTAGAAACAGCTTGCGTGATAGTCCACCTGATGTTAGCATTAACATTGATAGTCTGAGGAGTACCGTTTGCATCCAAGTTGATTACCTCCTTGTCTATTTCCAAGAACGGATCACCTGCTGTCTGGGTAATAACCGTATTAGCTGTCTGACCACCAGCGGCCGTAACCTTAAGAGTATTTACCAGATCGTTTATATTAGTGTTCGCTGCAATACCGGAGAATACGATACTGAAAGCAAAGCCCCCTGTTGCACCAGGGTCGTCGGCAATAACAGCGCCGTTTCTGGTAGCCTTGCCTGCCGCCTGATAGGAGGCTGGTATTTGCAGCGTCAGAGGATGAGACTTGTCCGGAGTTAAGGAGAACGTTAATTTAGTTGAGTTACTTGTACCGTTGATCGTTACAGTACCACCTCCTTTCCCTACGGATGCAGTAGGATCTATTTTTACAAACTCAGCTGCCGCAGCTTGGTTGATGGTAGCAGTTTTCTTAACACCGCCTGATTCGGCACCAAATTCTACTTGTTGCGTGCGCTGTACACGACCTTCGTATTTTTCACCTGATACGGTGACTGCCTGATCACCGTCACCTGATCCCGGATTGAAGGTTACAAAACCTATTTTCAATACTTCCATGACATTTATTTTTAATTGATTAAGATACCGACAAATATATGATTATTTTTATTATCTTGTGTCATTGATTTATTTTTATTAAATACGTAGTGCTATGGGTTTTTTATCATATTTTAATCCTATTTATTTCTTTGATGATTATTTATTATGTATGTTTGCAACATAAATATAAAATATTATAACCATGAAAGTAGATTTTTTTAACAGTACGGATTTTTTAGGATCTAAAACTAAAGAAAGCAAGATCCGGAAGTTGTCAATCAGCAAAAGTAAGATAATGACTATCTCTGTCGATAATTTGAATTGGATGGGGGTAACGGATGCGGTTGTTATCGGCTTAGAAGAAGGGAAGATATTTGAAGGAGTTGAAAATACGGTCTTTTATCTGGCTGCTTCTGATGTTGAAGACGAGAGATCGTTTAAGGTAAATAACCTTGGTGTAAAATACAAGAGGATTTACTTAAAAGACCTGCTCGATTATCTTGGATGGGATATAGGAGAAAATTCTTATGCTGTGTATGATATTATAAAAGAAGACAGTAATCTGTTCCGTCTTCAGCTTAGGGTAATAAAAAAGAGTAGGAGTGAAAAATGATGAACGATATAGATATTAAAAACAAAAGAATATTGCTATTCGATTTTGACGGGACGCTTATAGAAACCGCTTCTGGGAATACGTTCGCTACAGACTTGACAGATATGAGGATTAAGATGGATGTGGTGAATAAGGCTCTTGACCTCATGCAGGAGAACGGTGTTAAGGTATTTGCTATCGTAAGCAATCAAGGAGGAGTAGAAGCTGGGTTTGTTTCTGGAGCTGATATTGAAGCTAAGATAGAATACGTACTGAGGTCCGTACATGATCTGGCGGTAAAGAGAGGCATAAGAGGCGTCCTATATGAAAAAAGGTTGTGTTATTCAAATGACGAACAAAATCCGATGAGGAAGCCTAACACTGGCATGATTGATGATGTCCTTATGGAATGTAAAGACACGGTAATGCGCGGTATGAACTTCAGTCAACTTAAGGGATGTTCGTTGATGGTCGGGGACGCCAGTGGCCTACCAGGGCAGTTCTCTGATTCGGATAAGGTATGTGCTGAGAATGCTGGTATTGACTATATGGATGTTACTCGGTTTGTTGGTAAGGATCTTGATTTAAATTTATAATCTCATATTATGAAAGTAAAGAATACAGCAATAGTTTATCATAAATCGGATTTGGATGGCGTTGTATCGGCAGCTATCGCAACCATGTACGAAAACGGTAAAGACCGAGATGTTATTTATATCCCGTATTCGTATGAAGATGATGTTAAGAAAGTTACCAGCAAGGTGAGTGACTTAGATGTTGTTTACGTTCTTGACGTGTCTTTCGGTGCCGATTCTAAAACGGTTTTCAAAAAGTGGCTTGATGAAGGAAAGAGCCTGATGTGGATAGATCACCATAAGGGAATTATCGAAGATAGTAAGACATGGGGGTTCGTAGTTCCAGGGTTGAGGAGAGTCGGTACTGGTGCGTGCGCACTTGCCGCCGACCTGCTTATGGGGAAGGTGCCGGCGATCGTCCGGTGTCTGTCAGACTACGATGTGTGGAATAAAGAATCCGGTTTAGGCTGGGATACGGTAGTAGCCGTTCAGTATGCCTTGAGATCAAAAATAAGACTCAATGTGTTAAGAGCATTGTCGTATTTATATGATCATTTTAAAGAAAATATGAAGGATAATGAAATTGATCTTATTTTTTATGATCTCGCTAAAGAAGGACGTGCTATAATTAATTACCTGGCTGGTAAAAACGAACAAGAGGTAAGTGCGTATTCGTTCGAAGCTTACGTTGATGGGGTGAAGGTCGTGGCGATGAATACCACGGAATTTAGTTCTAAAGTATTTGATTCTCTTACACCAGACTGGTTAGACGGTAGAAAAATTAAAGCCCTGATGCCATTTTGTATTATGCCAGGTGGTAAAGTCCGGTTCTCTCTTTATGAATGCGTAGAAGACAGCGCGGATTGCTGTGAGGTAAGTAAGAGATTCGGTGGTGGAGGACATGCTGGTGCTGCTGGATTCGTTATAGACGTATCAAGCGACCAATTTAAGGACTTCCTTGAAGACCACAAACTTATTTCAATTCAATAAATTAATAAGGTCGTGTTTTAAATAGGATTGGTTTCTATCAATCCTATTTTTTTTGTGTTGCGTGGAGAGGCGGGTGTGATGATGATAAAATGAGAAATAGGTTTGTGCGATGGGAGAGAGGGGGTAAAAGATGTTTATGTAACGTGGGAGAGGGGGTACCTATCACGAACCTCCCGCCCCCGAAACGCGTTTTCTCCCCCACACCCCCTTCGCTGGAAAACCGGAAACGCGTTTTTACCTCAAACCTACAAACTCTCTGATTATCAACATCTTATTTAAATTATTGATAATCAATGTATTATTATAACATATTGATTATAAACCACTTAAATAAACATATATTCTACATATTAATGTACGCGTATAATACTGCTCTCGTTCGTTTTATAACTTGCTGATAGTCAGATAATATAATCGAAATTAATACAAATTAACAAAAAAAAGATAGCATATATATTTGTGGTATTGATAAATGTCGTATATTTGCGTCGTGATCGAGAGAGATCGCGAGTTAACATAGTGAACCTATATAGTGTACCCGTTGGGTGAACTATATATGTATCTGTAATTGCCTGCGTTGTGGGTCATTAAATTGAATATCATTTGTTTAACAATTAAAATATATTGGATATGATTACGAAAAAAAATGTAAACAAACTACAGAATGCTGTTATTAAAGAAAATGCTGCAAATTTGGTAAGTGCTGTTAAGTTGTATAACGCTCTATTTGCTAATGGAGCTGATCTAAAGGCTATTTGCAAGGCCTTGGAAATACCAGCCGAATATGCTGTAAAGGTTGCATCTCTCGCTAAAGATAAAAAACGCCTGGTAGCCGTGTGTAGCCAAATGTTACCAAAGGTTGGCGATACCTTCGTAAAATTTACCTTGTATTCTAAAATATACAAAGATAGTAAGGTTAACAAGGAAAAAGGTATCGAGAATAAAGAGGTGAAAAATATCGCCTACGGTGAAGAGTATAAACCTTTTGGGTTTGCTTCTCCCGAACCTTTGGAAGGTAAGAACAGCGCAAAGTGGCTCACTCGTGAAACCGACGAGTATAGAGCTACTTATGTAGCGACACGAATCGCTTCTTACTCAATCCGTACCATCGCAAAGTGTGTAAGTGAATACCTCGCACATGAAAGCAACCAGCAGTAACAAGGCACGGAGAGCGCAGTTAAGCTCTCCAAAGGTTTGACGCGTACCGTTAAACGCGCCTGTATGCCGTTGTCAGTGGGTGCACGTCCCGCGTATGCTTTAGACTGAAGCTGACAAGCAAAGAGTTATTTTACATATTGGAGATAGATATACCTTTGCCCTTGCCGTTGGCAATTAAAGGGCTGGTATTACTGCATGAATCACCCGAATAGGTGTAGTTCATGTTAGGTATGTTGGTACAGTTTGGAAAACATACCGTTGTACGCGGTTTATCTCCAGATCGAAACGTGTCTTACTTGCTTACACGAAAAATAGAACAAGGCTGTAGATTAAATTACAGGGTACAAGCATGTAGCCTACCATGTAGGGACGTGCCGTATCAAAACGCAAGGACACAATCGCCTTTATTTGTGGCTAAGTTGTGTAGCAGACGGAAAATATAATAACAACATAGTACGGGCCTGTACACAAGAACTACGTACTAATTACGGGCTGTTGGTTGTAGCATAAAATTCGTATAGAATAGGAATGCGTGTTCGGTTCGATTCCGGAGCAACCTCTAAATTATAAACAATATAATAACATGGGAAAGAAAGCAATGATCAACGCTTTAACTGAAGCGTTCAATAAATCTAAAAACAGTTGCGTAAAAATAACATTGCGTAACTATATCGAGACGGTTGAAGCACTAAGCGAAAGTGAGTACAAAGAGGCGGAAGGTTTCTATATTGAAGCACTTAACCGCTGGGGTTAATCATAATTAAAGCATAAAGAAAATGGAAAGGAAATTTAAATCTCACATGGTAGACGTTCGCGGTCTGTCCAGGAAAGAAGCTAAAGAAAAGCGGAAAAGAGCGTATCGTGAATTTATGTTGTATCGTGATCTCAAAGAAGCGTATCATGCCGATACAGGAAAGGACAAATGCAAGCGTAAAGTTCATACATCACGAACATACGTCAAGGAAAACATAAACAGCATTTAAATAGGAGTAGGGTTGTTCCGAACGTCGGAGCAGCCCTATTTTCGTATCCTACTCTTTCTATTTACGGGTAGGTATTCTGAGAGTGAACGGCGGATGTGTGCCATATTGGTCTAAAACGAAACTAAAATAGGATAGTTTGGATATAATGCCGGTATTTTGTCTATATCATGTCGTTAAAATTGGTCTAAAACGAAACTTGAGGCGGTTTTCTGACCCAAAATAGGGTGTCGGATGCCGCCTTTTTCATCTCTATAGATTGAAAATCAGGCTTATTGTATTTTTCTTAAAAACGAGGTATGCTTGATTATCAATTAGTTATGTTTTATAATACCCGTATTTTCGGACATACTTATTGTAAATTTTTTATTTTATGTGGTGGTTTTTATTAGTATCTGACCTGTATTTTTTATCGGTTGGTATCCGTTCTATGTTAGAGTACGGACCAGATCAGTATAATATCGTGATGGTTTTTTGCTTTTTGTTTCTGGCTTTGATTATAGGTCTGAATATCTATCTTGATAGGAGGAGCAGGCGGTAGGGCGTGGGCTGAAGACTCTCTATTCTCTCTATGGAATGATATTATCTCTAAACACCCCACACTTCATGCCAGAGTATAAGCTTGTAGCGCTCTCCGTATGCCGGTAGTGAGGCGGTAGGGCGTGGGTTCTATGCGGAAAGCCGGAGGATTAGCGGGAGTTGGAGAGAGGGAGGGGGAGGGCACTCTCTTCCAACAAAATTAAGACTTACAGCGTTTTAAAACAGTATTCTGTAGGTTTTCCAACAAAATTAAGACTTACAGCGTTTTAAAACAGTATTCTGTAGGTTTTCCAACAAAATAAAGTATGATAGCGTTTTAAAACATCATTCCATAGGCTGGTAGTAAGTGAAATGTTTAACAATTAAAATATAAACAACATGAACGTATATGATTTTGCGCCTGACTTAGATTTGAGTAAGGAGGTAGAAGGTTCTATTTTTGGGGTGAAAGGAATAGAAGGCAGTGATGGTATAGTATATGCTAAGGTAGTTAGCTGTGTAGACGTTAAGGATTACAGTTGTGATAGGTGTATTTTTTATGATTGTTATAAGGATAAATGTTTATTATCGCGTAGTGATAGTTGTGTAGATGGAGACTGGCTTTGTAGGTACGAACAGGCTGCCATAGAGGGGGAGTAGGCGGCGCCTTGGGCTAAGGCCTGCGGTTGTAGGTGGAACGTAGGTCGGAGCAGAGCCAGGACAGTTTATTGTGGAACGTAAAAAGAAAAAAGATGGAAAGAACAATACATTATATTTGGATAAATTGGGTATCTTCTACAGGTTCGAAAAGTAGTAGACTAATAAGCAACAGGTCTATGCCGGTATCAGATGCCAAAGAGATGATATTAAGAACGAGTGCTAAAGAATTGCTTAAACACAGACCGAGTTGGTTAAAGGACTGTGTTCGTATTAGTGTAAGCGCACAGAATATTACGACCGGAGAGGACCTATATAGAAGAACTATAAACATAAAGAAGAAGGAGGAGATAGCGATATGAAAAAGGCATTTAAGATATTTTCTATTATGTTTGTCATAGAAATAGTGCTGATAGCTATTTTAGATGCTATGGCGTAAGTGAGAAAAATTTCTTCATTAATTTTCTTATGCTTTAGACAGAATGCTCCCGTCTGCGAAGATCGGAGCATTTGCTTTATGGGATTCATGGTGCGGTAGGCTGGTTCGATTCCGGCGATCTCACACAACATTAAAATAGGGAAGAACATGTTAAAAGAAGAATTTGAAGAACTGATTAAAAGGGAGGTAAACGAAAATCAGTATAAAAACATAGAAACGGCATACGAGGCTTTGCCGGAGTATATGGATAAGATGTATTTAGCAAGTGCTATTTCAAATGATATTGGGAAAGCTATTAATGTCTTATCGTTTTTAGGATCGTATATAAGCGAGTTAATGGGTTCGATAATAATCGAAAGGCAAAAGGTGGAATCATGTGCCTATGATTTAATAAATAAATCGCATGAGGAGGATGACTTGAAAGCAAGAGAGATTGCCGTGCGATTAATAGGAGAGAGGGAAACAGTGGCATACACAGTAAAAGAAGGGCTGCCATTGTGGGAACAAGATAAAAAGTTTATAATAGAATTAATGAAGGAGGAAAGAAAATGAAAGATGGTATTACATTACATCCAGAACACGGATTGAATCCGTCTATAGAAGTCTGCATGATATGTGGCGAAGAGATGGGGATTGCTTTATTAGGGAATAACATCAAAGGGCAGGCGCCGCATCATATATGCACGGGAGAAATATGTGACAATTGCAAAAAGATAATAGATGACGGAGGTTGTTTTATTATCGAAGTCGAGGATGGATCAGATCAAAAGAATCCGTATCGTACAGGGAGATATTGCGCGATAAAGAAAGAAGCAGCAAAGAAAATACTTGGACAGGAACATAGTGTTGTGTACATGGAAAAGTCTGCATACAGTCAAATAATACCATAAAAATAAAGAAGGATATGTTTACAAAAGAAGAGCGATTATTCATATGGAAAAAGGTATATGAGATGATTGATAGGTTAGAGGATGGGGAATACATATGTGTTGCGTTAAGAAATGTAGTGTTTATGTATCTCAAAACACATAAAAATATATATGAGTTTCGTTCAGACGAAATGGTGAGAATATATTTCCCGGAATTGGAGGAGAAGATAAGTATGGCCACAGAACCAGAGGAAACAAGAACGTTTTATGGGTGGTTTGGTTGTCTTAGTCCAGAAACGAAGGAGGTGAGGCTGAATATTGTGAAAGATATTATAAAAGAATTAGAATAGTATTTTTGTTAATCTATTTTATTCATCAAATTAAGTTTTGGGTTTTGGCATGTCGGTTCGTGAGGATAGACATGCCTATTTCTGTATCATAGAGGGATGACGCGGCGTGCCGGTGCGTATGTGCCGGTCCTGGTTCGATTCTGGGCATCTCACAAACAATAAAACATAATTATATGGAAGTAATAACATTCGGTCCGAACATGGATTTGTCTTCTAAAGAAGCAGGGGATGTATTTAGATTAAAATTGTATGGCATAGAGTATGAGGTCAAAGTAGTTAGTGACGACGAAGAGCCTGTTATGTTCTGCAAAGATTGTATATTTTTTAACAACACAGGACGGTGTTCACTCTCAGAATCGCAAGACTGGTGCTTAAAAAAGCAAGTTGTTTACTGTAAAATAAGACATGATGGGGGAATTTAATGCGAAAGACGCCAATTTCTTATGGCGTCAAATGGGTAAGATTGACGGGGTGATAGAAACTCTGAACCGTACCGGAGGAGAAATGCCGACAATTATAGCCGGAGTGCTAAAAAGAATAAGAGACGATATAGATAAGTTTGTAGATAATAAAACGAAAGATTATGAGAATATACAAGAATGATATTATAAAGGCGTCAGCAATAAGCACCGGAGCCGACAGAGGTGTGTTGCTGTGTTCAATAACAGATTCAGGCTTTACGTCTATAGCGGGCGTAATATCGGCTGTTAAGGATAGGTTACCAAACGAAGATCACAAGAAGATGGTTTTTGAAATCTTGAATGATACGAAAAAAGAGTACGGAAGATATAATAATTGCGGAACAAAAGTATTGTAATAAAGATTAAAAAACAATATGTTTATGTAATGTTAGTTTTTTCATTTTTATTGAAAGGAGCGCCGGCCTGTGAAGGTATGCGCTCTTTGTATTTATATAATGCATAAAACAATAATAAGATGACAGATAATAACATAGATGTGAATATCGTACCTATAAAGAATGGTGCGAAACGTGTTGTGGTATCATATTACCATTATTCACGCAAGGACAAAAATCACATGAGTTCCCAAACGGATTACGTGTGGGAAACAAAGAATGAAGAAATGTTTAAATACTTTGAGGCCAGGAGGACAAAAGTATTTTATAGTCAGATTCGTGCCATGTGTAGATTCTATGGCACGAAAAATGTACGTAAATACAAAAAGCTGTGATATTAAAAACGACAACCAACGAGTTTTGTTTCATTAACGTAAGTTTCTATGAAACAATAGCGGATCCTCGCTATTTCTTTGAACAAGATTATGAAGAGATGCCGGAATATGAGGAAGAATCGGATTTTGATTTTGATTCTTATTGCAATAAGTTTATTCCTTTTGTACAGGAATGGGCGAATGAGGTAAGTGAATACCTTTACGGATATGGCGTAAATAACATAAAGGTAACATCGGTCGGACATCCAAAAGAATACAATTATGGTACCGATTGGATGAACGTAGAGGTAGAGTTTTGTGATGAATGGAGGCAAAAGATGTTATTTAACATTGGTAAGATTGTCAATGATGATAAATGCAAGAAGTATGCGGAGGCTAATTACCGGTCGGTACCAGGATACATCTTTTTTGGGCCTGAAGATTTAAAGGAATTTGAAGAGGAAATAATAGAAAGAAAGTCAGATTCGGGATATGATGTAACAATATTATTAAATATGTATCTAACTTTGGCTTTTGTAAAAGAATTTGGATTTAAAGCCGGAGAAGCGTGGAGTAAAATAACAGAATACGCTTACGGATGTTTGTCGTATTCTGATTTTGCAACAACAGAGATGCTTATACCAGAAGGTTCGGAGCATTTATTCAAAGACATTTACACGGCAAAGGCCGACGAATTATATCATCATGTCCTGGATAAATTCGGATGGGCGTGGCGTGATCCGAAATATAAATCAGAAACAGAATTATGCTCAATGTTAAAATGGGCAAAAGAAAAAGGCTTGACCATTGAAGAGTTAAGTATTTAATTGTTAAACATAAGGCAGTAGTGGTGCGTGAGTATAGGTGCTGCCGTTAAAATATTTTATAAGATGAAAAAAGAAGAGATTCAAACTATTTTATACACAATCAAAGAAGGAGACAGTATTAAAATCAAAGTACAAGACAAAAGTGAAGAGATAAGACTGCGGGATCATGTAAGAAGAGTACAGAAATACGGATACAGGTTTTGTTTGTCTCATTTACATGATGGAATTTTCTATCTGGAGAAGTTGAAAGAAGGGGATAAGGATAAATACTATAGAGTAATAAACAGAGGAAATGGAAAGACCGGAGTATAATAAGCTACGTAAAATGGCTAAGACTACTCCAGGTCTGATAGTGGACGAGGTGCAAAACATGATGCGTGTATCGCTGTATGATAATGGGGAACTTAAGAAGGTGGTAGTAGTAATGAAATGCGATTCTTTTTTACAGTCAAAAAGTAACATAGAAAAGATAATGTTATTATCATCTTCTATAGAAGATAGAAAAAACAAAGAAAAAAATAAAACAAAATCAGAAAATGAACAGAATAACAAAAATAAGAGAAGAAATAGGAGGAAAACAGGTTGATTTGACCTTTTACGGGCGCTTTTGCAGCCTTATCGAAGGTGATAGGAAGATAATACTAAGGGCAATAAAAAACGGTCGTAAGAAGGGCGTAATTGGGGCCATTCAGCCTGGGAGACATGATAGAATTTGGACCACATGGTCTGTCGCTTTTGATGATCTGAAGGTAGGGGATACGGTAGAGTTCAGTACATCTGGAAAATACAATCCCGGATTTCATGCTACGGAAAAGTATGTAGGGTGTGTAGAATGGATAAAAGGATCGGAATGTGCGATAAAAACCGGTAAGGGAATAGCAGTAGTATTAATTAAACACGTAGAAAGGATAGTAAAATGATGGGGTTGAGAGAATTTGTAGAACTTTTTGACAAGAATGAAGTAAAGAACTTGTTTAAAGCGTTAGATTTATGTATGGAATATGTAAGATTAGATTTACATGTGTTTAATGTAGGAGCTCATGTAACATGTTCATACAGTAATGATCTTGAATCGCTTTCACAGGCAGAAGGTTGTAATGTGAATATGATAATAGAGGTGCCTCGCTTATTCGAAGCGTTCATGGAATACGCTTCACCGGAAATGAAGTTGTATTATGAAAAACTAACAGAGACAGTATAATATGAAAGAGGAAGTAGAACGGATAAAGAGGTTGGTTGGCATAGATCATAATAGATGGGAGCAGCCTTGTACATGTGATAAATGCAAGAACATGTGTGAGGTTCCTTGTATTGGTACGCCAAAAGACATAGAAGCTATCATAGATGCCGGATACGCTGACAGGCTAAAAGAAACAATGTGGATGGTAGGGTATCTTGCAGTGAAAGAAAAACCAATAGCGATGATCCAGCCGACAGTGAAAGATGGGTGGTGCGCATTCCGCCGGCCGGACGGTCTCTGCGAGCTGCATGACCGTGGACTAAAGCCGACCGAAGGGGTTCTGGCTTCTTGTAAGGTGGTTGAAGAAGACAATGTTCCAACATACGAAACATCCGTACTTAGAGCAGTAGCTCATGAGTGGGTTAAAGTGGAGAACTTTGGAGATGTAATGAGGGTCGTTTTTAAATTTTTGCATGAAAATGAACGTAGAAAATGAATTAGATAAAGTAGTTAAGATCCTAAAAGAAAAAGGATTTGTGGTATATAGAAAGGGAGGAAAGGAACCGGGTGTATTTTACGCCAAAGAAGGTGATAAACGAATAGGATTCGTTTATCCCAACAACGGATATATATACGACAGGATAAAAATGTGGTCTTTTTCAAGGGTGTATAAACCACATAAGAAAACCGGGTCTTCGTGTTTAATGTGTGTCAGCGACGAATTTACTATAGAGAATGCGGTTAAGAACATAGAGGATAGACTGTGGGTAAATTATATAAAAGACGGTAACAGAAAACGACCAGAAGAATATAAAAATATAAGAGAATTTGTTGGTAGCTTCACTAAATTCTACAGCTCTGTAGAATTAGTTGAGGTTAAGTAGTTTTCCATGTAAGTTAGTTGCCGGCACTGGTCTGTGAAGATAGGTGTCGTTTTTTTTAAGAAAGGAGGATAAAGATGGAGAAAAGAGACAAGGAAATGCCTTACGAGGTAGTCATACAGGAAAGAAAAAGAGTGGATTTATACGGTAATGTAGTATATTATATCTATTGGTTTGATAAATATGGGAACGATATTACAAACGAATGGAAATTCTGGAGCAAGGATCCGAAAAAGGAATACGATAGAGTTAATCGTTATCTAACGGATAGTTGGTTGAAGGAATACTGTGGGAATAACAATTTAAAGATAAGTAGAATAAAGGAATGAAAACGATAAAAGTAGATAAAGTGATATTATATTACATGGATCGGGTAGACCCTGACGGGAACTTATACCGGTTCTATATGTATAAAGGAATGGCATCTGAAATAGAATACTTTTGCACGAAAGAGGCAGGTAATATGACCATACCAATCGGAGAAGGAAAGTATGTCAAGATCGTACCAAAAGAAATAGAGAGAATACCGGTAAGGGGATATAGGAAGCTTGCTGGAATATGGAATTGTGAAACATGTAACGGAAAGGGATGGTATAGGCTTTTTAATTATTTCAAATACAAGCCGACCCTATGTTATTTTAAAAAAGCGGGACATGATGAAAATGGGAACACAAGATACGAAATATCATTATTTAATGCCACTATGAATGTGACAAGGTGTTTTAATCTGTGGAGAATGAAGCCAGGAAAGCATGCTATGATAACAAACGAGTGTGGCGCCTTGGATATTATAAAAGAAAAATTTGACAACATAAATATAGTGGAATATGGATCTAAATAAATTGTATAAAGAAATAGAAGAAGCAGAGGTCAGTCTGAATGCAAAAAGATTAAAGTACATCGAAGAAGCATTAGCAGAAAACAATGGAATTATAAAGCTAAAGTTTAAAGAGTTTAAAGAAACTAATGATGCGTTTGACTTTGATGATCAGTTTCCGGTGATAATAGAAATTAATGGGATTCCTATGTTTTTAACGGAGGTGTATGTCAAAAAAAACGATTTTCGTATAGTTCTGCTGGATTATGATGATATGACTTTAGGTGATTATGATAATACAGGGGAAAATGAACAGGTTGCTTATTTTATTAACTATTGTTTAAATCAAGACAAAGATGGGAAAGAGTAGAAAAGATTATGAGAAGTTTCTTAACTCAATATCTCCAGATAGAGACGATGAGACATGGATCATTGGAGGAAAGAACAGGTATTGCGGTAGAGAGAATTATGGCACTATGATCAAAAGGTATGATCCTATTGGTTTTAATGTAGGGTACAGAGAGTGGGCAGAACAGCCAGAGTAAGGTGGCGCCTGCCCTGCCATGAGATCGGCCTGGCTGTCTGTGGCCAGGACCGTATATTAGTCAGATAGTGAACGACGAAAACAATACAAATGTTTGTTAATTATGAGAGTAGAAGATTTAACGAAGTTTGAAGGAGAATGCCCTAACATAGTCGTATTTGGTACATATATGGATATTAGGGTTCCATTAACGAAGAAATGGAAGAAAATTATTAACGAGAGAGGAGATAAGCCAAACACGTATCATAACTGTTTGATTAGTTATATCTCAGAGCAGATCGCGTTGTCCGGATTCAACATGAAAAGCATCGGGAACCTGTTAATAAAGGGGATCGTTTTCAATAAAAACGATTACTATAAGTATAACGACGTAGGAGGATTCCCGGCAGCTATCAACGATTTGGGATATTGGGATAAAAACAGGGTAGAGCTAAATGAAGATTTTCACATTGTTAGGCTGTTTAATACGGTAAGTGTATATGGATTGATATTTGGATCCATAAAACAAAATAATTTCATTATGCTTGAAAACGATATAATGCAGATCAAGGTTGGAGGAATAACTTACATCTAAAGAAATAAATCATGAAGCTATTATACTTAGTAGAGTCAGGAGAATCGAAGTTTCTTGTCTTCGACGAAATGCCTGATAAAATTAGCACAAAGTACGGAGATGACACCATTATTGGAAGAATAGGAGGTATATTCTATGATTTCCTTGCAAAGAGAAATGGGAGAAGAGAAGCTTTCGGAGGTAGAAAGTTCGATATCATACTTGACAACGGAAAGGTAGAGAAGTGTGAAGGACAATGGTGGGATGCGGTGACAGACAGAGCCAAGGAAGAATTGGAAAAAGAAGGGAATCCATTTTCTAAGATGATGTTGATCGGTGTTTCTTCAGTAGATAGATTATTGGATTGCTATGTGTATTGCGGGCTATGGGCATCCGAAAGCAAGATTGAAGAAATGATAGCTGATTACAAAGGTCGTATATATGAGTATTACGAATTTAGGGAAGAGGTCATTGATAGGATAAATGAGACCATTAGAAAATCATATATTCAATCTTGGAAAGAACAGATAATACGTTCTGGGATGAGGCGGAAAAAGAAAGACGTGTTTGAATCACCAGATGGGCTGTATCTCAAGATAGTATATGAGAACAAAGCGTTTATGCCATATAGACCTATAAAAGAAACCCAGGATTTACCTATAAATGCAAAGTACATACCGCTTCTTACAAGGATATTTGGAGAGAACATACTTGCGGAGATAGGAGGAGGTAAGATATTTATAACTACCGGGAAATACGCTGTAAATTTTTGGTGCTGGGGAAAATAAAATTATGTATATAGTTATATTGCTGAATTTTAATCTATAAATAAAACAATATGGAAAGAAAAGTATCAGTTTACCCGTTCCCCTTTGGAACAAGGGTATTTATGCACAGAAACGGAGTGATTCGTGAAGCAGAATATCGCGGCATGAGAATAAAAGATACCGGTATTTGTGGAAACAACGTGGATACCGAACATATCTTTTGGTTTGGCAGCAAATTGGGAGAGGAAAAATTTAAGGTAAGTATGCCCATATACAAAACCGCTGAAGATGCAGCACAAGAAACCAATCCTGTACAATATGAGGTGTTGAATATAGAGTCTTTTTCTTTAAAATACTTACCGTATCTTGTCTGGGATGGCATACAGTTCTGTGGTTGGCTATGGGATGGTTCAAGACCGGTAAAGAGAGCAACACGGGAACCTTTAAGGGTTTGCAAAATTTATGGAGGTAAAGTTACCTTCGTTGATTATAGCGGAAACGAGTATTATGCCGAACACTTTCGGCGATTCTATCAAACCGCAAAACAATGTCGGGAGGCAAACAAACCAAAAATTGTCATGCTGGATGAAGAAGGGGATGATTTTGCAAAACAGAAGCATGATGAGTTTTATGCTTACGTCAAACGTCATTGTCCCGGCTTTGAGGATAAAATCGAGTGGGAATATTTCCAAGCATATAAAACTATGCCGTGGAATCTGTCTCAACAAGTAAAGTTTTGGAGTAATTATGGAATTGCCTTTAAATAGTTAGTATATGACATTTAAAGAATTTATGCAAGAGAACGGCTATGACCTGATAACTACCTTTTGGGAAGATTTCAGCATAGCCGACAAGTATGGTATAGCAGGTGTCAAAGATACCTACAAACGTGCGTTCAGCGAATGGAAAGACGATTATAAGTTCTTTACAGAATTGACGCTGGTATTGAATCATAAAATCTGGCAACATTATAAAAGCAATCGTGAACTGGCTGCATTGTATGACCGGTTGTGGCGGGAAGCTGACGAGTATGCCATGAACAACTTTAAGGGAGAAGAACTTGATTATTATTACAGAATAACAGATTAGCTATGTTATATCCGTTTTCATTGACGCTTGATTTATATATACAAGCCGAATCGTTTGAAGAAGCCAAGAAATTAGCGGAAGCATACGTTCAAGATGCTTCGTTAGATACGACTGACTATCCGGAAATAGTGCAGGATGTGTTGGAAGTAGCAGAGTATGGGATTATTGATGTAGAACAATAAACAATCATGGAAGCGAAAATCAAAATAGCCGTATTATGTTTTGATGTCTCAGATATTGATATTATCACGGTAAACAACAGATTAATGGAAACACTAAAACAGAATATAGATCTTCCAGAAAAAGAAAAGTTGAGAAGATTGAAGGAAGCCAAGGGAGGGACATGGTATGACGGATGGCGACCATACTGTATGATGTGCAACAGAAGTGACAGGATGGTTAGTGAACCTTATGGTTTTAAGTGTCCACAGTGTGGGAATATGATAGGATTTAATCTAAAGAGATTGAAGGAATCACCATTAAATAATGCTTCCAAGGAGGTTATTTGATACAAGATGTGAAATATAATAAACAAAAAAAAATAGCGAAATGAAAGAATTTATATTTGAAGTAGAAAGAAGGGTTTATGGATGGATGAAAGATAGATTATCCATTGAAGCAGAAACACCAGAAGAGGCTTTGGAAAAGCTTAAAGAAATGGCAGAGGATGGAACCAAAAATGGATGGGATGAAGATAGGGTCGGATTAGAGAGCTCTGAATTTGACTATTATGAGGTAGAGTATCCTACTGTGGAAGAAAATAAGGGAGCTACAATTTTTATTTCACATTTAGATTCTTGTTTAGGATGGGATAATGAGGAGGAAGAAAAATGAAAGGAACGATAGTAACAGGTAGCCTGATTGTATTCAGCGACGGATTTGTTTGGAAAAGATTGTCCAACGAAAAAGCCTACAAGATATGGGTGTCGGCAGAAAATGAAGATTTTGAGTTATACAAGGTGAGGGTAGATGATGAGTCTGAGTCATTGATAGAGAGTCTTGAAGACTTGCAGGACGCCTTTAAACAAGATCATCATGTATGTATAGAAGTAGGTAAGCTACCATATAGCATTGGTTTAAATTACTTACGAAATCTGCAAGAGTTATCGGTGGAAGCTGTGGAGTATCTAACAGGACCAAAAGAATATAGCAGGGAACAGGCATTTAACATCATTCGAGAGTGGGCTAAAGAGTTTACAGAGAAATATGGGAATTATGATTTCGATGGATCATACTATGATGAAATAGATGAATTTATTGATAAAAAGTTAGGAACTATTTAAAATATAAAGACATGGAAGACGATCTTATTACAATAAAAGAAGTAGGCGATTATCGCATTAAAGTGTATTATTGTCATGATTCAGAATGCCCTATAACTAATTGGGGTTTGTTTGGGTCATTCTTTTTTGAATACTCTGATACGCATCGATTGCATGATGAATGCAATTGGAAAACTTTCTTCTACGATAACAAGCATGATCTTAGAGATGTTATTGATGCTATTGTAATGAAGCATATAAAACAGAAAGACATTGTAAAATATTTAAAGAAAGGGGAAGCGAATGAGATCTCATTTACATACAACAGAGGTGACAATGTATGGGAGTTGAAGCATAAGACAAGTCCATATATAGGTCAAGAGTTTTTTCCAAGTGATTTGACGGACTTTGATTACAGAGGAGAATTAATAGAGGATCTGGATGACGAAGATTTGTTAGATATCATATCCAAATACGGAAAAGATGTGGTGGCTATAGAGTGGTCAACAAGGGGTTATAGTCAAGGTGATTATATAAAAGGGATAGCATACGCTACAAAAGAAAAATATGATAATGAAGTCTGCGACAAAGAAGGAGATTGGAAAGAAGATTGTGCCAAGATTATAGATGATGAAGTAAAGTTCATAGGTATGTGGATGTGGGGAGATGTAAAAGGGTACGTTCTTGAAAAGAAGGTAGCATTTACCAAGAAATACAAAGACGAATCAAGGGAGGATGAAGATTGTGAAGAATGGGAAGAGGTTGATTCTTGCTGGGGATGTTACGAGGAGACAGATGAATTGATAAAGGAAGTCATGATAGAGAATGGCTTAGAAGAATAGGTTATAATGGCTGATAGTGACGGACGCCACAGGAGACAGGTGGGTAAAGTGCGAAGAGCTCCGGTTCAGGGGAGACGGGGCCTGCTTTGCGTGGCGTAAGGCTACAGTAGATGAAATTGTTGAACATTTTAAAAAACAGATAATTATGGGATATATATGTACAAGATGTGGTGGAACAAATGTCGCCTGTGAAGCTATAGTAAATCCGAATACCGGAAAAATAATAGATTATTTTGATGGAGCTTTCATGCATGCTATTTGCAGTGATTGTGAAAACGAGGTAGTGATATCTAATGTTGAAGGAGTCAAATATGAAATTGATTTAAGATTCCTTGAATTTGTAGAAAGAACAGGTAAGGAGCCTGAATACGTAGAATGTCAGATTGTGTGGAAAGAAACAGGAGACGATAAAAGAGTGACAATCAAACTATCGCTGAGTATCAACGATGATGATAATGATAATGTTTTTTAGGTGATTATATACAACTTTACACTACTACTAAAAAATAATCATTGACCAGCACATCTTACAACCTCATAACAATATTCATAAAAATGTTGTTATGGGGTTGTTTGCATTTCCAAATATCTATATCTTTGCCCTCACGTATTAGAGTTAAGACGTAGAAGCGTTAAGATATTATCCGGCATTGAAATCTGGACAATTTCATCGAACAGGATAATAGCAAATGTTTCTACGCCTGTGTTGTTGTATATCACTTTGCTTAATACAAAGGGCAAACTATATACCAGCATAAGGCGTGGATCTATTGTGTATTATTGTTTGATGGGCAGTCCAGAGCCTCAATGTCATAATATCCAATAGTCTCCGCGCTTTTTTTATTTGTTAATCTTTCGAAGGAGGCAGAAAGAGCAAAATTATTTCATATGAAAAAGTATCTATTATTGTTAGTTGTTCTATTGGGTAGTGTATGCGCTTACTCACAGAACAAAATGGTTGAAGCTATTCATTTAAAAAATGGAAGTGTTATAAAAGGGGTTATTATCGAGCAGATACCAGACAAGCAAATTACTATTCGCACTTCTGATGGTAGTACGTTTGTGTACCCTATGGAAGATATCAGTAAAATAACCAAAGAAGAGAAAGAATCTAAAATTCCATTTAAAATATCCAATGAAAAGTACGATTTGACAGGGAGTAGATTTATGATTGATCTCGGATACTGGGCAGGTGGATACAAAGGCCCAGAATTATATTTTACATATGGAAGCCAAATCAATCAATATTTATTTGTAGGAGGTGGAACCGGCATACACTATATGACCGATTATTCAACAGTAAGCATACCTGTATTTGCGGATGTGAGAGGATATGCCTTGAATGGTCCAATATCTCCTTTTATTGCATTAAGAATAGGGTATAAGTTCAATACAAAAGAAGCACCAAGACATGCAAAAAAAGGTGGATTGTATTGTAACCCTTTTATTGGCGTACGGTTTATGACCACTAAAAAACAAGCTGTTAATTTAGGTATAGGATATTCTATACAAAAGGTATCATTTGATGAAGAATGGGGAGATGGAAGTGGTGACATGAACGGATTTAGTATAAAGGTCGGATATGAATTTTAACAATAACATGAAACAAGTACTACATATATTATTAACCTTGCTACTTTTATTCACATTTTCGTGTAACGATGATAATGTGAATAATGACAATAACAGCATATTAATAGGTTCATGGGGAGAGCAATTCCCCGCAGATGAATTTTTCGAACTCACATTTTATAATGACGATACAGGCGTAATGACTGTATATTACAATGAAGGCAAAAAGAAAAGCCCAGATCCTTTCACATACTCTTTTGATAAAAATACAATGAAATTAGTCATTGTATTTGATAGTGACCCTGAGCCACCTATTGTTTATGATGTAAAGGTGTCAGAAGGTTGGCTGAAACTTGATTGTGTATCTGGAGATTTTGAAGACTTTTCAATGTACAGGATACAATAATATACAAAATAGTAAGCAGTAAAAGCGGTGGCAACTTAGTTTATCACCGCTTTCTTTTTATAAATCAATTAATTATTCACTTTTTAAAATTGTAATTATGAAAACAAAAGAAGAAAAACAAAAGAAATTTTTGACAGAATTTGAAATCAACGGGCGAAAATACGCTGGTGAAATATGGGCTACTTCTTGGAATGAAGCAGAAGATTTTGTTAAACAAAGAGCTACAACAGAAGAAGTAGTGGGGATTATTCCAAATGATTAGCATTGTCTATATATCACACCCATTTCTCCTTGCATTCTCTTTACAGTAACTTTTATTGGCATATCCTTGGGTAGAAGCACCAACTACTTCTCCGTTTGGAGCTATTCTTTTCCATCGCCATTTATCGTTTTTGTCTTTGTAAAGTTCCACTTTGTCTTTTTTGTGTTCTATTTTCTTTTCCATGATATTATTACAATTAAGTTAGACAATCCTCAAAAATAGAAAAGAATTAGAAATTTAACAACAAAAAAAAATAATTCAAAATCAGATATTCGATGAATTTAATTGATTTTTAGTTGGTTATATGAATATATTTTTGTATTTTTATAATCCAATATAAAGATAAGAAGTATGTTCGATTTTAAATCACTTCCCGAATTTTCAAAATTGTTCCCTGATGAGCAAGCGTGTATAACCTTTCTTGAAAAAGAAAGGTGGGGAGATCACGTTGTTTCTCCTTTTGATCCGGAATCTAAGGTGTATAAATGCAAAGGAAATAGATACAAGTGTAAAAACACGGGTAAATATTTCAATGTTCGTACAGGAACGATTTTTGAAAATTCGAAAGTCTCATTACGAAAATGGATGTTGGCTTGTTATTTTGTTGTTGAAATGAAAAGAGGAGTATCATCTTTACAGTTGTCTAAAATCGTGGGAGTAACACAGAAAACGGCTTGGTTTATGCTTCAACGTATTCACAATTGTTTTAGTATTGAAATAAAAGAGCCGTGTTTGAAAGGCGAGATTGAAGTGGATGAAACTTATATTGGTGGCAAAAACAAGAATAGACATAGTAAGGATAAAGTTAAAGATGCACAGGGGAGATCTTTAAAAGATAAAACCCCTGTGTTTGGGACACTCCAACGAGAAGGATTTGTTGTCGCTTATGTCGTTACAGACACAAAAGGTAAAACCTTACTTCCTTTGATATACAATACCGTTCATCCTAATTCTACCATATATTCTGACGAATGGTATGCGTATAACGGGATCAACAAAGAAAAGTTTGATCATCAAAAAGTATATCACAAAAAGGGAGCGTATGTAATAGGCAGAAGATCAACAAACACAATCGAAGGATATTGGAGCCATTTGAAGAAAATGATTTCTGGAACCCATTTCTGGGTGTCGAGAAAACATCTTCAAAGATATGTAGATTGCGAATCTTTCAGATATAACACGAAACATCTATCGGAATCTGAAAGATTCGATGTATTTTTGCAGAATACCAAACGACGATTAAGGTATTCACAACTAAAGAAAATTACGGCATGAAAAAAAATAAGAAATTCACAATATCAACCACTACTACGATCAGAAGTAGTAAAAGTGGAAAATTAGAGAAGGATATGAAGAGAATAGCTAAAGGTGTATTTAGCTATAATCCCAAAACAGATCCTAACGACCCTCTTTTTGATAAAACCACCTCTAAAAAAGGTGGTAACGAAAAAGAATTTTAACCATATAAAACAGAAGCCGGATATACGTTAATCATTATCCGGCTTCTGTTTTATATAGATGGTGTAAAGTTGTATATAATCACCGTTTTTTATTATTGTAATGGGATAGAATCGTTTCAGCAGCTTGCTGAATACGGAATGAGGGAATTTATTGTGACATATTGTTGGAGTTTCTTTTAAATAACATGCCTTATGAAAACACAAGAAGAATATGCCCGTGAGATTGACGAGATCGTTCTAAGGGATGTAGAAAGTTGCCAAAGTGATTGGTTTAATATTGATAAAGAGATATTTATGCGGCCAGAGAATAAGAACAAGACATTCATCTTAGGGACCCGGAAGACCGGATGTGATTTAATAATACTGGGTGGCACTAATTGTGATGAAGGTAGTATGGATTGGCTTTTTGGGAGTCTTGGCAATGAAAACTTCTATGTATGCCAGCCAGTATCTTTCTATAAATCACAACGAGAAATCCAGAAAGTAAATCCGCTTTATGCTTTCAAGGTGGCCACTGCTTATTTTAGAGAACAAGGGAAGGTTCCGGTATTTGAAGATAGTAACTGTAGATTAATAAAACTATGAGCATAAAAGTAATAAGATACAGGTTGCCATCTTATTGGGCTTGTCCGTTAATCAATGATGATTACACTGGATTAACGGATGAAGAATGTGAGGAAATTCATAAAATACAAGATATGGAAAGATTGAATTTTGAAACATTGTTTCGTATCGTAAGATGGGATTACAACCGTTGCTTTAAGGATGAATCACTGGACAAGGATTTGTTCGTAGAAAAATACGGACGGGTAATGGGTGAACATTATTATAACAAGTTTGTCCATGAATTTGACGGAAATATCCTGAAGATGGTTGGTTACTTCAGAGGTTCCGAAAAAGAGGGGCAAGTCTTCTGCGATATGATAACCGAACGCATTGAAAAATATGAACAAAGAGAATCATATAATAGAAGCAAGTTAAACAATTAAAAACATACTTATATGAACAATTCAATGGTCGCTCACTTATGGGCAAACGAAAAGCAAGAATCAGCGTATGGTAGTAACTTCTATTTTGAAGGTGAAAGTATTTATTCCTATGGAAGACATTTTGAGGTCGGAAGAATCGTGCGAAACAAGCGTGGAGAAAAGGCGTATTTGATTAATGATACATACTATTCTTCTACTACAAGCAAGCATCAATATTATGTTCGTGAAGCAATACCAACTGGTTCAAAGGTGTTCTATGTTGAATGTAATATGTCATATTGTATCGGTAACATGCTCTTTGTTACCAATATGTTGGAATCCATTAAAGATGCTATTGAAAAATACAAAAAAGCAAGAACCGAATTGTCCTATCGAGATATTTGGGAAACGTTTAAAAATCTGATGGATTATATTGAGTTCTTCGATATGGGGACTCCCCGGCGTCTTCTTAAAAAGAGCGCAAACGAATGGCTTGGAACTAACCATGAATTATCACGGAAATCAGATAAGATTAAACGTGAGTATGTCCGTGAATTGAAACACATTTTCCAGATATTGTTGAATCATCAAGCACTGGAAGTCCTTGGAACCGTTAATGTGATTGTAGATGAAGTTTGCGGGGAAGGTACATGGATTAAGTATTCAGAAAGATCTGAAAGATGGAGAAAGGGTGAGGAAGAAAGAGAAAGAATAAAATTAGAGAGATTAAGAAAGGAAGAAGAAGCCCGTTACAAGGATTTTGATGAAAAACTGGAAGAGTGGAAGTCAGGAGAAATAAATTTCTTGAATACACCTTTCTATATTCCTGGTGAAAAACCTAACGCCTGGATCCGTATAAAAGGAAATATTATTGAGACAAGTAAACAGATAAAGATTGGAGTAGCAGAAGCCAGAAAACTGTGGCGGGCTGTGTCGGCAATGCACCGGGGCGCCGAGTTTCGGCACGGTCTGGTGGAGGACGTCACCGGTCACCAGTGGAGTCTAAATCGGTACGAAAACGATTTGCTAACCGCTGGATGTCATAGGATAGCATATGACGAAATGGAGAGAATAGCAAAACAACTGGGATGGGTTTAAGTAACTCATCTTATTTCATAACAACTAAAAAATAAGAAAAATATGGAAAATTCAATTATTGTTCCGTTTGATTTAAATACGGCGAGAAAAATTAAAAGCGGAGAAATAGCAGGTCGTATTGTGACAGAGAAAGGACAAAATAGAGCAGAAATCGTATATGAAGACAATTCGTCAAATTGTCCGTTATTGGTTGTAATTCATTCGATTTCTGTATCGGCAGACTGGTTTTCTGCTACAGGAAAAGCACTTAGTAGCGCAAATCGACTCCTTCTTGAAGTTCCAGAATATACTACGTTTAAAGATGGAGAGGTGTTAAGTAATAAAGATGGTAGCTATATCTTTATTTTAAATACACATGGGAAATATTTAACGTCTTTTTATGCCTCTTTAAATCAAAAAGGTATTCTTAAAATAGAAGATGGTTTATCTGCTTGGGAAAATAAGATAGAAAAATACAGATTTGCCACTGAATCCGAAAGACAAAAGTTGGTTGACGCATTAAAGGCAAGCAAAGAACCTGAAGCTAAAGAGTATCTGAAACGCTTCTTTGGGATTGAAGAAAAGCTGAAATATGATTTTAAGCCGTTTGACAAAGTGCTGGTAAGAAAAGAAGGAAATAAAAAATGGAATATCAGTTTGTTTGCAAGGGAAATTGTGGACGATTATAATGGATTGCCTTATAAGTACGAATGTTCCAATGGAACATTATGGGATTATTGTATTCATTTTGAGGGTAATGAATGTCTTTTAGGAACTACTGAAAATCCAAAAAAATGAAAATGGTAAAATTATCTGATTTTTATCCTTATGACAGAAACAAAGGAGGGATACAGGAATTGCATCATAAAATTGAGTCCAAAACACTTCAGTATTGGGGTGAAGATAGTGGTATTCTGATCGGCATCACTCCGATATATAAGAGACGTTTGTGGAGTAAAGAAGTAAATGTTATAAATGATAAACAATAAATATGAAAACAAGAACATACGAAGGGGTGCAGCACGGAGACTGGGTAAGATGTGTCTTATGTGGAGCACAAATGCTTCTTCCATGTGGAGCTGACAAATGCCCGGAATGTAGCAGTGAAGGTACTTTAACGTGGGTAGATGAAGATAAGCAAGAAATGGATGCTAAACATCTGGATTGTCTTGTTCCAATACGCAAATTGGAGTTACAAGAATATCTGTCCCCAGAAATTTTGAAAATGGAACATATATGAAAATAGAATACATACAAAATGTAAATGCAGTGCAGTCACTATCAGATTTGATAATGGAGCTTCGAATAGCATGTTTTGGGAAACATTTGAAAAATTGGATTTGGATGCTGGTGATGCCACATGGCTTCACCAGTCCTGCTGCTGCGACCACTGCGTCAACCATTTGGGGATCGACTTATGCGATTGTGGATCAGAACATAAGGTAGGAGAATGTGAATGTGGATCCCAAAAGGCGCATGATACATTAGGGATTAAATATGATTCGTTTGAAGCAATATTAAAAAACTTTGGATAATGGATATAGTAAGCAAATACACCGCCTTGTTAGGACAACAGAAGCTAAAAGAATCATTTGTGAAAGATTTGGAGCTTGTATTATCAAGAAAAAATCCTAATATAGAAAAAGGGAAACTTAATTTCATTCGTTATTCAGAAATGAAAAATTGGAGTGTAAGAGAGTTGTTTGGTGAAGACTTGGAACAAGCTGATAGGGCTTTAATAAACAAGGTGTATCATATGCTATTTGATATAGGTTCGGATTTTGAATCGGTTATAAGAATGCTATATAGCTTTCGTAACGGACCTAAATCGGGGATAAAAGTGGCGGATCCAGAGGATAATTACGAATGGACTAACAAGGACGGAAATGAAAAATATTCTACTAAAAATCTCCCAAAAGCGCATTTTAGATGGGATTGGAGAAGATATACCTTATCAAAAGAATCCGTTGATAAAATAACGGAGTTTGTAGACACCATATTAGAATCATAGAGAAATTATGAACGAAGTAATTTTAAGCAACATGTTAGGATGTCAGACATATTGTATATCAGACAGTCCTTCGAATAGATACTGTCTTATTGGACCTATTGAGTGCAATGAGAAGTTAATAGAAGTGTTTAAGAAGGGGATAACAGTAAAACTCAAATACGTGGAAAAACGGGTCCTGGATGCATTTACGGACAACGGAATCGACCTGAGTAATTACACTCATTGTATTATTGTGAAGCGGAATTTTTATCTCGCTTGGTAACGGCAAAACATAAGCAATATGAATAATTTTGTAATAGATACTCCAGATAATTTCTGGCAAATAAGATGGCTTGACAAGTATATGGAAGGCCACAAAGGATTCATAGCTGGTGGATGTTTTAAAAATATCCTTTCCGGAGAAAGAGTAAAAGACATTGATATTTTCTTTGAAAGTGAAAGCGATTTTCAGGAGGCTATTGATTCGTTCAATGATGAAAAACATCAGAAAGAAGGATGGAAATTTAAGTACAGAAATGAGAAGGTATGTGCGTTCCAGAAAGAGGGAGAAAAGGTATGGATAGAGTTCATAGAGTCAGAGTTTGGAAAGCCGAAAGAGATTCTTAGGAGCTTCGATTTTACTGTGACAAAATGGCTTACTATAAGGAGCCCAAATACGAAGAAAAAGAAGATGATTATTTTCCATTCTCATCCGCAAGCATAGTAGCATACGAGTACAAACTACTCTATCATGAGAAATTCTTCGAACATCTTCATATGAAGAGGCTGGTCATTGACGAAAATATTCCTTTTCCAGTAAGCACATGGGAGCGCTCATATCGGTATAAAGGATATGGTTACAATATGTGCCGGGAGACAAAGAAAAAACTTCTACAGGCTATTAAAGGTGTAAACGTAGAGGAGGAAGATGTATCTTTGTACACTACTGGAGGATGGGATTAACTTATAAAACATAGATATATGAATACATCATTTGAGAAATCTAAAAACAGTACAGATGAATGGTACACACCTAAAGAAATTATAGACGCTTTAGGGAAATTTGATTTAGATCCATGTGCGCCTATGCGTCCGTTATGGAGGACAGCCAGGGTTATGTATAACAAAGAGCAAGATGGATTAAAACAAAAATGGGAAGGAAGGGTATGGTTAAACCCACCTTATTCAAGACCGACTATAGAGCATTTTATTGCTCGTATGGTAGAGCACAATAATGGAATAGCTCTTCTTTTTAATCGTCTTGACAATAAGATGTTTCAGGATGTTGTATTCCCGAAAGCAAAAGGTATATTGTTCATGAAAGGAAGGATAAAATTCCACAGAGAAGATGGAACAATAGGTGAAAGTCCAGGATGTGGGTCTATTCTGGTTGCATTCGGCGAAGAGAATGCGGAAACATTAAGATCTTCTAATATTGAAGGAAGATATATACAGGTCAATCAAGAACCGTGTAACACCCATGTAGATTGGGAACAACGTAGATACGAGATGGCAAAAACCATGCTTCCGATCACATCCGTATCAGGGCGTGGACCTCACGGTGAATTAATATTGGAGACGTGTGATAAGGCGGCTGAATTAGCTGTAATATATGCGGATGCTTTAATTAAAGAGCTGAAATGAAATCAACAGTATATGCTCATCTTGAGAATGATTATAGATTTTATGGACTTCCTCTATTTAAAGCTACGGCTGTAAAATATGGATGGAATAATCCTATAGGGGAAGACAGTGGGAGAGAGAAAAAATATAATTTACAGTATTAAGTGGATATATTATGAGCACAAGTAAAGAATACAAGGCGGTAAGAAACTGCATACTAAATGAACTTCACCTTACCAAAGAAGATATAATCAAAAACATAGAATCATTATTGGAAAAGCTTGTAAAAAGGTGCATGCATAATACATACGGAGGAAACAATCAGATAGAAAATTGGATCAGATGTATGGTAAATGATGAGCTTAAACAAAGGAATTATGGTTTTGTAGAAAGAATAAGCAAGGAAGTCATAAAAGATCATGTGTTGAATGAGTTGAACATAATTGTAAGACCAAAAAATGAAAGATGCGTATGTGAAAATAGAGTACCATCAAGAAAAGATGGTTTGTATCTAATCTACGGAAACGGACACGCTGAGCCGTTTACTGGAGAGAATATTAAAGAGAATGTGCGTTATATCGGATTAAAACACAAAGACGTATCGTTTGCTATCTCGCTGGAGGAGCATGATAGTGTACGGTTGCTTGACAATGATAGCCGTAAAGAATCCGGAAGTGAGACATATTACGAACGTGAATGTGATGCGCTGTTTGATATTGACGGACGCGGCAATACGGAACGCCTTGTAGCCAGAAATCCAAAATTGAGAAATCTGCTGGAAGATGACGAGTATATACCATCTCTTGGTCAATTAAATTTAATGGCCCATCATATGGACGAACTAAACAAAGCATTCGCTTATGTTTCGGCATCTCCCCTCTCCTCGGCGCGGTATTGGTCCAGTACCGAGTACAGCAAGGTCAGCGCATGGTTCGTGAGCTTCTCCAATGGCGGCACGCACAGCAACATTGAGTACAATAGTTACAGGGTTCGGGCGGTAATTGATTTTTAAAAAGGATTACATATGATAACATCGGTAAAAATAAAAGACAATACAAAAACTCCATTTGAATATGCTTCTGACATAGAAGCGTTTGAAAATGGTAGAGAATTTATTTTCAAGCCAGGAGTGAATGTAATTATAGGTAAAAACGGTAGTGGAAAATCAACTTTGCTTAACATCATGTCAATGTATGCGTTATGCGAGAAGTCCATGTGCTCTGAAATACCGACCGAGGCACTGGATTTTCCACCTATGTTTGATGATGATGATAAGGTTCTTGATGGGATTGATATATCATCCGATTATGCAGGGAAAGTATTCCGTTTATTGCCATCGGCGGAGATGAATCGAGATAGCGTATTGAAAAACATCAGCAACTTAGATTTGTATGTGAATAATATTAGAAGATCTTATGGAGAGAAAGTGGTGTTATCATTGGAATCACTTTTCAATTTAATGTTCGGTCAAAAGGATTATACGTTTCCAATACAAGATCTTGTAGAATACAAGAAAAAATCAAATGCGTTTTGGATTAAAAGAATTGATAGTCTGTTGAAGTATTATAAAAGAAACCGCATAACATTAACAGAAAGCAGTTTTGAATACACGGTTCTCATGGATGAGCCAGACAGGAATCTTGACATTGACAATATAATGCAAATTTATAATGTATTGTCATTCCATAAACCACAAACGCAAATTATAGCCATAGTACACAATCCGGCATTGATTTACAAGTTAAGCAAATTAGATTGTGTGAATTTCATAGAGATGACAGAAGGGTATCTTAATAAAACTTGTACATTTGTGTCCAATTGATCAAGGCATTTATATGTCATTTTAACACATTTTTTATAAATCAATTAATTATTCATTTTTAAGTTACAGTCATGAAAACATTAAAAGAAAAAGACAAACAATCTTTTTTAGCAAGAAAAGAAGAAGTTTATTCCTTAATAATGGAAATGGGATCATTATTGGCAGATTATGATCATCAATGGTCTAATGAACTAAGAAGAAAATTTGAAAGAGCTACTTCTTTTCTTTCCTCTATGAATTAGAATATTTTCTATCATCGGGGAACTTGTTGGTAGGATTATAGAATACAAAGTAAAACAACTTATTGCAATGGCTTATTTCATATTAATGGGAAGAAGAATCCCCAAACAAGCTATAACAGGCTTCAAATTTCAAAATGAAACAGATAACATTCGTCCTTTTCTGTCAATCAGGATAAGGGGAAAGGACGAAATTATACCTTTCAAAGATAAAAAGGAGATACGGTCCGTAAAAGCGCATCTGTGTTCTATCTTTTCTGGGTTTGTAAAAATAGGTGACTGGTATCTCAAGATGTCGGAAGTTAAGGAATATAAGCCGGTGACTGCCGAAGATATGAACCCCTACATCTTGTTTAAGACATCTAAGTTTGGAAATATAAAAGTTCGTTTCCCGAAAGATGAAGATATGAATGCGGAATTGTTGGTGTTAGATCAGCTTTTTGATGTAGAATAAACTATTAATCATCTTTTAAAAATCATGACCTGGAAAGAATTGAAAGACAAAATATCCCTTATGGCGGAAGAAGAGCAACGACAAGAAGTTGCAGTATGGGGAGAAAATATGAATCTAATGAAAGATTGTTCCTTGGAGAAAACAGACGAGGATATGTACTACAACTCTGAATGGGATTATACTTGTGAAGAGAGTGAATTGGAACCGGAAGACAAGAATGACCCTGATGTACATAAGGTATATGAAGCAGGAATGTATTATATTTATTCGAATTGATTTTAAAAATATCTGATTATGGCAGCATTAACAACACTAAATATAACGGAAAAGAACGCTAATAACAGTTTGTCTGTAACTGTTAAAGTGAATGTCACCAAAGAAGGAGTGTTTACCACTACCTTGTCAAAAGAAGATGTGGACAAGATTCATTCTTATGGGATCAAATTACCTACAAACAGATTAGGCAACGAAGGATATTTCAATAGTATAGCACTTTCTGATTTGGAAAGTCAAATCAGGGAAGTCCTGAAGAGATGTTTGAGTTATAAAATAGTAGAAGAAGTGCCTGTTATTAAGTATCAACTGGAAACGAATTGCATGTTTTCCTATGACAAAAACGGAAATATTGTCCCTAACCCCTCTAAGGAATGGACAGGAGGCGATGAAAATGGAAAATGGAGAGATGGAACTTCCCGTTTAGATGCCTTAAACACCCAACCTTTCGGTTTTAGTGTTTATGCAAAACCATTTCTAAAAAGAGTAATTGAATATGGAAATGGAGAGACAAAAGTAGAATACGGCAGGTTAAATACAGAAAAAGGAACTTATGCGCACTGGCTGAATTGTGTAACGAGCATATCATACAATAGACATAAACAGGTAATGGAAGTGGAGTGTAACGAATGTACCTCGAAATTATTCGTTGATATGATCAAGTCCATTTGTAATATAAGCGAACAAGTTAAGAGTTTTGTCAATCCAGAACAAATAAAAGCAATTGCGGAGTCAAATGAACCGATTTTGCTTTTATCTAACAACTAAAAAATCATGAGGTATGTATGTGTTTTTATCTGCTTTCTGTTATGGCTTATTTTTTACGTTGCTATTATCATTCACTGTCATAGGATTGGTTATAAGCGTGAGTGATGAATGGCAGGAAATGGGTGATAAAATAATAGATAAACTTTAAAAATAATTGAGCATGAGTAAATATACAGCAAAACAAATTGCCGAGTCCGA